GTGTAATTTTTTTAGTTCAGATTTGGCCTCTTCGATATTAAATTTACCAGCTGCAGCCTTTTTGTAATAGGGTAACTTAACTTTATAGTGCTGATATGTTAATAGAGAGTCCCCGCCTTTTGCTTTTGTAGTTTCAGCAATCTTAATTGCTCCAGCAAGTCGGTTACTTGCAAATTGTTCAAAGGTTTCAGGTTTCTTTGCTTCAAATATTGAAGTAGTATAGATTTTACTAACTTCTTTAGTTTGGTGATATAGTTCCCAGTTAAGTATAGACATCAAAGTTCCCTAGTATTTAGGGTTATTTATATTCTACTTTCAGTCTGGCTTTAAATTCTGGTGGAAATTGATCGCCGGCTGACTTCATAAGATCAGCAAAACACCCATCTAGTAAATAAGTAATGGCCCAATCATCTGGCGTACGAATCGACCGACCTACTCCCTGTAATACTGCAATTGAAGTTTTCCAGTTATACCAAGCTTGTGAATATTCAAGTTTAGCAGCAACATACTTATCACCAAGATGCGGATATGGAACCTTTAAGAAAATTTGAAATCTGCTCTGGTCATCTACCATATTTAAACCTTCTAAGATAGAAGGCCCCATTAATACAAGCCCTTTCTTTTTGCTCATTTTCTTTAGAGCTTGGTCCTTTTCTTCAGAACCTTTATAGAGTAAAATGCGTTTCTTAACGTCTTTAGGAAGCCCTGTCCAGATCTTAGTATTCAATTCATAGGAACCAGAATGAATGATCCCAGAGTCCTCAGAATGCTCTCGGACAATTCGGGTTACGGTATCAATTGCCCATTGCATATTATCACTTAGGAATCGGGTTGACATTTTTTTACCCGGATAGAAAATGATTGGCGACTTTTCCCAATTAAAATGGCTCTCTATTTTAAAGTACTTGGCTGACTTGATACCGTGATTTCGCATGAAGTCACTAGGATTACCCATAGTGGCAGTCATTAATAACTTAAACCCAAATTTAGTATAGAAGTGTTTCTTTAATAAGTAGTACTCGTCAATACAGTTAAAAACCAGGGCTTTTTCTCCAGGGTTCTTAATTAGTTTTTCAACCCCAACCTTTCCAACAATTTCGCAATAATCTTCAAGTTTACAGTGCACGTCTTTACACCAGTCAGCTAGGTTAAAAACTGCAAGCCATTCAAGCGGAACACTGCCTTCAGTAAATTCAGTTGAGGCATTTTCTCTAAGAGGGCTTGTGGCTTTCATAACTTCACCAAGTACTTTAGTAACTTCTCTTAATAGTTTAAGTAAATTCGCTTGATCATCATCTGCATAAATGCGGTCTATTATTTTCTCAAGTCTTTCAAGATTTATTTTTGGTACAGTTTGGCCAATATCGCCAAGTCCTTCCAATAATTTTTCAGCCTTCTTTACAATCTCCTTTGATACAATTGGACTAAAGTGGCTCTGTACAATATCTAATAATTTATGAGCTTCATCGCAAACTACAAAATCTCTTTGTGGAAATGGAGAGCCTTTACCCTTTCCTTGCTGTTTATCCTCAACATAATTTCTTTGAATTAAGGCATACGGATAAGTAAGTAGGGCAACTTGAGATTTAATTGATTTTTTACGTGATGTTAAATACCCACATTGTTTAAAACACGGTAATGATTCAGCAGCTTCATATGAAGTTCCTTTACTTTTACATTCACCTATTGAAAATTTTTCGTCATTAACAACACATCTATAATTATCAACGCCTTTAATATTACCCCAATTCCATAACTGTAGTTTACGAAAGTCCTTTACGTATTGTTCATGTAGCGAAAGATCAGATGCAAGAATATAACCACGGTTGCCCTTAAATGCAAGAAAGTCTGCAAAGACCATTGCAATTACTGATTTACCTGAACCAGTTGGGGCATCTAATAAGTAGATACCATTAGGATCATCGTTATACGCAGAGATTATATCAAGTATTGCCTCTTTCTGTTGAGGCCGAAACTCCAGTCCTGGGTGTTTTCCTTTTACAAATTGTTCAAATTCCTCTTGGAGTTTATTCATAGTTAGTTATGCCAATATTTTTGGTCTTTATAAAAATGCGATTCATTATTACGGTTCAGCCAATTTTTAATAACTAGCCAAATCATATTAAGATATCCATATTTTTTAAATCGGCGATTGTCCTGTGTAATTAGTTTAGGTATAAGCTTAAATTTATTAGGCTTTATTTTTCTACTTAATAACCAGTCTTCACTTTGATGGGCAAGCTCGTCAAATCCGCCAAGGTCATTAAAAATAAATTTGCGTATCAACATAAATCCGCCTATTGCAAATGGTTTAGTTTTAGAAAGATACCAAGTAGTTAGTCCGTTTATCCAAAATATAAAAGTTGCTCGTAAATCAAATTCTCCTTTATATTTAGGGGTTGTTCCAAGTACTGCATAATTACCAGCAAGGAGGGTATTAACCGATTCAATAATAACTCTGTTATGTGTAAATGTAATATCAGCATCTAAAAATAGCAATAATGGAGTAGTTGCTATTTGAGCACCGGCGTTTCGGCCAATTGCAGGCAAACCTCCTTTAATTATTTCAACATTTAGATTAAATTTTAGAGCTATTGAATTAATTATATTAACAGTTTGATCAGTTGAGCCAGCATCTGCTATAATTATTTTAACACCAGCACATTCTTTTTGTCTTAATATAGCTCTAAGAGTTCTACCAATATAGGCCTCTTCATTATAGCATGGAATTATAATAGTTAAATCATTAATCATTATCTAAATAAGGTTAGCCAGTTAGTGTTTTTAGTTGACTCATATATAACATATGAAGTATTTTCAATCCAGTCGCCAGTGTTTAAGTAGCGAACTCCGTCTATTTCTTTATCTGATGGAGTATGAATGTGACCGCATACAACAGTATGGCAATTTCTCTTTTTTGCTTGACGAACCATTTCATTTTCAAAATCAACCATAAATGAAACAGCTGCCTTTACATTATCCTTTAAGTATTTTGACAAACTTGTTTTTTTACCAAATCTTTTTATAAATCGGTCTAGTTCAATTGCCAAGTCATAGCCAATTGAACCTAACATTCCCAACCAGTGCATCTTAACGATTCCATCGTATTTGTCTCCATGACAAAACCATATTCCATCTTCGGTCCATTCATCAACTACTATAATATTACCAATATCAACTGGTAAATATTTTCTTAGGAACTCATCATGATTGCCAGCTATCCAAATAACTTCCATTCTCTTTGAAATCTTTAGAAATTTTCTTATTAAGTTAGTATGGTCTTGAGAAAACTTTTTATATTTAGTAAAGAGCCATCCATCAATAATATCGCCAACTAAAATCAGTCGATCAAATGTTTCTGTTTTTAATAACATTGTAATTGCTTCAGTATTGCAACCTTTAGATCCAATGTGTATATCTGATATTACTAAAGTTCTCATAATCTATAATTTATTTTTCTTCAATTTCATAGCCATTTTCGTCATACCAAAATTCACAACATGGATATTCTCGGCCCTCATCATCTAATCGGCACCATTCAGTTTTTTCTTCATTAAGCCAGTGCCAATCTTTGTTTTCAATGCCTTCCGGTAATTCAGGATTTTCGAGAGGAGGGTGATAAGCGTTTGGGTCAGTATGGTAGCTATTACAAGAACAACCGCGAGGAACGCAATCATCACAGTGAAAAGGATTCTCTGTAGAATCCGTTGAAGGCGCATATAGCCAGGTTGCTTTTTTACCACAGTTACAAGTTTCATAATTTACCATAAGTCCCAATCAGTTAAGTCAAGTACGTCTCCAGTAGTTTGGTCTTTTACTTCAACTACTGTACCAATTCCAGTTGGAGTAAACATAAAAGTCCATCTTTCACCGGCAGTTGGCATGAATGGGTCCTTCTTTTTCTGTTTCTTTTTCCACTTCTCGAATTTTTTAATTTCGGAATCAACTAGTTCAAATTTATACATCAATCAAGTTTTAAATTAAATGTTTTTCGGTATTCTTTAAAAACCTTTTTAAATTTCTTTGAGGCGGCAATTGAACCTCTAGCCCGGTCCATTGGCTCAATCAAGCCAGTTGAAAGATATGCATGGATTTCGTCAACCATAACCTGCTTAACATAACCCATTTGAGATAAGTATGCTTCTAATTGTTCGTATACACTCGTCTTTAAAGATAAAACCATTTCTACCATTTCGGCTTTATACTTTTTATTTGTATAGAATAGTGCATGGGAAAGTTCATGATCCATTACTTGTGATTTTATATCGTCTACTCCCAATATATAAAATTTTCCACGAGGTTGGTGCTTACGAATTGTTGTATATATTGTATGTATAAGAGTATCATATGGAGTGGTCAAAGCTTTATTAGAAGTTAAACCATTAAGACAGGCTTCAAGAGAATCGCTTGGAATATTGTATCCGCTCCAATCTTTAGTATATCCAAAATACTTAGTACCTCTTTCTTTACGATACTTATTCATGTATTCAAAAATACAAAAGGTCTTTTTTCTAAATTCAGAATACGCGGACTCATAATATTCTTGAGCTCTAACAAATAACATTGCTCTAGCATAATCATCAGCTGCTTCTACGACATAGATTTTTGGAGAAACTTCGTATACGGTATAGGTGATGAGGTTATCTTCGTTATATTCTAATAATTTCATAATTATATTATACCAATTAAATACAGTTAGAAGCCAGAGCCGGACTCGAACCGGATACCGTACTAGACGGATTAGACAACCTTACCTCTTTCGAGTTGGGGACTTGGGTACCATCCCGCATTACGCCCATCTGGCTATATTAAAAACAAACCCAACTCAGAAGGGTATTTGTTACAATATCACAATCGGTGCCTATACTCTGGTAATTACTCCGTCTGTATCCAACAGCTTTATGTTGGCTTATAATTGGCTATTTTAAAGTAACTCACGACTTTATTTGTTGAGTTTATTTTTGTAGCCGGGACCCGATTCGAACGGGTAACTGCATTTACGCGGGAGCATTTTAAGCACCTGTGTCTATCCATCGGCAAGTTTTCACTTGCTCGTTTCCACCACCCGGCTAGAAACTGTTGTTTACTATTTCTAGTAGTACCCTCTAAGAGACTCGAACTCTTACACCTTACGGCCAATGATCCTAAGTCATTGATGTCTACCAATTCCAACAAGAGGGCAATCTTATAATTATTATACCAAATTAAACGGTATGCGGTATCTGAACTCGTACACAATTTTGAGGTTCGCCTTCATTCATAAAGAAATTATTAAAGTAACCCATCATATTAGCTGAACCAATTGGATTGGCTGAGTGCACGTAAACTGCTGGAAATTTAATTGGTACATTACGTTTATCTTGACGACTCATATCAAGCCGTTTTGGATTTTCGTCATAAAACTTATTAACTAACCATTTAGTACAGTCCATTCCAGTTTTTTCTGTAATATTATTATAGTCTAATTTATAATTAGGACTCACATTTGTAAAATACTCCGACATAGCTGAGTCGCCTAAGTCGTGATCTAACGAGATCATATGAATATTCCTTAGCCCAATTTCATTGACTGCATCCTTGAACTCCTGATAACTTCTAACAACAATCCAATCCTGTTCAATTGGTGTTCTAACATCGTCTAGGTAAATTCTAATTAATTTATTTTCTTCCATTTTATTTCCAAAATAATTGTATTAATAATATTGCAACGGCTAATGCCAAGCACACTAATGTCTTTGCGGTAATAGGCTCATTAAATATAACATAGCTTAGGTAAGTAAATGAGATTGCTCCTATGCTGAACCCAATTAATCGAGATGGCCACATTTGACCATCAAATGCTATTATCATATTTTTTACTGAATACATAAATGTCATTGATATCGGAATACCCATTAACACTATTGCCCAATAATGGTTTTTAAACCACTCATATCGCATTTGTCCTTGTAGCTGAAAGAATGTTAGCACTTGAGCTATAAGCCCAAATAGCATTCCTATTATTAGTGTCTTGAGGTTTATCATTAGGGCTTAGTGTGAGTCTCCGATATCGTGTTTTTCTCCGTAAATCAAGTAGTCAGGATTAATTACCTTTGCAACTTTGTTTCTTTCTCCAGTATGGTACTTAATTACAATTCCTTCTTCTGGAACTTTAGTACCTGCAATAAAATTATTGAATACAAATTTGTCTTGGGTTTCTTGAGACCAGTTTCCAAAATGTAAGATTTCAACATAAGGCAATTGCAAAATATCTTTAATCATCAATTTAGAATTGATAGGACTTAAGTATTCTCCAGCCTCTTTGACATCAAACCCAACAAACTCAATGTCAGTTAATCCGTATTCATAATTTTTTTGAATTCCAGCTCCATAAATTTCTCCATAGATTGTAATGCCGTCTCCGATTTCTGGTTCCATTGCAACACTCTTAACGTATTCCCATAATCTCTGTTTGATTTCATATTTGTCTGCAATTTGGTACCAAACATTCGTATCGTAGAAACCTTGAGAATCAGAACCCTTTTCAACATTATGAGAACCAACTACAAATTCATAACCTATCCATTTGTCAGCCAAACCAAAGAATTTCTTAGCCTTGTCCCAAAATGTTAATTTAGTCTTCTTAACAATTCCATAACGAGCATTTGTTCCGTGGATTTTACGAGTAATTTCTACCGCATCATCTTCAGTAAACATCCCAGCTACATTCTTCAAGTTAGGAAACTTGTAGTAAACATGAAAATTAGGGTTATCTTGATAGCGAATCTTTTTACCACCGCCTAATGATATTGTTTTAACTGGCGGTTCATACTTGAAAATACCTAAGAACATCATCATGTCTTCTCCTTCGTTCCATTTGGTATTGGCTAATTTAGTGCCATCTTTACAATGTTCAAACGGAATAATTAAACATTCTGAATATACTCCACGTAATTTTACAGTACGAACACGTCCACCTTTACGTAAATAATTTGTCACGTTCATTACATCTGATAATTCTTGTGGAATGACTGCATCAGTTGTAGCAACTACAATTAAATCGTCAGCTGCATATTCTCCTTTTTTAGTAATACAATTCCATCCTCCAACAATTGCTAATTCAATGTTGTCTGCACCTTCAATAGGCCTAATTTCGTTAATTTTTGCTACATAGCAAACTGAGTCTTTATTTTCCATTGTTATATTTTTTTATTAATAATTCAAATCGATTATTGTTCTACTTAACTTCTGTAAAGCGGTTTCATAATAGAATTGATTAAATCCATCTTTATTTCTTGGGGACGGTAATACGTGTACAAAATGATTTCGTTGTCCATAAAGCATGTCAGAATCATCGTCAATAATAATATAATTCTCTACTCCTGAAGTATCTATGCATTTCTGTTGTTCTTCTTCTGACCAATTAATGTGTTGGAATTTTAAATCATTTTCTAGATAATATTTAATTTCCATTCCTCTTGGAATATTAATACCATTGGTTCTCAATGATGGAGTAATTCCTATTATTTCGCCATGCATTTCTTCAAACTCCCACACCTTCCTCATAAATTCAATACCACTCATTCTCCATGTTGAACTGATAATAATTTTTGCTCCAGTTTCATCAATGAGCTTATTTAATAAATCCTTGCTACGTACGCAAAAACGTTGGTAATGATCTTTGCGACCGTCTTCCCAAGTCCACCCCTGATATTGACATTCTCCATTTTTGTATGCATTTTCACAATTAAGAACACCATCTATATCTAAAAATATTATTTTCATAAGTTATGACTCTTGTCTAAATAGCTCGTTTAAGTACTGGTACATTTTATAATACTCATGGCCTGAATATTCTATCATATCATGTCTAAGTTCCAATGATTGAGTAAAGCCACGATTTTCTTTCTTATACATTTCAAACATACGACTGCCTGACATTTTTGAATATTGCACATTGGCAATACGATCGCATAACTTTACAAATACTGCATAAGGAGTTGACCTGATTACTCTATAATAATTATGATTTGCTCGGTCTTCTCGGGTTTTACCCTTTTCATTTGAGCATGCATAGATAATGTCAGCAGCCATTTTGCCAAGTTCTTGCTTAACATCATTGTAGGAAACGCGAGTATCCTCAATCAAGTCATGGCCCCATGCTCCAAGAATTACACTAGGAAAATCTTGCTTATAGGTAATTAAGTGTTGGAATTTATTTGCAACCTCTACGACCATTCTTAAATGGAATTCGTAAGGTAAGTACGCATCGTACATATGATTAGTATCCCTGTGTTGAGAGATGATCCAATCAATTTTTGGATTATCTTGAGCTTTCATAATTAATTCTTTATATTAATATACCCAAAGGTACATAATATTGAACTAATTATTTAAAATTAAAGACTGTTTTATAATGGGCTTTGACCTTTACAAAAATATCGTCAGCTTCCTTTTTGCTTTCGTAAACTCGGATAAAAGAGTCCATTGCTTCAGCTAATGAAACTGTAAAATAGGTGCAAGTAGCAAAGGATCCTTCAAGAATTCGGTCCTCTAATACTTCGTGTATGCAGTGTTCTGGTTTATTGGTTGAGGTAAAAATAATTCCAAAGACTGTGTCTCTGTCAATTTTATGGATTAGGAAATAATGAGGAACTCCAACTATTGCTAAATAGAGAAGATCGTATTTTCGGATTACTTTTACTTTTGATTTTTTACTAGCTCCAGTAAAATTTACAACTTTACCGTCTGCCTGTAATTGATTTTCCAATTGATGAGATAGAGACTGTAATTTTGGTGCAAGTTCTTTTGCACTCCAGTTTGGTTTTGTATTAATATCCTTGAGTAAGGCGTCTACTTGTTGAATCATTCGTTAATTTATAATATTATTTTGCACCATCCTCATGATGGTCGTTTGGTAATTCAAGGCACCTGATTGGGCGGTCCCTCATTATTTGTAAAATTTCTTGTAAAGAATATGGCTCCAATAAATTACCATCCATTCCAACATCCATTGCTTTACCTTCATGTAACTTTAGGTCTGGCGGTAAATGCACGTGCCCATGCAATTGAATAACTCCGCGGTTCATATCGTGCCAACTTGCAATTGGGTAATGGCATAGTACAAAAGTTTTACGAATGGTTTCTTTAGCTTCTGGATTTAAAATATTAAGTTCAAGCCTAAGATAATTATTAACTGACTTAAATAGTTTTTGAATACCGCCCTTGTCATTCTCGATGTGATGGTCGTGATTTCCAAGTAGTAGATGAATGTTCTTACAGGTAATCTTTTGCCTAAACCCTTCAATATTCTCGTATCCCCCAAATGACCAATCACCTAGATGAAATAGAATATCGTCTTCCCTAACTGAATTATTAATATTATTAATAATAACCTCATTCATTTGTTCAAGCTCGTCAAAATCACGAGTCTTACTGCCCTCTACCCAATTAGACGTACCTCTACAAATATTAGAGTGCATGTAATGAGTGTCTGAAGTAAACCAAACACGCTGATGAGGTTCAATTGTTAATTTCATCATGAGTTAAGATCCTCCAAATTATTTACGGCAAGTTCCATTAGGCGGTCAACCGTTTGGTCAATTGACCGATCTTCCATATGACTTAAAATTGCCAAATGAATTCGTTTTTCTAATTTAATAAGCTTTGTAATCTTCCACCATGGACAAGCCATTAATTCTAAACTAATTTTTTCAATTATATGGGAGCGAGATTGATAATATTCAGTTGCATCCATTAATTCAAGCATTATTTTAGAACGTAATTCCAATCTTGCCTCTAGTATCTCTATTTTTTCTTCTGGTGTCATATTAAATTCCGTTTTGTATACAGTACCTTAAATATAGAGCTTGTTGCCGAATTCCAAATTCTCTGGTTAATAAATTGGCTGGAGCTCCTTCATTTATAACTAGTGAAACATATCCGGCCATCCGCTGTGAATCAAATTCACGTAATCGACCTTTGATCATACCAGTTTCCTGATCAGCAATTGCCCTTAATGCATTAGTTAATTCCTCAGAGGTCTCGCACAAATTAACCATTTCAAATTTATCTAAGTGTGTCATATTATTTAATTTTTAAACTTGAGTCCTTTGCTTCCCAGTCTTCAAAAGACCCCCAAGTTAAGTCATCTCCTCCAATATTGCCATAGGCAATATTAACTTTACCGGTGTCGTCCTTTGAAACTGCAACCATTACGCAACCTTCACAAAGTACCGAAATATAATGACCAGCCGGAAGTTGATTAGCTATTTTAGGAACATCGATTTCTGGTTCAAAATCTTCTCCCCATAATTCGTGAGCGCATTTATTACAAAAGTCTGCCATTTTATTTAATTTTTTTATTTATAGTTTGAGTGTACAATTTCTAGTGCATATGAATTTATTAAAGGTCTTCCGGTATTATAACAACCCAATGCAAGTTCCCAACTACCGTATCGTTTTTTCAAATGTGCAAGCAGTTTCATTGAGGTCTCAACATTAAATTTCAGATCCGTCAATAATCTTTTTGCGGTAATCTTTTTGCCTGACGGCCAAATAAAGTTTGCAGTAGGCACCTGTACCTGCATTGCTCCGTATGCAGCAGCCGACGAGGTTAGTGCTGGATTATATGACCAATCAAATGCTCCATTGTATCCAGTTTCTTTATGAGCTACTCCATATGCAATATGAAATGGAATCTTGTACTTATCTGAATATTCCTTAAGGTGATCATACATTTGAACACAGGGTGGAGCACTTTCAATTGTGCGTGCTCCATCCGGTAGTCCAACAGTGGTTTCATTAATCTCATAAGTCCATATTGCTCCAAATAAGATTAAGCTGCTCAAGATTAATATGGTTTTTAATGAGGTCATTATTTAGTAGTTACTGGAACTGCTTGTTTATAAATACGATTTGCATAGAGATTAAAAATAACACTCCCTACTGAATCTTGATAAATTGAATAGATTCCAGTCTTTCGGTCAATTACCAATAATTCATTACGTTCATTAATTGCAACTGATGTTGTGGTTAGTGGCTTAATACTATCCCATTGAGATTTTCCAACCTTGTTTGTCATTACCCAATAGTAATAGCCAATAAAGAAACCTGCTAACATTGCAATGGCAACAATAATTAGGTTACCAAGTTTTTTGCCAAACACTCCCAGCTTCTGTAGAAATGCATCAATTAATTCTTTTTTGTTCATAGCTTTATTTTTTATGATTTTAAATAATATACCACTTTAATTTATAATTTTACTTCAAATCGGTCTCGCATTTCTTGCACCTTTTCCTCAGGTACTCCATGTTGATTAACTCCACCATGACGGTTCTCAACAATTAGGGAGACTATTGTATACCCAAATTCTTTGGCTAAGTCTACATAGGCTTGCATTTCCCATTCACGAGTAAATGTATTTGATACAATTATTTCTGGATAATACTGACCGTTGGTTTGAATATTTTCTTCCATTGCAGTTTGTACACCAAGCCTACACCATTCATGGGCTTCTTTTAATTTAGCTCCATCAAACTTATAACCTCCATCTGGCGTATCAAAGAATTTATCAGCTTCAAAAATTACACCACTATTCCATACAAAATTTGCGAACGAGCTTTTGCCTGCTCCAGGAACTCCACGTAGGAGTACTAATACTTTACCATGCATATATTATTATTTAGATTTTTTAGATTTTACAATCTCATCAATGATTCCGTATTTTACAGCCTCTTCTGCGCTTAACCAAAAGTCTCTGGTTGCATCCTTCTTTACCTGATCAGGTTTTTTACCACAGTATTTACCTAATAATACAAATAGTTCATGATTAACTTTTTGCCATTCAGCCCAGTCAACTTCAGCGTCCTGGATATTTCCGCTAAATCCACCAGAAGATTGGTGTAACATTGTGGTTGAATGCTTTAGGGAACTACGCTTACCCTTTGTGCCAGCACCTAAGAGAATAGATCCCATTGATGCAGCCATTCCAGTATTTACAGTTCGGATATCAGCTTTAATATAATCCATTACGTCCACCATTGAAAGTCCAGACTTAACTGATCCGCCTGGAGAATCAATATGCATTGTAATATCAGTACCATCAACTGAATCTAGGAACATTAACTGAGCCTGCACAATAGTTGACATATAATCATTTACTGGACCAGCAACCCAAAGAATTCTATCGCGCATGAGCCTCGAAAAAATATCCATTTGAGTAACACGTAACTCGCGTTCTTCTAAGATATAAGGAGTCATGGATGACTCAACTTGTTTACCGTAATAATCTAATTTCAATGAGGACACCCCGTGCTCGCTCATTGCATACTTTTGGAATTCATTCATCATGGTATTAATATACCAAGAATTACAGACCGTAGGTTGATCGGATTGCGTTAAAATTAGTATCCACATTTGCAGCAGATAGAGCTGTGTTGTATATTCTCATTTGGTAGAATACTGGATAGTTTGCAGAATTTGAATTGTTAAGTCTGTCTGTATTTCCAGTACCTGTATTAGTATGTCTTGAGCCAAAATAGAAATTACCAGTTGCATATCCACCAGTTGGATTATTTAAGGTTACAGTTGAACCCAGCTGAGATCCATTTAAGTATAAACTTTTACTTGTACCGTTAACTACAAAGACCCAGTGTCTTATTGAATTACTTGCAGTTATGGTCGCTGCCGTTGTATTACTACTTGGCGAACCCCAAGTTATATTTGTTGAATTAAGTTGATACGCAAAGTATCCTCTACTGAAACTGTATGCCTCGTTACCCCAAATTGTTGCCCAATACGAGGTTGAGTTAAACGATGCAACTATTTCAACCGTAAACGTATTACTGCTAATGTTATATGGAACACTAATAAAATCTACCCCAGTATAGTCCGCATTATTTAATAGTATACCTCCACCATTATTAGATACATAAGATGGCGAACCTTGTAATGTTGCATTATAACCGTTTCCACTTGCATCTGTCCATGTTGTTCCAGATGAAGGTGCGGTTTGTAAATTGAATACTAGTCCACTTGTCACTAATCCACCTGAAGCTGTGGTAGTGGTGGTCGTAGTCGGAGCAGCCGTCGTCGTTGTTGTAGTTGCTGGCAAAGTCCAGTTTGTATAGTAATTGTTTGCAGCTAACCATACATTAGCATCGGTTGCAGTTGCTAAATCAGCAGCTCCACCGAATGTCCGTTTAACATAATTGGCTAATGAAAGAAATTCAGAATCGCTTAAGGAATTGGTTCTCCAAAATTGAACATTTCCTACTGATCCAATTGGAGTTGATTGATTTTCTAGAGCAACTGGTGCACCAATCACATAGCCAGTTGATTCGTCTGGCCCCATCCACCAAGTTAATCCGCCTGGATTAGCTGAATAGTTTTGAGCAGAGGTTCCTATTGCAATATCTCCAAGATTGGTTACCCCTGAAATTGCAGTATGTGATGGATTTCTAGAAAATGGTTTTGTACTAGCCATTATAGTATTTTATTTTTAAAAATTGTTTGTTGTTGAATTATAGAAAACTAATCCAGTAACATTAGTTGTTTTAGAGATAGTTGGAGTTGAGTAATTAAATGTTAATACATCCCCACCACCACGTTCACCAAATTGAATTCTAACTGGATAATAAGTGCCAGCGGTTAATGTAATTGATCCCGATTTTTCAGTTGTTCCATGCAATCCACCATTGTTAACCGTTGCATTGGCTGTCGTAAAACCAGTTTGAGCATTTGCACCGATCCACATATACGATGCATCATCGCTTGATGTGTAAAATGTATAAGTTTCAGAAGTTGTTGGTTTAAAATAACCTAGCCATTGACAACTAAAATCGGATCCATCATCCGTCGCTGGTTCAAAGATAGAGGTTGTTTGGACTTCAGTTATTGGATTTGCACCAAATGCTTGTGGAGTTGCAGTTGCAAAGAAGCTAACGTTATCTGCAAAATATCCATTGTATGTTGTTTTATATAAACCTGCAATATATGGTTGAACCCATGAAGTCCAATAGCCATTATCGGTTAACCAAGTAAGAGCGGCTGATGCACTAGCCAAGTTAGGAGATCCGCCTAAATCTCTTTTAATATAATTAGCCAGTTCCAAAAATGATTGATCAGTTTTAGCCGTGCTTCTAGCAAATCGAACTGTTCCAATTGCACCAATTTGAGTTGGCTGATTTCCAGCAGGTACCGGTCTGCAAATTAGATAACCAGTTATATCTTCAGGTCCTAGCCACCAAGTTAACCCACCCGGATTAGCACCATAGTGCTGATCAGTTGTTCCTATTGATAAATTAACTAAATTTGTTGTTCCAGCAATAGTAGACTGACTTGGATTATATGCAAATGGGGTAGTACTCATCCTGTTTTAATTACTTTATTCTATTTATCTCACATAAAAAAACCGGTCCAAGTGAACCGGTTTAATATATAAAGGTTAACTTAATTATAACTGGTCATCGTGTCCAGCAAAGAAGTGCAGAATTGAACGGATATTACGCTGTTCATTATTTAGGGTCTCTACCTGAATTTTCATTTCCTGAATCTCTCTTTGCATTAAGTCATAGTCTTCTCGAATTGCCAATAACTCGGAATTAAATTGAGCTCTTTCTTCAAATTCAGCTCCACGAGTTTCAGCATTTGAGTAAACTTTTTTACCGTTTGCATCTACTTCTGAATTAATTTCAAGTCTAATCTTTGATTCAATACTTGAAGCACTTGCTGCAATTATAGTAGATGATGCCATCTTTTTTAGGATAGAATACTGCAAGCTTTCAATTTCCTTTGGCAGTTGCATTAACCGCTCTGCTGTGTTTAATAATGTTGTATGTGTCATTTTTTTATTTTAGGGTTATTATACCAAAAAACCTTGAATTTTTTAGGTTCAAGGTTTTCTTAAATAATTTGACTTGAGGTAGTCACGGCCGTCTCTAATCCTCTCAAGTCTATTTCATATCATGGCACAATACGGCTCGACCCTAATATGATTTGCGGACTGGACGGGACTCGAACCCGTGACCTCCGCCGTGACAGGGCGGCATTCTAACCAGCTGAACTACCAGTCCGTTTCTCTTCAGTTCACTCCTGCCCCTTAGAGCATACCGTGACGGGGTGTTTAATCCATACAAATCTACCTGAAGAGCAATTTGGTTTGCGCTCAACTTGCATGGATCCGGGTTGCGGGTGAGGGATTCGAACCACCGACCTCGAGCTTATGAGGCTCGCGAGCTACCACTGCTCTAACCCGCTATGTTTATATTATTAATATACCTAAAAAACCTTGAATTTTTTAGGTTCAAGGTTTTCTTAGGTTATTATGTTAACCTTTTTAAAAAAGGTTTTAATTAGTCTTTAGATCCATAAAAATAGGTAAGAGCTGCTGTATTACTAGGATCGTTATTTCTTGCTGAAATTTTGATACCTGCATAGTCTGCTGCAAATACTGGCAAATAGGTTATATCTCCAGGAATTAGTCTAACAAAATAAGATTGGCTTGTACTTTTATTATCAATAACTAAGTCAATTGGTTTTGTATTAGCCGAAGCTGCATTTGCATAAAAATACAGAACACCAGAGTTTCCAATTGATTCATTAGTTTCAAATAAGGTTTCTAAAGAACCTGCAGCCAACGTATTGGTTTGAAATGATGCATAGGTACCAGTTAAGGTTTCAGTTGCAATTTTAGTAAATGACATTGGCGTTGGAAATAAAGCAGCCGATTCAAATATGAGTGTGGTTTTAAGAGTTGACATTTAGTTTTAATATTTTTTAATTAAACAGTTTTTACTGGAGTAACTGGTGCTACATAGGCATTAGTTGCCTCAAATTTAATTCCATAAGCTTCACAAGCTACCTCATCCGCTACAATCTTACCGTCTCCAGTTTTAAGAGTAACATCAATAATTGTGTCTGCTAATTTAAGGTCAGCTTTAATTTTAGCTTTAAGTTCAGCACCAGTAAATTTAGTATCTTTGCCGGCATTGATATTGTATGAAGATTTATCAGCCATCTGCTTTACTAATTTTGCAGCAGGAACAATTCCTTCTTTTCCAGGATCGCTAGTTGCAATATTGATTTGATCGAATATTGTTGCGGTTATTATGTAATTCATAGTGTTATATTTTTTCTTTTTTAATTTCTAAGTATTAGTCAATATAGTTCCAATCATTAATAACATAGGTTGGATTAAAATCATCTGCTCCAATATATTGTTTGTAATTAATTAATGAGCCTAGGTTAAATATGTTCCACTCAAGAGAACCTGAGTCTGGTCTAAATGCAAACATATTAATATTATTATAGTCATCGTCCCAACTCCAATATTTACAATCAGTATTTATTGTATAGGTTGAGGTTAATGAATGATCCCAACCTTTAATTACCCATTTATCGAAGTTATCTGAATCTTGATATAGGAACCAAAAACCTTGAGGAGTAAGGTACCAGTTCCAGTCCCCAATATTAACCGCTGATTCGTCTAAAATAATAACCTCAGCACTAACAACTCCATTTACCAACATTCTTGCTGCCCATTTATTATCATCTCTCCAATAGCTTGGTGAAATTAATATCATATAGTTAGGTTCAAGTCCATCAGTTGCAGTAATATTTGCATAACCTCTTTGTGAATAGAATTTAGGAAGTTGAACAAATTTACCAGTAACTGTATTAAAATACCAGCACTTTTGGGTTCCGACTAGATTCCAAGTACGAATGAAGATTGAATTTAGTTGAGTTCTCCAATTTGTTTCGTAGGCATTATCAATGGTAAGAGTATCTAGGACAGTTGTGCCTGAGATTACTTTATAAATTGTTTTATCTAATGCCTGATTGCTGTATTGGAATAGTCGATAGTCTCCAGTTGTATAAAAATCCCATGAATTTCCAGGAGTATATGTAGTCATGTCCTGTACTAATACATATTGAGTTGAACCAGTGGTTGTAAAATTAACTGCATACAGAGGTCCACCTTCATAATCTGCGTATTGAGTAAGCATTTGAATGCTCGTATCATTAATTTCCAGATTTAAGTTAACCCAATAGTCTATGCCTGGGTCAGAGTGTATTACCTGTTTATTTGCAGTAGTTGCATTTCCAATTACATAATGAATATCTAAATAATCTATAAGAACTGGAGTAATTAAATCATAATTATTATCATCTTCATTATAAAATAATATGGCGATTGATTCAGCTTTAGCACCTTCGGTATAGGTTGGATAATAATTATTATATTCAATATTTACGTCAGGAAAATTAGAACCCTTTTCATGAGTCCAGTCAAGACCTTCTCCAATTAGAACACCAGTTGACTGATTATAGTTAAACATTAAATAATCAACCGCTGTGTCACTATAATTATACAAGTAACCTTGCAAATGTCCAGTACCATAGAAATCCCATGACATACTGTTATATGTATTTGGAGTTAAATTAACCGATTTTAATAAGCTTCCACTTGTATCAAAGATTTTAAGGCCAGTATAGTATCCGTTATCATCATCATACAGAGTTACAATAAAATAGTTAGCAAATGTATATGTTGAAGCATCTGCATAAATATACGTATCTGTATTAATATCAGTAATTAGGCTCTTTTGATCGTCTTTAATTAAATAGATTGCCTCTTGATTACTAATACCGTTATGATTGTAAATATAGGCAGCAACGGTTCCATTTGCTGAGCAATTATCCCAGTTAGTTTCAATATCGATACCGCTTGCTCCAACAAAATCATGATGATAAACTTCATTACCGTTATAATAAGACAGTCTCCAACCGGTTGCAGTTACGTATGTCCATAGAATTCCTTTACCTTCTAATGACCACCAATTATCATAATCAACGGTAAGACCGTGTCCAAATAGCGGAGCTCCAGTTTTATCAGTTAAGAATAATTGATCATCTAATACGCCTGTTGCATTAAGTCTAAAAACAATTCCTGCATTTTGTACGCCACTTTCGTAACCGTCCATATTGTAATCTGCTTTAGCAAAGCCAGTATCGTATAACTTAGAAGCAACTCCACTGTTTGCATCAACTACAAAATACTTCCAAGTAGTACCAGGAGTATTATCTAAATGATATACTAGCGTAAATTGACCAAGATCTTCTCCGCGGCTTCCAACAAAATATTCTAAGTTAGCAGTACCATAAGTTGTTTTAGCATATAATTTACCTTGAGTTGCAGTAACTGGAATAAAGCCGGAATCGCCAGTAAATACAGTTACCACTGGAGTTTCTGCATCATCTCCGTAAATATTAACTGCAATCTCAGGACCATTAGTCACTGATGCTTTTACATATAGGAAGGTTCCTTTTGCACCTAAGTCTCCAGTAACTAAATAGGCAGGAGTTAAGTGATTAACTGCAATCTTTCCAAAATTACTGTCAGCAATCTCTGCATTATTATTTACATTAGTAAGTGCAGTCGGAGTCGGAAATAGGGTAGTTGACTCAACTTTTAGCGTGGTTTTTAATATTGACATTGTTCGATATTTCTTTTTTTGGTGTAATTACTTTACGATACCTGCTAATTTTTGATTAGCTTGATCAATCTTAGCTGTTTTAGTTGCAAATACTGATTTGAATTTCTCAACAGCTGACCTGATTTTATCAGAGAATCTAGCAACTATTGCTTTTACTTTATCAGACAATTTAGATTCGTCAACCTTTTGAATATCGTAAGAGTGTTTTACGCTAGTTACTGCAGTATTTACTCTAACACATTCGTTAATAATTGCTTGAGCAGCTTCATCAACTTGGGTAAGAGCTTGTTCAACTGCTTTACCATAAGAAACTGCACTACCTTCTCCACCGTATCTGGTAATCTTAATTACGTATTTCTCAGTTAAGGCTAATTTATCATTTAGGACTTTCATTGCATCAAACACTGGTTTAACACTAGCATCAAAGTCTTTTAATTCGCCTTCAATTGACTTGGTTTCAGCAGTTAGTTCCTTAAGTCTTTCTTTAATTTCATGGATTCTATCCAATTTTGAAATGAGAGCTGTGTCTGTAAGTTTTGCTTCATTTACAAATTGTGTGAATTTTAACATTTGCATGGTTGTTTTAATTATTTTAGGTTATTTATATTGAGCAGTTTTAATAAGTATTACCATCTGCCATTATCATAATGGTCAACTTCATTATCTAATTCTCTAGTAACTCGCTCGTCAAAGTCTCCAGTTAAATCGTGATATATTAAATTCCTATAGCTAGAGGCATCAATTTGTTTAGATAAAATATCCTGTATTTGAGATAATTCAGGTTCAGTTACCTCTTCCATTGGGTACTTATTTAAAGCATTCCATATAATATCGGGTATTATAGATGTCTTAGGCTTATCAGTTATTCCAAGCTCTCTTAGCCTATCCATATTTTTAACAGTTAAACCTAATTGGTCTAATATTAGTTGATTAATTTCTGGATCTGTTAATTTTTCACAAAATGGAATATTATCTAACCACCATTCGTCTACATAAGTTGAAGCTGATAATCCAACTGACGAATCAGCTGGTTCATGGTCAACTGCTGCATCAATTGCAAGTGTCATAAAATAAATGGTATCATTAATAACAAATACACACTCTTCTACGTCAACACTAATATCTGCAGATCTGCGCTTAATTGCTTCGGTTACAAATTGTTTAAATTTCTTAGCTTTCACTAGGGTAATAACTTTTAGTTATTTATTCCCAGCCCGGTCCAATACTTCAACCTTAATTGAAACTCCGTCCTTATTTCTAAAGATTTTAATGGTTGCCTCAGAATAACCCCTAATATAGAAAAGGTCTTCAACCACTTCTTGTAAATCGTCTGGGTATATTTGTGGGTGGACCACGCCCGGTTGGTATGGGTCAGTCTCTAATTTCTCTACAAATTCTGCAGCCAAGTTACGTAAGTCCTTGTCCAGTATTTCAGCACGAATTTGGGAACCTTTCTTCATTTAGCTGACGTATTTTGCAAAGTTAACAGCTGCTTCATATGCCTGTTCGTATGAATGAATTGTTTTAGCTCCTCTAAGCTTAAATGGAATATAGTCAGTAGCCCATTTTGCAAGGGTTAAGTCGTCAGTTGCTCCGGTTTTGGCCCAGCGTTCAACCTCTTCATAAAACTTGTCAATATGTTTCATATAGTACCGATCATAGCTTAATAGATCTTTAACTGGGATAGTCCAGGTCTCAGTAAATAACCTATCGCCTTTACCAAAAGACTGGGAAGCTCTATGTGAATAACCGACCCATTGTTTCTTTTCTTTATGCCATGCAGTATGTGGATGCGAGCCTTTGGTTGCTCTTAACTTGTTATTATAATACCACCAGCCCTCTTCAATTGATCCCACGTAATGACCGTCAGGGTGTATACTTGAATGGTAAAGAAGAAACTCATCTCCTTGGCCATGGTGATCGACTGTGTGAGTCTTTATCTTTAGGCCAGTATTCTCCTCTATTAATTTAATACAGTTAGGGTTTACAATCCAGCCTTTAAAATCCTTAAATGGAGTTATTCGACTTACTAATTTAGTAAAGCCCAAGTTTAGGTGTACTTTATTTAGTTTGTCTTTTCCTGAATAGTGAGGAAACTTTTCAAACTTAAGTCTAATTTTACCAAGGTATGGTGTTCTGTTTTTAATCATTGGGTTTTATTATTAATTAAATGTGGCGGAGAGGGTGAGATTCGAACTCACGGATCCCTTTCAAGATCGCCAGTTTTCAAGACTGGTCCAGTAAACCGCTTTGGTACCTCTCCGTATGTAAAGAACTACTGTATAAAAAAGAAAAACGTTTCCTTAATGATTGTAATATTTACTTGATGCATGATTAACCATTTCATCCAAGCAAATGGAGCAAAAAAGAAATCCATAATACTCCAAAATATACTATGATGAATTGTGTAACCTATCATTGCAGTACAAAAGGCAATGACTGGATATAATCCACCAAGCTTAAATGAATAGGTTTTTTTGTTTTCTAATTGATCCATCTCTATATTATTATACTAAACTTTGAGTTTTTGGTTCAACCCAAATAATTGGAGGATTCTCATAATACAATGAGTAGCGTTCGTCAACAACTGACGCATTGATAAAGGTTGTATTGCCAATTTTAATTTGGCCCATGGCTTCATGAATATGGCCAAATACATGAACTTGCGGTTTAACTTGATCAACCTTCTTTAATAGGTGTTTACAACCAACACTCCAACCTTCTCTGATTGTTTTATCTAGTACACCATGAGGAGGACCATGGGTTATTAAGACGTCAGTGTCTTCAGGTATAAGATCCCAATGGGCACCAATTTCATTTTCAAAACGATTAAATGCCCAATTATGAAACTCCGGAGTTACTGGACTACCCCAAAATTTAATACCTTCAATTGTAACTCCACTATCATTTAAGTAGGTAATTCCAGGATATTCAGCAAGTAAGGCTTGAACCTCTTCAGGTTTTGCAACTTCAAAAAAGAAGTCATGATTACCTGCAATTAAGATTTTATGCATGTACGGTAGCTTATGAAACCAGTCTAAGAAAATCCGGATCTCTCTTTCAGTACCTCTGCCGCTTACGTCTCCTGCATGTACCAAAATTGGGCCACCGGGTAAAAGCTCAGTTAATTCGGCTCGATCACTGGCATCTGAAACAAGCCAATGTGTGTCTGCTATAAATGTTATCTCCATGTTATGAAATTATTTTTGGCGCGTCAGTAGGTTGAGACTTAGCATCCTTTACTTGAAATTGAGTATTCACATGACCACATTTGGTACATATAAATGTTGGAACCGGTACGATCATATCTTCCGGTGAGCCAGTTAATAATTTTGAAATTTTTCGTAAATAGGTTGCTTCGCTAAAGGTGTCTCCACCGCAAGACTCGCAAATAATTGGGCTTGAGTTTTCAAGGCCGACTCTGACATTTTGCTCCATTGAATATTATTTTATATTATAATACTCAATTTCTAAAATTTGGTTCTAATTGACTAAGCTTTATTTTCAGGTTTTTTAGCTCCTCTACTCTTTAACTTAGCCTCAAACCGTTTAGATAACAGTTCATTTTTACTTTCAAGATTCTGAACCTTGGTTTCGCAATTATTTAATTGCTTTTCATATACTTCAATAACTTTATCAGTTGATTTACTTTTAACATCCGCTCGTTGCTTAAAGAATTCCCAAATATCTTTACCTTTAAGAATACCAATTAATGCTAAAACTATACCAACTATTGATGTTTCGTTCATTTTTATAATATTTTTTTCTATTTTGTTCTTGCCTCATTAAGTGCTTCATCTACGTACTTATCACGTTGATCTTGTAAATACTTAATTCTTTCTAATAGAATTTGCTTGTCATCCTTGGCTGTCTCTGTCATATAAAGTTCTTTTTCTTCATATAACTTTTGCCAATAGTTAACTCGCTCTTCCATTAAACGGTGCTGGTAATATATTACTCCAAGCATAAGAATGATTACAAATGACTGTTCTTTTAATTTTGATAGAAATGTATCCGCAAATCCAGTAATTGGGTTTTGATTTTCTGACATGGCATACAATATTTTTTGTTATTTATACAAAAAACAAATGCTCAAAGTTTGCACTTTGAGCATTTAGATAGTAAAAAGTGTTAACTAATTACTTAGACACTGTAGTATCAGTCACTGAAGTTGAATTAACTGCAGCGCATGAATCCGGAGTAATACAGTCGGTTGAATCAACTAGCGTTGAATCAGCTCCAATTGTAACTGGCGTCTCAGTTGCTGCGTTTTGACAGCTAGCAAGCATTGCAGTGATAGCAACGATAGCGAAAATTGACTTTCTCATTTGTTTTTGTTTTATTTTTGTTATTTATAGAGTAATTATACTACAATCGCTTGCGTAGTTTCCCTAAAATATAACGCCGAGCCTCAAGTTTATCGCGGTCACCTCGATTATTTGAGCTTATCTCATATGGATGATTTTCATAGCTGGTTCGATATTCTAAATACTTTACCATATCTTGTTGAAAATGTGTATACTCGTGTATGATAGTTGAGCACAGTGCAATAAGAGATCGATGCTTCTTGGGGTTTATTACGATTGTATTAGGATACGGAAAGTATTGACCAAAGCATTCCAGGTTAGGATCCAGATCAATGCTTAAGGTTTTCACATTAGCATATGCACTTGGCCCGTATTTTTGAATACACCAATCCAATATCAATTTTGAAACTCTTTTGTTGATATAAATGCCCATACTTAATTATTTATTCTGGTATTTAGATAGGATGAATCCAACGAATAAATAACAAGAAACTCATATTTATGTTATTAAAAAATGGATCAACCGGGCCGGATGTTAGTCAACTTCAAACCAAGCTTGGACTAACAGCAGATGGCCAATTTGGGCCAGTAACTGAAAAAAGGGTAAAAGAATGGCAACTGGCTAATGGTTTAACGGCGGATGGAACAATAGTTCAATCTTCTTGGGACAAACTAATGGGACCAGTTTCAACTACTCAAGTTGTAATTCAGGCTAGCGAATTTAAACTTTCTGCACTTAAGGGTCTTGTACCGGATACAGTTATTGCTCAAATCCCAGATACCGCTGCTAAATTTGGAATTACTACATCATTAAGACTTGCACACTTTCTTTCTCAATGCGGACACGAAAGTGGTGGATTTAAAGCTGTACAGGAAAATTTAAACTATTCAGCAAAAGGTCTTGTTGGAACATTTGGAAAGTATTTTGTTAACGAAGCAGCTGCTGCCCCATATGAAAGACAACCTGAAAAAATTGCAAACCGAGTTTATAGTAGCCGTATGGGTAATGGTGCTGAAACTAGTGGAGAAGGCTGGAAATTTAGAGGTCGCGGTTATATTCAATTAACTGGCAAAGAGAACTATACCAGATTTGATAAAACAGTTAGTGAAGATATTTTAGCTAATCCGGATCTGGTTGCTACTAAATACCCATTAGCCTCAGCCGCTTTCTTTTTTCAATCTAATAACCTTTGGGCAGTTTGCGATAAGGGTGCAGATACTGCAACCGTAACCGCCGTTACTAAAAGAGTAAATGGCGGAACGTTAGGTTTAGACGATAGGCTAAAACACTTTAACGAATATTACGCGTTATTAAAATAATAAAATAAAACAATGGAAACTTTTATTGGAACAATTATACAATTCCCATGGGATTGGGCACCAGAAGGCTGGGCAAAATGTGAAGGTCAAATTTTATCAGCAGAAGAAAATCCTGCCCTATTCTCTTTAATCGGTGGATCGTATGGCGGAGATGGTCAACATACATTTGCACTACCTGACCTAAGACTTAGAGATGATAGAGGAAATATCTTAGATCATGTTCCGGGTCAAACACATTATCGTGATAAACAATATATCCCGTTTTATATTGCAATCGCTGGCGAATATCCAATGCGTCCATAAACTCAATTAGTTAAATGAGATACTTATTATTAGTAGCTGTACTACTATTGGCTCAAATAAGCAATGGCCAAATTGCTAAAAATCTTTCCCTTGGAGCAGATGGCGCCAGGGGAAATTTTAGTTCTCTTGGACTTACCGTTAAGGCAGAAATCAAAAAGGATACTGGCAGATATGCTTGGTCAATCAATTCCAACTACCGATGGAGTGAACAGTCTCCATACGGTACAGCAGCTATGAATTTATATGAAAGCGAATTCTATACAACTGCTAACTTAACCAAGGCTCTTGGCCGTAATTGGAAATTAATGGGCTTTACTGAAAATGAAAAATCCTTTCAACGTAACATTAATCTTAGAAGTTCAGTAGGTTTGGGTTTTGGTTTATCAATTATACAAACCAAAAAATGTACGCTTAATATTTCTGAATTAATTTTACCTGAATATTATTCATCAAGCTCAAATGCTGATATGAATAACTTCACAGTTAGAGCATCAACTAGATTTAGGTTTGATGCAATACATTCATTGGTTAAGGTATCATCAATTACCCTATTTCAACCAGCAATTTATTCAGACCGCCAAGTTAGTTTCAATAACAACTTAAATGTTAGAAGTACAAATTCAATTACATTAAGCCTAACCAGGAAATATTCAATTGGGTTATTATATGTGCTAAGTTATCAAGGTTATCCATATTACATAAATAAAGCGGTTAGCCCTTTACAGGAGACCGCTTCAATTATTGTAGGTATTACCCTATAAATTAATCCTTATTCTTAGGTTTCTTTTTTAACTGTATCATTTCTTCTGGAGTAAATAGAGCTCTACCGTATTCTTTCATACGCTCAGCATATCTCTCTTTAACTCTATTACTTATTGCAAGCGGAAGACCTTCATCGTCTATTCTAACAAATTTAATATGGGTATGAGTCACAACTGTTTGTAAACCTGTGTATACGTTGTGTTTACGAACCTCAATGTATAGGGTAACTGAGGTTGTACCGAACTCTTTTACATCTGCATATACTTTTAGGATATTGCCAACCTTAACCGGTTTCTTAAAAATAAGCTCGTCAATCTTTAGGGTAACAATTCGTTGAGTATCGCAAATTTGGGAAGAATAACTGGCTGAAGCATCGTCTATTATTGAAAGAATTGTTCCACCAAACATATTATCGTGGACCCCAATATCTCCTTTTTTGCAAATATATGTACTAACTAATTCCACGGCTTCTCAATCCTTTCTCCTCCTGGTTTTGAATATACAATTTTCTCAGGTACAACTTCGTATTGTTTATCCTTAAATAATTCGACGTATTTTTTACCAGTACCAGGTTTTAAGTATCCAATGGTTGCATGAGGATGGTAGTCTGGAAAATTAGTAGTATGCGGAAACTTTGCTAATTCTGCATTTATTTTGGATAAGACTGGATTCTCAACGTCAAATTTAAGAACATCGTATTTTTCATTTTGAAATAGAGATGCATTGACTAAGGTCATTGGGCCAATTGGTTGAGCCATGCAAATATCCAACACTTCTTGGTCTGGAATTTTATATGAATGTAATCCGTATAGTAGAGTAGTATGAGGTTCGTCCTCTAGGCCAAATGAACGGTCGCCTTCTTCAGTATAGACGTCAGCTTGATCAATTTGTGAATGGAAGTCTGCTATTTCCGGAAAGTTAAAATAGACCATTGCGCAGCCAAACTCATGAGTTTCGCCTTTCTTTTCAAATATACCGGTTAGGAATTGAGTAAATGATTTAATCATGAGTGTATTAATTATTTATGGTTAGGGTTTCAGCATCAAGTCTTTCATATCTTGACCCTTGGCCAATTTCCCAAGTTCCGTCAGCTTTAAAAATGACTGATGCTGCTTTAAGTATTGGAGCTTTTTCATTTTCAAATCGGCCATCCATCTCGTATAGAACATATAGATCTTGGCCTAGTGCAACTGCAAGTAAGGAAAGCTTTTCTTTATCTAACGTTAAATCCAAATCTCCATACCATATTTTATTTCTGTCAGTGCATACATTTGCATTGAATATTACCAGATTGTTTGGATAATTTTTGTGATATCCACTCTTTGAACCAGAAATCATTCTTCCTGGAAAACCTAACGTTTGCGAAATTACTTCGTGTCTTTCCATCTTTATTTTAGTGTTGTTTTTAAATTCTTTTTAAGATCAGTTAAATCTGTTCTGTACATATCAATTGGTTCTAATTTTTTAATTTCAGCTAATTCAATTTTCTTATCAGCAACCTCTTTTAATAATTGCTCATAGGTTTCTTTGGTTAAGGAATGAATTGGCATGTTTAGTAAGTAACTGTAAGACCCATTTACTTCATCAAATCCATTTGCTTGCAGGTATTCTACTATTTCTTTTCGCGGAACATTATTAACCTTTAATTTTCCGTCAACTATAAGTTTTACAAAGCGTGCTCGGTTTGAAAGATACTTAAGTTCTTCAGTATACTTATTAATTAAGAAAGCCTTTCGCTTTGAATAAAAACTTAATCTGAAAGTTATAAAGTATTCTACAACTTGAGAAACCTCTTCAAAGATTATTAATTTACCACGTTCATTTAAGCAAGTTAAGTTCTCAGTTTCAGTCTCAACCATTTTAAGGGTTTGATCAAGCTTGCCCTTTGCAATAAGATCAGCTAGGGTTGCTCGTGCAAATTTAATTGTATAATTAATGCCGTTAGTTGAATTGTCTTCATACGAATAAACAATTCCTCTATCTACTAAAGAGTTAAGGTACACTTCATATTTCTGAAAGGTCATTGATGGCGGTAACTCTGTAATATTAACAGTAGTTGTATTTTGAATCTCATATACTCCACGCATTACATATTGATTGGTACCAGCAACCGACTCAACTTGGCCAGAATATTCTTTCCACCATGGAAGTAATTTGCCAACCTTTTTACCATCAAGCACTTTAACACATGCATCAACTAGGTCAAGTGGATTACGATTAAGAATATTAGTTGCAAAACCTACTGCAATACCTGAGCTTCCATTTAATAGGACAGTTGGAATAACTGGTAAGAAATATTTAGGTTCAATCACATTGCCTTCTTCGACCTGATTTTCTAGTAGTTCAAAGTCTTTATATAATAATCTAAAGTTTGAAGTTAATTTGGTTGAAATATAACGAGCAGCGCCAGCTTCAGGAGATCGTAAAGAACCAAATTGACCAAGCTCTTCAAGTAGAGGTAACGAGTTCTTAAATGATTGAGCCATTCCAATAATTGCACCATTTAAGGATCCATCGCCATGGTGGTAATGTGCATCAGCTGCAATACGTCCGCCTAATTGAAATATCTTTAAGGGTTTCTCATTACCTGATTTCCAAACCTTATCTGCAATGTAGATAATTTTACGAGCAGTAGGTTTAAAACCATCAATCACAGATGGAATTGCTCTACTCTCTAACGTGTACATGCCGTACATTGCATAGTCCTGGTCAAGATACTCAGTAACTGTTTTATTTTGTAGTTGATTCATTCTTTATTAATATACTAATTTAGTTCCATATAGACCTCAGTTAAAAAACGGTGGTCTTCTGGTAAAGTTAAAACTTCTTTAATGTGTTCGTCACAGGCTGTCTGAAATTTCTCAGGTTCTTTATTACCCCAAAGAGTGACCTGATCGTAATGATTTAGCTTAGCTATTCTAATTAATTCTGAATAATCTTTATTTTGTAAATGGCCTTTAAGCGGCATGATGCGCCCGACGCAAGTATTCCATTTTAGTTTTCGGCCATTATAGGTTATCCAGTAGTAGTCCATATCGTCTTCACCAACTGCTACAAGTCTTTCAATTTCCCAGCTGTCATTGATTACGAATTGGCCTTTAAGCTGTTCAAACTCTGCAAGGATTAAGGTTTTGTTATCTGTCATTATATTGAAAGCTTAAGAAGTTTTTCTTTACGAGGTTCAGAGTCAGACCCAAACCAATCACTAAGGCTATCTTTATATAGCTTATCGTTTTGAAGTTTAACCAGAACTGGGCTGTGTATAATATCTCGATACTCAACATCTTCAAGAGCAGCAAGGCCTTTCTTATATTCAACATCCCAACCCTTTGAACCTGATTTCTTTTCCCATGCAGAATATTCTTCATTTGAATAGAAAGGTTTTACTTCTTTGCTTTTCTTTGCAACAACAAGTGGAGTCATTACTTTAAATACTCGACCTTGATCAAATAGTTCTGGCCAATACTTATTAAAGAAGTTTATTAGGAGAGCTGCAATTGAGTCTCCATCTGGGTCTGCATCAGTATAGATGTAAACTTTTCCATACCTAAGATCCTTGGGTTCTTCTCCTAACTTAATTCCTAATGAAGCCATTAACTGAACCACCTCATCATTCTGAATAACGCCAGAGTTTGTCATCTCACTTACATTTAGGAACTTACCTTTTAATGGAAATGCTCCAAAGTTCTGAGGATCTCTAAACTTACGAACTGCCGATAAGGCAGACATACCTTCAAATATTCCAAGAACACATTTGTTGCGGTCCTTGCCTTTTGCATCAATTAATTTTAAGACTTTAGTATTTGCAAGAGATTTATTTAGTTTACGAAGTTCAGCTCTCTCATCTGCATTTTTCTTTTGCTCAATCCAATCCAGTAGAGACTGAATTACTTCTGATGTAAATACAGCCTTTGCAAATTTTTCAGTTACATCGTGTTTGGTACCAAAATCTTTAGGTTCAGTAATTAACTTCTCTTTAGTTTGGGAAGAGAATGCTGGATTTAAGACTGTACAATTTATAAAAAGAAATAGATGGTTTTTTATTTCAGATGGTTTAACTTCAACCTTATGTTTTTTCTTAATCATGGTACGTAGGTACTCAATAACCTGATTTAAGATATAAGCTTCATGAGTTCCTCCGTCTTTGGTTTGAATTGAATTAACAAATGAAATAGATTGATAACCTTCTTTTGAAACGCCCATTGCAAATTCCCAGTCCTTTGACTTTTCCCAAATTGAATCCTTTACATAGAGATCAACGTATTCTTTAAATGTTTTAAATTTAAACTTTTCTCCATTGAATTCTAATTTAAGGCCTGGATTTGCTGCCGCAATATCAATAACCCGTTTGCGCATCATCTTCCAATTGCTTGCATTAATCTCTTTCATTTCAAATCTGGCCAGATCTGGAACATATGTAATCTCAGTAAAACCTTGGCTGCTGCGACTAATTTTAGCAGGGGTTCGGTTTGCCATGTTGTTGGTAAAGGTTTGTAGCAAGCGATTCTTGCCATCAGCTGTATCAATAACAAACCTCTTTGAGAATATATTAACTAGCGATGCACCTACTCCATTTGTACCTGCAACAGTACGACCTTCATCGTCATTAAAATTTGAACCAGCTCTAAGATTAGAGAAAATTAATTCTGGAATCCAAACTTTATGTTCAGGATGTTGAACTACTGGGATTCCGCCATTATCCCAAATGGTAATAGTGTCTAGGGTAGTAGTTACTTTAATTGTATTGATTTTACCTGAGCGCTTATGCTCATCAACTGAATTTGAAATGATCTCATCAAACAACTTAAGAAAACCTGGGTTATATGTGAGTTCGTATTTTTCATAGACTCCATCTTCTAGGATCCATTCATTTCCGGTATGAGGTTTAGTAGAACCAATATACATGCCTGGTCTTTTAAGTACGTGTTCAATCTCGTCTAATAATTGATACTTCTTTCCTATGTCTTTGTTCGATGCCATATTTTTATTGTATTTGTAAAAGTACTAAAAGTTTTTAAATAGAGCTAGATTCTTTTAAACTAACCAATATTAGTCTTGTTTTAGTTTTATATCAAAAGTAGCATAAATCTTTCTAGCAGCAATTTCATGCCAATCTGGAATACTCCTTTCATGTTTCTTTTGCTCTTCTTTAATTCTATCAGCTATTGCTTTTATGATTAGTTCTTTATCTTCCATATTATTCTAGGTTAGTTGTTATCTCGTAATGTAATAATGCGAACCATAAGTTTTGTATTTGATGCACGTATTCAATATCAAATGAGATTGGGTATTTCGTGCCATCATCCTCTTGGTCGGGACTATCTGTAAACTCTTGATAAAATGCCCAGTTTTTAGCCCAGTCCCGATATCTAAAGCAAAACTTATAATCGTTTATACCTCTGCACCAATACTCACCATCCTTATGAAAGCCCCATTTAATAAACCATTCATCGGTTAATGGAAGACCTTTTACTCTTTCGTAATCTTCAATCGTGTCTTGAGTTTCTTCTAAGTCCACAACTATGCACATTAGTGGACCGACCTCAATAATCTTAGCAATCCTGTTTCCAAGATCCACAATATTTCCTATTCTTAAGTCAGTTGATTTCATGTTAGTCCTAATATACCAAAAAAATGGGTCTCTATTTCTAGGACCCATTTATATATTAAATACTTAAATTATTAATTAAATGTAACTTCTGGTATTGATCGAATGCTTGCTGACAGATCTTTTAATAAAGCAGCAGCATTTGTATACTTAACAGCTTGATGCCAAAACGGAGTTTTTGTTTTGGAATTTAGGACAACATTATAGTCAGTAAGGCCTACATATTTCTTTAAATTACCTGGGCTTATCGATATAGTCTTTGCAACTAATCTACCTTCCTGTTCTTGAACGATATAAACTGGTGCAGTAAGACCAACCATGTTTACAGTCCACCCGTTTCTTTCAACTTGCCTTGACCAGTCAGCATGAAACAGGAATAATCGTTTAGCACCTTCAACCTCTGGCCCAAGTACCAATACTGTACTGCCTTTTCCAACTAGTGATTCATTTACTCTCTCGTCATGGTCTAGCGAATCTGCTGGATCTGAATAGATATGGGAATAGGCTTTCGCTCCAAGATTTATTAGTCTTTCAATAAATCCGGCATTACGTAACTGTTTAAATACTAGATTCTCAATAGAGAACTCTCCATTTGCGGCAAGACCCTCTTTACGAGCTTTCATTATCTTTTGCTTTAGGGCAGAGATACGGTCTTGGGCTTCGCGTGCTTGGTCAGAATCAGTTTGCTCAACCTCTTTTTCAAGTTCAGCAATTTCTACTTTATAAGCTTCGGCTTTACGTAAAACGTCGTTTTCATCAATTTTTGGCTCATCTGCCTTTGGTTCAATAATCCATTCGCCTTTTAGCAAAGAATATAAACCTGATGCAACGTGAGGCTCTTTATGGTCTTGTGCATAGAGTTCAACATCAAATCCTTTAATTTTAACTGGATGTCTTAAGTTCCAAACGAATCGCAAGCCGTCCATTGCTTTTTTAACCAGTTCAACATCCTCTCCGATCGTTGAGAAGTCAAGTAGAACGTGTACATCAAGGTCAGAGTGTTCGGTCCAGTTAAAATTGGCTAATGATCCAGTTAAATGAATATCAATAATTGGAGCCTCAACTTTAAGGTCAGTATAAAAATCGGTAGCTATTTGTAATAGTTTAGTTCGGGTCTCTTGGTCAAATTGACCATCTTGCCAAAATACTGGGTTAAGTTCCCCTTGATAAAATTGGCCCTCATTAATAAATGATGTATATGGTTTTAAGTGTTTCATCTGGGTTTATTTATTAGGATTAACTATCCAGATTGAGATACTTATTTTTGTATACGGTTCCGTCCAAGACCCCATAATTGATTCCAAATGATTGAATCAAGTACGGTAGACTAAGTTGATCCTGCACCGACCAGATACAATTATGATAGAACCATTCCTTGAATAAGTTTAGATCAGGATTTTGAACAGCTCTGCTTGAATAGACAAAAGCTCCGCATTCAAATAGGGAATCATCTATGAAATTTGGGTCAGCTAAGTAAGTTGATACTTGACCTGTCATATCTTCTCCAGAGTATCTGTCAATAAGATATTGTGAACCTTGATTTATACAATCAACCACGTATTTAAGCTCCGATTTGATTGATGCTCGAGAAGAGTGTCTAAAGAAACAGGCATCTTTTCCGGAACATGCTTCAACCAGAGACTCGGCTGCCTTTGGATTATCCATCCTTAATTTTGAGTCCACCCAAATATAGTAGTCGTAACCTGGAAATTCAGACCACTGTAGCATCTTTGGTATTTTTGCTCTGAGCCGTGGATGCATTGCATTAATCCGATTAGCTTGAGCAACTGACTGGACTTGACCGTTGGTAGTTAGCTTTGCAACGTTATCTGAGATATGGTTAACTGTTATCTCAAGGCTATCAGATTCTTGCTGAACTATATTATTAGATAATGGGCTACCAAATGAAGCGCTCGTTATTAATACCTTCACAGTTTTTTTACTAGATGATATTGACATTCAATTTGTTTCTCTCCATGAAAAGAATGAATCACCTCAAATTTTTCTGAAAGATATTCTACTAATTCTGCCATGGTCCATTCTCTTACATGGCACCCATTTAACGGAGGACCGTTCCATGTTGATTTATATGTAGCAGAATATTTAGCACTATTACATAACACTTCTCTACATGGAGTAGAGATGATGTAGTACTTAGCATTCAAATCTATTAGGTGTTCCACTAAACTATCAGGATCAACAATGTGCTCGATTACATCGCAACATAAAACAACATCAGCATCTTTAATGCTTGGATTTTCAAAGAATGATTTCTCAGGTTCTCCAGCTAAATACCATTCACGATCAGGATATTTTGACTTAAGTAAAGAATAACACGGTTCAGTATCAGTACCAATTGTTTTAAACTCACTTAGGTATTTTATTAGTTTAAATCCACTGCCGCAACCTACGTCAACTATAGTTTGTAAACCATTTTCTCTCATGAACTCAGCGCAGTATTGATATACTTCATATTGAGATTGGCCTTCCCAATTTGAATCATCATGATGGCCTGGTTCAAGTCTACATATATAGCCTTCTTGGATTTTATAATTCTTCATAATCTATTTGGTTATATAATTTTTTAGCATTTGGGAATAATCTTTTTTCCAATGAGGTCTTAACTTGACTTCGCCAGTTGGAATTTGGCCTGCCACTCTTAATGCTTCAATGTGATCTGAGTGTCGAGTGATAACGTTTGGACGACCTTCATTATCTGTGCCTAAACCGCTCATGTGATAGCCTCTACCGCCCCACATATAGAACCAACTAACTTCTTCATTTGGTGGATCCGCTAATACAATATTACGACTAGCGTTCTTGATTGCAATAACAAAGGTCATATCATAACCAGCGTTCTCAAGAGGATGGCCACCTAATTTTTCCCATATTTGTTTACTGTAAACAATACCGGAGTTTCCAAGACCTGTGATTGCACTGATATTTGGTTCGTTGAATAGGACCCCACGTTCCCAATGCAATAGATCAGAACCTTCAATAAAGAATTTGGCAATATTAGTAAGATGATTTGGCATTGCAACATCATCGTCATCCCAAACTGCAATAATATCTGCTGAACATTTAGCAACGGCAAAGTTCTCTTTCTCGCCAATTGTTTCAAATGTTTGATCTAGATTATAGATCTTTACATCGGGATGGTTGTATTCTAATTTTTGTAGTGGATAATCATTTACAATAATAAGTTCCTTTTTACCAGGATATTCTTGTTTAATGAATGATTCAATGCTCTCTTCTAATAAATTAACTCTACCGTAGGTAATACATTTACATGAGATAAATGGATATTGCATTTATTAAAAAACTTTAGGTTATTTATCTTGCCCAATAGGCTTGACCGTCTACTTTTACTGAAGAGATAGTCTCATCTTTAATTATTGAATTAATATAAGCTCTTGGATTTTTAACTTTATTATAGGATCGATTAGATCCATCTGCATATTCAACAGTTACAGTTGATCTGCCTGGTTGTACACTTAATTCATTAGTTCTAAACCGATCGTGTACTAATATTGATTTTGACATATTACTTTTTTATTAAATTACTTAATACATTAACGATTGCTATGAATACTGTAGCTGGCCAAAGCAATACAAGTATAAGCCTAGTTGTAATACTCTTTTTTAGTTTTGAAGAGGATTGTCTAGAATCTAAGTATTCAACCAAGATTGCCCAGCAAATTCCAATTATTAAATATTCTAGAATTCCGTGTACTATATTTTCCATAAATATGTTTATTAAAATTAAATAATACCAATTAATTAATAGATTTGGCTAATTTAATTAAAATACTTATGGTTTTTTAGTTGTGGTAGTAGTAACTGCGGCTGAGTTATTGGCAGCCTCTTTATCAGCATCCCTTTGCTGCCGAATCACATCTGCTATTTTAATTTTTTTGGATGGATCATTTGGATCAACTACTGTACCAAAGAAATCATCTGCATATTTTTTACCAGCTGATAGCTTAGGTGCAATCTTTGCGTTAATCTCTGCTGTAATTTCGTTAATAGATGTGGTAGGTGGAGCACCTATTAAAATTACAATTGCAGCTGATGTTTCAGGACCATAAATTCCAGTAGCTCCTCCCGCGTTAGTGAGTGCTAGAGCGGCAGCAGCATTTCCACTATTAATAATTGCAGTTTGTAGTTCTTTAACTTTAGGATCGGCAGTTGTTGAAACTTTAAGACCAGTATAATTAGAAACGGGTTGATTATTAGTAGTTGATTGATCGTTATCTGCTGTTTGCACTTTATTTAATACATTGGCAATTGATAATAGAATTGGATCGCCTGTCTTTACATCAGTTAGCTCACACGTAAGCATCTTTTCATAATTCCAGGTAGTACCACCAAGTGTAATAGTCTTTGGTTTGCCGGCTGGAGGTTCATTTACATTAAGGAGCGGCACGGCGGTTTTAAGTTGTTTTATAATTGCCGGATCATTTGCTGGTAGAAATACTGAAACATTACTAGTATTTTGGGTTTCAACTGTTGCAACATAAATTCTACCTAACGTGCAATTAACCATCCAAGTACCACCACCCTGATCAGTCCAACCTTTAACTGCTGAGGTTGCAGCAAACGCAGATGGATAACCCGCAACTTCTGCAATAAATGATTCAAATAGTTTAATATATTTCATAATTGTTATTATTTCAAGGTTTATTTATTTAACCTGAAACTAATAAAGCTCGGTCAGCATCTCTATTTTTTATAACTTGGCGCTTGTCCCAAAGTTTTTTACCTTTGGCTAGGGCAATAGATACTTTAATTAAACCTTTTGGATTAACCTGAATTGATACTGGAACGATCGTGAGGCCCTTGTCCATCAGCTTATCAAGCTTCTTTAGTTCCTTTTTAGTTAAGAGTAAGCGCCTCTCTCGTTTATCCTGGTGGCTAAAAGCCGTAGCTGATTCTTTAATATACAGTTCCCTAATCCAGCATTCTCCATTTCGTAATTCGCACCAAGATCCAGTAAAATCAATATGTCCGGCTTTAATCGACTTGACCTCTGACCCGACTAGCGAAATACCAGCAGTCCACCTCTCAATAAATTCATATTCGTATTTGGCCTTTCGGTTTTCAGCAATCATATCTGTTTATTAATCCTCTAATACTGATAGTCTGTCTAATATGTCTTGAATTTCGCAATCTGCTAAATACAGAGCTCCAGCAATGGTTGACATCTGATCAGAGGTTAAGACATAAGTAGGCTGGTCATAACCAATGGTCAGCGCTCCACTTGCATCAAAACTTTCCATTATTAAACGGGCTTGACTAATTGCAATTTGAGTTTTAGTAAGTTTAGTTTCTGCTTCCATGTCTTTTTAATCTATTGTACTATCATCACATAAAAAAAGGCTGGAGTTACCAGCCTTTAGAATATAAAATTAAATTTAGTTATCGAAGTAAATCAGATAATCTTTTAACCTCAGCAAAATCTCTACGATCTAGCGCTTGATCAATAAGATCTTGAATTTCTTTTGGGCTTAACTTTTTATTTGGCTCTTGACTAGATATGTCAGATTGTTGAGATGGCATTTTAAACTCTTGATCAGTTTCTTCTCCATAATTATCTTCATAGCCTGGAGTCTCTAACGAATCTTCCCAATCCTTAAGCTCTTTCTTAATTAGTTGAATAAGTTTACGAACTTTTGCTTGAGCTTTAGGCATTGCCTCTGCTGCTTTAGCTAGTTCGTCTTCGGTATATTGAGGTTCACGTTCTCCGAGTGTTCTGTATTCTGGGGCTGCAGTAAAAATCAAATTCATTAACTCCAAGAATTCCTTATCTGGTATAATACTTGCATCAATCATTTTACCCCAAACGTATTCACGACCATTTTCAATCTCATCAACCTCTGCAAAAGATTGAATAAAATCTCTAAGATCAGCGGCTGTTAATTTAGCACGTTTTAAGTCTTGAGCTTCGTCTTCTGGAGTATCAGCATTCATAAAAACTTTGGCAATAGTCTCATCGTCAAGATGGGCAAGCCCGCCTTGATTAATTAAACCGTATATTGCTTTAATCGCTTCATGGAATAACATTGCCTGATCTAAACCTAAAATAGTTAATTTTGGCGTAGTTGAAAAATCTTCTTCGGTCTCTTCCTGTTCTTCTTCGGATTCTTCTTCTTTTTTTTCCTTTTTCTTTTTAGGCTTCCATTCAATTTTAGAAATTCCACTAAGTGAGCTTCCTTGTTCAATCATAGCAGCCGCAACCTGTTCTGGAATTCGCCAATCGCGCGCATTACAAATATCGGTGATCATAACTAAAAGCTCAACCATCTTTTTAGCAAGCTCTTCTCCAAACAGTTGAGTTAAACCAGCAACGTTAGTATCGCCCATTAACATCTTCTTTGAATTAATAGCTTCGCCTTGTGCAATCATGTTTAAGATCTTACGTTTGTGAATTGCTGTTTTAGTATCCTCGTCTTCTATTTCCTTAAAGGTTGGTTGCTCAGGTTCTTCTGGATCTTCTTGATCCATTTTCTGTTTCATTTCACGCTGATCAACTGGAATTCGAATGTCTAATTCGGTTTCTCCAAGAATTGTAGCATACTGGTCTAAGATAACTTCTTTTGTTAAAGTCTCAAGCTGTTTCTCTTTGCCTCTTTGCATACGCTGAACTTCATGAACCGCTCTCATTAACGAGCCCATATCGCGACCGTATTTAGACTCAATTTCACGAGCACTTTGCTCAGCTCTTTTATTTAAAGATGCTAAATATTCTGGAGATACTGCAGGATTGCCTTTAATATCTGCTTCATTTAGGAATTGTTTAAAACTTTTCATTGGTTAATAGTGTATATCTTTTTATAACATCATCAGCTTCCGCCTTTGCCGGTTCAGGTTGTTTAAACGGTTGTTTGTTTGGAATTGGACTTGGTCTGCTTGGTGTAGCAGGTTTAGTTGTTGGTCTAGCCGGTTTAGTAACAGGCTTGGTCATAGGTTCCGCCGCTATAAATTCCATAATTAATTTACGGAATCTCGCATGATCAATTGATTCCATTACTTCTTCAACATCTTGTTGAGTAAGTCCAAGTTCATTAAGAATTGCTTTCTCTTGAGATAACATATAAGTTAAGTGTGGAGCTTGTTGAAGTACAGCCAGATCAGTTTGATGAATACTATTAAGTTCAGCAAATAATCCAATTGTATTATCTAGTATTTTCTTAGTACTAATTTCAGCCGGATTCGGCAGTAACATTTTAAATAGCTTTGCAGAAAATAATGAAAGTATTCCATTTTTAGAATATAAATTAATAATTTCTTCTTCTGACATTGACGATTTAATTCGAGTCTCAACTATGTATAACACAGTGTCTAATGAATCGGTATTTGCGGTTGGGTCAATCAAGTAACTTGATTTAATAATATTAAATAATACCTCAGCTGGTTTAAGTTTATCTAGGTTAAGATTAGCGACTACCCTTTTAACCATAAACTCAGTAGATAATTGACGAACTACTGTTTTTACTAAGTTGCTTGGGTAACCTAATTGAGTAAAGTGGTATACTGGATTATCAGAACCTTTAATGGATCTATCATTAATATCATGAGAATCAGTTACTTTACCGCCAAAGGATATGGTGGTACCGGTTAAAAATAATTTATCAGTTGGGTCAAGTCCAAAATTAAAGATATTAACTTGAAGACCTTTACTTGCATAGCTATTAAACTGTCCTCTATTAATACACCAGTTGGCAATGGAACATAGATCCTTTTGAGCTTTTTCAGTTCGCATACTCATTACCAAATATTGATCGTCAGAATATAAAACTCCAGCCTCTGGGTCTAACGCCTCAATTGCCTTTATCTTAGTGCTTAGGTCTAGATTAGAGAATCCTTTAATGTATTTTACAATATAGTCAAGCACCTCTTCAATTTGCCAACCTTCAGTATCAAACTGTTTAATTTTGGTAAGCAGCCTAGCGCTAATTGATAATTTGCCTTGTTCAACTGGATTTTCAGTATCTAATTCAGTTAATTTAATTGCAGCATTAACCAAGGTATTTTTAGCATCAATATCTAGTGATCGAGCTCCATCCCTAAGTCGTTTAGGTAGACGATCAACTAGCCATTTAGCCTCCTTTGATCTTTTAACTGTTCTAATTGCATCCATTAGCTGTTCAAAACCTTTAATATTACCAAGCGGTTCAGCATTTGAATATTGATCAATTGTTTTTGGTAGTTGTTGGATAATATATTTTTCGGTTTGAATTACCTTTAACAACTCAGCTAATTGCTCAAGAGTTGCACCATGATCAAAATGGAATTTAATAAATGACATTGCATAACCTGGATAGCCTTGAACCATATCGATTACCTCTTTATAAATTGGATCTTCTACTGCTTTTACTAATTCTTCAGGGGTTAACGCATTAGGTTCTTTACGTAATCTTTTTGCATATCTTTTTTGCATAAAGATTTTAGCAGCAGAGATATTTTCATTAATCTCGTATGAAGTTATCCAATTGCTAAATGATTCAACTATTCTCATATTTTATATTGTATATTTTAATTGGTTAATTTGTTTTGTAAGTTAGCTATATCAAGTTCAATATGGGCAATTTGCTCTTTTGCACTGATTACTGCAGCTTCATCATTGTCAAGTTGAGAGGCTTTAAGTCTTAATTTCGAGGCTTCAAGATGAACGTTAAGTGCTTCAAGCCGGCCTTCCCATGTTTGATATGGTTTGATCCTAGTCCTTGAATCCATTGCGGTTGCTTGTACACGTAATTCGTCTGATTCAGACCGTTTAGCTGGTGAGTCCTTTTTCTTTTTATAATATTTCCATTGGTTCTCTTCGGGATACAAAGCTGCATGTTCAAAATCAATGTTATCAGCAGCCCATAACATTGCCTTATTATAGAAGTCAACATCAGTAGGGGTATCCTTAAAATGTTTTATTCCAATATCCATTGACCCATAGCTTCTTGACCAAACTCCAATATTGATTTGCTTTGGGGTCATACGCCTAATAACCTTTGGACCAGGAAAGAACCCAATACCCCATCCATTACGACGTTTATAATCTGAGTCAAGCGAAAATATTAAAGAGCCATTGGTCAATTGAGTTGGACTTGAAACCAGATGTAAACCTTTTGCTAATAGAGCCTTAGTGCCAGCAGTTTCCAATCCAAGCAATGAATCTTGACCAGCCTTTTGTCTAAGCGACATTAATAGGTCAAGATCAGTTTGGTCTCTCACGTTAAGTTGTAAACCTTTAATTAATTTATTAAATGAAACCGCCAGGTTCTTAAATTGACGACGATATACCTCATCCTCAATAACTCCAATTTCAACTAGCCTTTTAAAATTTGCAAGAGTTATGCCCATTTGGGTTATCTCAGCGTCTTGATGAGGTTGTATCTCAAGGGCTTCAGTGAGCGGTCTACTAAACTTTGCAACCAATTCACTGATACCTGGAATATCTGAAAAGCCGTAGTCTACTTCAGCTAAAATAGAAATCCTATTATGATAAGGATCAATTATCAGATTATTAATTAGTTGGCGTATTTTAAGTATTATATTTGAGTCAATTGGTAAATCACGTAAAGCTCTAATGAATAACTGTAGTCGAGTATAGTCAGGCTTCATCATTTCATTGGTTGTAATATTTAAACCTTCATTTAAGGTTTTTAAAAACTCATTGCAATAATAGAAGATAGGCCATACCGCTGAATTGTGTTGCTTAACTAAGCCTAACCATTCTTTGGCATTGCCAGTAGGCTCGCTAGATCGGAGCCCACCTCCAAATACGGTTAACCAAACAGGTAGATTGGATTGGCTGTCAGAATACGCCATAGTTAAAATGACTCGACTTTTACTCTTAGCTGATTTTGGGAAGTTAACATGTGCATATATTGTTGAATCACTGAGCTTAAAGCTTAATTTAGTTTCAAATTTGGTGACTGTGCCTTCAACACTAATAACCTGATCACCGGTTGGGGATTCATAATCATACGTAGCTTGTCTATCAGTATTTTCATAAGCACGCATGTCCTCGTCATACTTAACGTCCCAATCTAACTCTTCCTTTGCAATACCCAAATCAATTAGTCTTTTCAGGTTTGGATTTAAGGCAGACTGCCGAATTTCGTCTAAATCTAAACCTTCATTTTCCATTGTCCAATAACTTTGGTAATTAGGTAAGGCTTTTAAAAACTCTTCGTAATAATAGAATATTGGCTGAACGCTTGAGCCTGAGTCTTCTACTTTCTCTAACCATTGTTCAGCTTTATCAGAACTAACTATTGGGTTAAATACTGAGTGCCATTTACTATTATGCTTAACTTGAAAAGTGGCTCGACCCTTGTCTCCAGGGTGTTGTGAGAATTTAGTATGCATTTGAATTTTATCTTCATTGCTAAAGTAAATGTCTAATTGGGTTTGAAATGCTTCAATATTACCCTCAATTTTAGTAATGTGAGCGCCGGTTGGGGATCTATACTTTAATATTCTTTGCTTATCACTGCTTTCCATGCTCTTAGTATCCTCATCGTAGTCTACCTTCCAATCCAACTCTTCCTCCGCAATACCTAAATCAATTAGCCTTTTCAGGTTTGGATTTAAGTCGGACTTCCGAATTTCGTCTAATTGATTAAAAGGTTTAAGGAATTTCATAAAATAATTTAATTATATAATTTGGTCAGAGGCTTCTTCGGCTTCTTCGTTATATTCAATTTTTTCAATAGACTCAAGAGAACTAAATAGTCTACCTAATAAATGATCGTCAATCCATTGTTCTACCTCTTCCTGATCGGCAGTTGGGCTCTCAAGAGTAAAGGTAACAAAATCTCGTCTATTATAGTTTGGATTAATACCTCTCCAATAGTTTGAGTGCTTCCATGTATCTACATCAATTAAATCTACGTTAATACGATATTCGTATTGCTCAGCTTGATCCACAAAGATTTCTATAAAATAGTCCTTGACTTCTTGAGGTTCACTTTGAGCAGCTTGATCCCAGTCTATTTCAAGTTGAACTTCCCAAGTAGCTGCGTATTTAGCAATACCTAATTGCCTTAGCCTAGCTAAATTCTTGGCTGTATTTGGAGAAGATTGGTTTTCAAACAGTTTAAGGTATTTCATGAAGTTATTTATCTTGGTTATTATACCCCAAAAAAGGACCAATATTGCTATGGGTCCTTTTTTAAGAAATTTTAAACTAGTGTTTAAGATATTCCAATCCTAGGATTGTTAGCGTACATAGTCAATAGGCGAATCACCGATTCTGGACTAGTCTCGCGATGAGTATCACTAGATGAAACCTCTTGTGCTAGTTGAGTTAGTGTCATACTCGGGTCATTCACAAACTTGTCAACAATATCAGTTGCGACCTCGCTTCCACGAGTAAAGTATGCGTCGTCTAATATCAATAATAGTCGGTTTGGATTGTTACGGTAGAATGCGGCAATTACTGACTCTTTTGCACGGCTAACATCAGCTTTACGGAAATTTCTAGTACGATCTGCAACTTTTTCAAAACGATCTTTATCAGTATCGCTCATAGCACCAAACTCACGTTCTAGTTCTTCCCCATTATATTTAGGGTTAGGCTCTTCACCAGTCTTGTGTTTATGTGTTTTTCTCAAGAAATTATGTGCTGGATTATCTCCTTCGTTTACACTTGGTTTAATATAGACAAACGGACCATCATCTCCATCAATTACTACAACTGTCATTCCGTTATGGTTAAATAGATGAGCTTGAGCATAACCACCTGGACCAGCCTGATTTACTGTCCAAATAATTTGACCGTGTTTCTTTAAACGCCAGTCGCTGTTACGTGTATTACGAACTGACCATTGAGGTTCTTCAGGATCTATTTCAGTATTAAACAAGTCTATCACTGGAGCAAAATCATCCATCATATTAGGTTCGCCTTCTCTTGTAACTGGTGAACCAATAAAATAGTTGTCTAGTTCTTCTAGACTACAACCTAATGCAGCCGCTGTAATTTTATCAGCTTCTTCATAGCTATCAAATAAAGTAGCATCACTATCTTTTTCCCCATAATAGAAGTTTTCGTTTACAAATTGAGTAAATCCTTTAATTATCTTTTTCATTTTCTAATTCTTTTTTTTTATTTATTCGAATCAAGTCGAGATAACTCGTCAACATACATAAACACATTATTTGGAAAGGTACTTTCAAGTGATTCTTTTATTTGGTGATAGTCAGTTAAGGGAGTAGTAAATGTAAAATAGATTAATGCTTGAAACCCATAGTTAATCCCAGTTTCACCATCTTCATCAGTTGTTTGGGTATTCTCATCTGTCCAATCATCAATGTCAACTGACTCTAGATTAATTTTAACTGCTCCTGCATTTTGCGCATGCTCCATAAATAGTGCTTTAACTCCATCTGGTGTACCATCGTATATGTAATCAAAATCAATAACCATACTCGCTTGCCATTCATGGTCAGCAATACCTAATTGCCTAAGTCGATTTAGATTAGCATTTTCATTTGCTGCTTCGTATATATGATGCTCAGAGCCAGTCTCATCATCAATTAATATACTGCAACCATGACTTTTTGCAAGTTGTTCGGCTCTGTTCCATAGTGCTGAGTTAATTGCAGCCTCACCTTCTTCAGACATATCATCAATATCAACTACCTCTGCTAATGAATCTAGACTAATTAAAACTTCCTCATCACTTGTACTAAATGTAAGTCTAAGCATTTCTTCATTGCTGTTACCTGCATATACAGTTGCAATCCCGTCCGCTATACCTAATTGGCGTAGTCTGTCTAAATTTGAACTGTGCTGTTTAGGTGATATTGAGTTGTCAGCCGATTCGTCAGAGTAGTTTTCGTTTATAAACTTGGTAAATCCTTTTATTATTTCGTGTTTCATTAGTTTAATTCTTTTTGGTAAGGTTATTTATTTAGGTTAATATACCCAAAAAAAAGACCGATATTGCTAAGGGTCCTTTTAGAGTTATGTGTTGGTAATTAATATTACAAAGTCCTAGTCGTTTACCAGATTATCTTCATTAAAATCAAAACCCCATGAAAGAAGCGTCCTTTCTAAATTTGACTTGGTACCTCTTAACGTCCAGTCCTCATCGCCATTATATAAACCGTCAGTTCTATCTAATATCTCAATACCGGCTTTTTCAAATTCATCTATTAGTTTAGAGGTTTCACGTTTACCAATCTCCTGAACAGCTACACCAACTTCATAAGTATATGCAACATCTTCACGACCCATATCATTCATATCGCCCATGTGGTTTTCGTTTACAAATTGCCCAAATCTTTTAATTATTGGTTGTTTCATTTTCTAATTCTTTTTTTGTAAAGTTATTTATCTAGGCTAATATACACCAATTGGGCTCTAACTAATCAGCTTGTCAAGGTTAATACCGTGCCCATTGAGCTCTGCATAAAACTCTTCCCTGAACTTGTCAAGGGTTCGCCATTCGCATTCGCTGAGCTCGCCGTGCTTTAGTTTAGCCCTGAGGTCGGCTTCTATCTTGAGCACAAAGAGCACCAGCTCCAAGGACTGTACACAACGTAGGTGGGCTTCAACATCAGCCGGATCAGTTAAGTCAAATTCAAGTATTGCTTTCATTATTTTTATATTAGTAGTCAGGACCCGATTCGAACGGGTATGGACCATTAACGAGCTCAAGCCACTTGGGTAGGTGCCACCATGCTCGCCGCCTGACTATTTAATAGATGCAAATACCCAGGATTTGAACCTGCGTCTTATCTTACGATATGTCTTACCGCTAGACGATCAATACATCTATTTGTAGTCAGGATAGGATTCGAACCTATACGAGATAATGCTTTAGTGTACCATCATGTGAAGTACAAAGTTTATCTCTTTCTTAGCGTCTACCATTCCGCCACCTGACTAAATTGCTCCTTATAAATCCTTTCCGTGCACGGAACAAGAAACTGGGGAGACGTTGTTTCTACTTTTATAGGGTTATTATACCATTAATCTGTGTAGTCAGGACAGGACTCGAACCTGCATCATTCCATCTTTGTGAAGAGGAACCGCTTTACCCATTTAGCTACCTGACTGTATAAATGAGGTACATTAGCCCATTGTGAATCCGCATGGCGAAGTGCATCGGCAAATTGTGAACTCATTTATTTGTAATCAGGACAGGAATCGAACCTATAAGTTTTGACCAACAACCCTAAGAGTTTCGTTGTGCTGTTACCATTTCAGCCACCTGACTATTGAGTCTAATATACCCAATCGGTCCGGGTCCTGGCCGTGGGTATGCCTGCGTCCCAAAGCTTAGAGGCGCGCCCTACTACTCTAAGTAAAGATACTAATCTAAGAAGAAACTCTCCAGGCAAGACTCTGTCTACTTATATACATAAAAAGAAAAATAACCCGTATACCCAACCCTATACCCAACCCTATTCAGAACCCTATCCTATAGACCCTGACTACTAGACTAGCCAAGTCTAGGGCAGGCCCATGTCCTGGTTACCCAGGACTAGGGAGTACCTGCAGCCAGCCCGGCTCTACCCAACCAGGCCAGCCCGGCTCGGGACTAGGGAGTACCCCTGCCAGGCCAGCCGAGCCCAGCCCTGACCCCGGCCCCGTGGGACTAGGGAGTACCCCTGCTTGCCACCGCCCAAAGGGTACAAGCTGTGCATTCATGGGGACTAGGGAGTACGGCGACCGCGGCCTCCACGGACCCGAGCAGGCTCCCGGGCTCTAGAGGGGGCCCGGACTCGAGAAGTATATGGACACTGCTGGACCCGGGGCCGGGGGCTGTCCAAGCGGGCAGGCCGGGCAGTAGATAAATAACCCCATGCAGGAACCAGCCCAGACCCCAGACTCTAGACCCCTAACCGAGTTCCCAACCGGCGAGCTCGTGTACAAGAAGGGGGCCGCGGAATTCCTAGGTATTTCCTTAAAGACCCTAGACCGCTACGTTAAAGCCGGTACCCTAAGACACTGGAAGAACGAGATCAACGGCCGGATCTACTACGACAAGCAGGACCTCTTGAAGCTACTAGGGAGTAAACTACCCCAGTCTAGGGAAGTCGTAGTCTACTGCCGGGCGGCGGGAATTCCGGACCAGGGCGCGGCCGGCGTCTCATCCCGAACCCGGCTGCAGGCTCAGCAGGACCGGGTGCTAGCCTACTGCACGGCGGCCGGGATCAGGGTAGACCAGGTAATTGCGGAGGTCGGTAAGGCTGGTAGCCTAGTCGGCAGGTCTGGGCTAGACAAGATCTTTGACTTAGTGTTACGCAAGCAGATAAGCATGGTTATAGTTGAGACCCCGGACAGGCTGGCCAGGTTTGCGGGTGCTGAGATTCTAGAGAGATTCCTGGTCTGGCACGGTGTTGAACTGCATGTTATACAAAAAACCCTGTATCAGGAAGAATACAGGGCAGAGTTAAAGGAAGACTTAAGCTACCTGATTATGGGGTCGCAGGCTCTACTTGGGGGTCAGCCGGTTGCGCCTCATTAGGTAAGACATAAATTAATTCATCTCTTCTACCCCATTCCCGTAAGAGTACTGCTGCTTTAGAGTTAGCTTCATTCTCGATTTCGCTACCGTCTGCACCGTCCAAACCTTGGCCTAGCTCGCGCTGGCGCCAGTGGACCAATTCATGGGCTAGGGTTCGATACCAGTCTGCAGGTACCCGACTACCGCGTAACACCCAGATCAAGTTATCTGCTGGACTATAGTAACCCATAGCTCGGTGCTCTTGCGCCTTACGGTGGTCATCGCCTATCCTGATATTGGGACTTGTTTCGATCCCTAATTCTGCAATACAGAACCGGACAAAACTAATGTCTGATGTAGAAGCTTCTTTCATATGGTTATTTATATTCGGGGCGAGGATAGTACTGTGTGACGAAAATCCCCATGGCCTGGGGCCGATTCCAGGGTCCTCGCCGGGACTGCACGGTTTTTGGGATTAAATAGTATAAAAATATAGATTTAACTAATGGCCAAACAGTCAACCACAACCAATCGGGTAGCCAAAGCCAAGCGTCGCAGACCTGGTGTCCACTCTAAAAAGAAGACATCAGTAAGCAAGAACAGTAAGTACTATGTTAAGCGCAATGTAGGTCAAGGTTAAACCCAAAAAAGGGGTCCCTGTTGAGGACCCCTTCTTAGAGTGTGTATTATATAAGGATTAGATTTGCGCTAAACCTGCATGTTCTAGATCCCATGTCTTAGCGAATAGATTACCACCTGCTACTTTAAAACCTTTTGAATTCTTAAGGTCAAAGATTGTATCATGACTTCCAATCCAGGTTAATTCGTTAACAACATCCCAAACCGTAGCATCAGTTTTGATAAACTTCTTTTGAGCATCAGTTAAGCTTAGTGGATTGTGGCCGGCACGGAAGATACGTTTAGTAGCCGCATCGTATTCTGGGAAGAACTGTTGTTCTGCACCCTTTACCAACTTGGCAGCCATATCGAAATCCTTTTCGCCGATTGCACCAGTTACTGAGTACAAGGCTTTTTCAACTTCCGAATAGCTTGCTTTGGTTACCATTGCACGTTCCAGTCTGTCTTGGAAAGTACGTGGTACAAAACCTGCTTTTGCCCAACCGCTCATTTGCTCTAGCAATTTACGGAAGGCTTCGTCGCCGTTACCAAATTCAAATGCTGTATTTAAGTTACGAGCAACTGCACCGTTTGCGCATGCAAGGCGGTAGAAGAAATCGTCAACTCGACTTGATGTAGCACCATTTACTAGGGAGATCCCAAAACGGAATACCTCGTCCTTACCAATTTTCTCGTAACCAACTTGGCTGCCATGGATAAGATTAATACTTACTCCACCTGGACCAGTACGGTCAATAGACTCGATATGCATATCCGGAATTTCATTTAGGATAGTGTCAGCAGTCGCGAATAAGGTATCGTTAGATAACCTGTGGTATTTGTCAGCTCGCACGATATTAGTAACCTGATGGCTTGCACCGTCGCCTACCAATAAGAACTCTTTACCACCATCGCGGGTTTCAGAATAGGCTTTTACTGACTGCAACAACTTGGTCTCGATCTCCTTGTCCCCGACCTTAGACATTTTGCCCATTAACCCAGTATTAAGGTTTACCATTTGGCCTAGACGGTTGAAGAACTTGTCTGAGACTGGAACTCTTGAGCCTTCAATCTCAATTGAATTGTGTTTAATTGAATTATCATTTAAGATAATATCGGAGAGCTTTACTCTCTTAACTAACGGATCTAATCCTGAAAGTTCCTGTTTTGCTTGGTTGAATTGCGATTGGTTTATCATGTCTATTTTTTATTTTATAAGGTTAATATACTAAAAATTGTGCACTAGTTTCCGACTACTCGGCTTCAGTAGCAGCAGTTTCCTCTTCAGTTCTTGGACGTTTAACACTCAAGAAAAGATCGTTAAACTGACCCTCTAACTGGTGGCGGCGTTCTGACTCCTGACCTGCAAGTTCAGCAACAACATTCTCTTGTCTCCATGAGTCTTTGTCCCATTGAACCTCTCCGTTTACTAGGGAGTAATAAAGGCGCTTACCTACCAGACTACCTCCACGACGGTTCTTTGTAAACTCAGCGTATCGGCGACCAGTCTCGTCCTTGCGGATTTCCATCATACTTGTTGTCGCATGCTTTAGATAGGTTGAACCAACATACTGACCGCCTTTGGTCATGTGTTGAATTGCAAAGATTGCTTTTCCTTTCTTGTCTGCTGCTTCAATAATAAGATTGGTTAACCAAGTCTCAGCTCTTGTACTCTTCCAGCCTAAGACATCTTTTAGTTTAACAATAATATCCTGATGAGAGTCAATTAAGATTACGTCATAGTCGCCGTTGATTGCTTTTTGCAAGGTCCTGTCAAAACGACCTAGTAGGTAATCCATAATCAAGAGAGTAGGAATAGTTTCAATGATTGGCATTTTCTTGTAATAGAAATACAAGTCGTTACGTGTCATTTCACTAGAGATATAGAGCACCTTTGCATCCGGTTGCTGCTGTTTAATCTTAGCTAAGAGGTCTAATGTAATAGTTGACTTACCAACTCCTGACTCTCCAATAACTATATTGGCTGTACCTGCAAACACTCCGCCCTCTTCGTCATGATCTGACATTAACTGGTCAAACACTGTACCTGTGGTAAACTTCTTGAAGTCAGGGAATTGCATTGATCCAATCTCGAAGATCTCCGGCTCGTCGCTTATTGTTACTACGGAGTCCGCCTGGTCTTGTGAGGTTGGGCGCGCTATTGTACTTTGACCTGCAGCCGGGACTAGGGAGTCGCCGGTCTCAAAGCGGAGTTTCTTAACTACTCCATTGAAGAGGCCATAAGATATACCAGTAGCATCAGAGCCTTGCGTCATGAACTGCGTGTACAGCTGTTGTACTGTTAAGTTAGGAACTCGACCACTATGGTGGTTCTCGAAAAAGTCTCTGACTGTGATTTCTTTTTTACCGATTTTCTCTTGCATAAGTTTGATTTTTGATTGGTTAATTACTACTAATGTACTACAGTTATTTATTCTTTAGTCGTCAGCCGCACCATCGAAGTAAAGAAATTCTACTACTTCCGCGCATTCGAACATGCCCATATCTTCGAACATTGACCAAGCTCCGTCAGCATCTGACATCGCTACGACTTCCATTGCTTGATAGACTGCGTCTTCGCCCCATTGGGCAATTGCTTCATTGATTGCTTCTTGTGTTGCCATGTGATTTAGGTTTAGGGGGTTAGTCGTTAATAAAGAATTGTGTTTCTACTTTAGCACTGCGCCAATCGCCCGCTAAGAGATCCCAGAAGGTGATCACGCTGGCTGGGGTTTCACGTACTCCTTGTGGATGTTTGTCCGCAGGAACGTGCGCAAGTTTGGTTGTACCATGTACCTCTCTGAGGCTGCCGTCTTTCTTTACAAAAAAGAATTTTACGATACGCTGATTTAACTCTGACCTAAGAATTTGAGCGTTGATTGGTTGCATTGAATTTGCCATAGTTGATTTTTTTAATTGATTAATATAGAGCAAATATAACAAATAGGTTTGACACTAAAAAATTATTTGTGAATTATTTTTAAATAAAGTTATTAACAATCGTGTGTTAACAACTTACACAGTGTCGTAGGTCGGAGTCTACCCTCTGCGCTTGTTCAGCGAACCGTAGTAAAATTAATTACAAAGCTAATATAAAACAAAAACTTGACAGTAAAAAACTTTTTCCAATTATTTTCAAAAAAAAAAAGCGGCCCGTTTCCGAACCGCTTTTTGTAGCTAGATTAATTGTTTTTAGATAAATTCGTCAAATCGAAGTACAGTTCCTTCTTTAATACTGTTGACTCTAGTAATTTTAAAGTTTAGTAGTATGTTTTCGTATCCTTCGAAATGGTCCATAAACGTTTCAAAGTCGTAGTATTCGTAACCTTCGTCTTCTGCTTCTTCTTCGGTTAGAACTTCTTTGGGATCTATTTCTTCTTGACTATTTGCATCTATCATCACTATTGGAGTAAGATGAATTCCATCTTCTGTATAAAAACATGAATCTCTTGGATCATCTTCGCATGTCATCACAAGGCTATTAGGCAAGAAAGACGTACGGCTTGTCAGATCTTCCAAGGATAGAGCTTGGATATTTTTGTCCGCATAGTAAGATTGTAATTCAGCTAAAGTAGATTCATCCTGATCTGCTTGATTCCAAGCTGCAATTATTACTAATAATTTTTTTAGGTTTACCATTTTTTTATTGTTTATTTATTCTAATATACCAAAAAAAACCCAAACTAAAAAATCTGGGTCCTATTATTTTGGGAAAAGTTATTAACAATTTAGTGTTGAGGTATTTCCAATTCGTGGTCTCCGATCTTAACAGTCTTTCCAATTAGGTCTCGACTTGATCCGGCTTTGGCGTGTCCGCGCTGGTCATGGTAATCCAGGTCTATATCATCCGTTGCAGAACTCAAGAGTCTGATCATTTCGGCTGGGTCTTTGATACAGGTTTCGGTACCGTTTTGTTCTAAGTATAGTCTTACTATCTCATTCATGATTAGGTGCTTTTTGGTTATTTAACACGGAGAAAAAGACTCTCCATTAAGGAGAGTCTTGTGTTCAGTTAATTATACAGTACCGGATCTTAAGATTTGGAGTTGAGATGGAGTAAGTGACTCAATTCCATTTTGACTTATTAGGTCAAGGATATCATCCATCGTTAAAGTTTTATCCTCCTTTACGGGTTGAGCTCCACTTGGGAAAACCTTTTCAATTTCCGCCATTAGTGGTTGAGGTAATACTAATTCTGCATTATCCGTTAAGATAAAGAATGCACCAGTTTCTTCAATGGATGCTCTCACATCTTCTATTGATGACTCAGTATTGAAGATGGATAGTACTGCACCAGGAATTGGAAGTGCTGATGCTTTACCAACGATATGCGGAGCTAATGCTTGCGATACGATTGGACTTGGAGTTTGGCCGAAGCGAATTAAAAATAATTTTGTCATGGTTGATTGTTTTTAGATTGGTTTAGAATACAAATATAACAAATCTTTTTGACACTAAAAAATTTATTTCCCAAAAGTTATTAACAAAGTTATTAACCGGGAGGCCAACCTAATGTAGTAGTGGTAGTTGTTGGAGCAACAGTTGTAGTTGTAACAGTTGGCGTCTCAGTTATTGTTGCAATCCCAGTTCCAGAATTCATGGCAGTCTCGAGCTGGCCTAGCTTGATTAAGGCTTCCGCTGCTGACTGTAATTGTAGTGTTACAACAACCAAGCCGTGCAACACAATATCTAGTTTGCTTGCTCCAATCTGGTATTCAATCTTTACTACTGCTGCTGGCGTAAACTCTCGAATTGAGGTTGAGGTTACGATTTTAATTAATGAAGCTGCCATATTAGTCTTTTATTTTAAATTGAGCAATGAGTGCTACAATTACTAGGATTCCTGCGAGTATACACATAGTCTTATTTGTTAAGGGGTTTATGGTCAATTTCTTCTATCATCTTCTTGAGACTTGCGCATTTCTCAAATTCTTCCTGTTTTTCAAAATGTTTTATCATGCTCCAAACTGCTTGAGATTTCTCTTCAATTGGGCTCTTATCGTAAAGAGCATCTTTAAACTCGCCGGTTAGGGCTTCATAAAGTCTATTCATGAAGGCATCGTAATCAGTCTGTCTAAGATGGATAAGATCCAATAAGATTCGCGAGTATTGATTTAAGTCTGCCATGGTTTCTATTATTTATTTTCCTATTTCTGCTAGTATTATTATACCTAATTGGGGTCAAAAGATTAGGCCTTATTTTTAAAGGCTTCTAACTTCTCAACCCCATGGATATCAATAAACTCTTGAATAGGAATTAACTCTATTTCTGAATCGTCAATCCATAGGATTTCTACGAATTCATTATTTATAATGCTTAAGATTTTCATAGGATATTGGATTAAGAATTAATAATATCATCTATTTGTTTCTGTACACCATCAGCCCATCGATCGTATTGTGCAGCATTATCCAAATCGTTCTGGGTTCCTGTTGCATTTCGGAAGAAATCGGCAGTTTGTTTAAAATACTCTAGTTGTTTGAGTAATTTCTTTGGGGCAGTCTTTGGCTTTTTCATTGTCTATTGGGGTTAATTGATTAATATAGAGCAAATATAACAAAAAATCCCCAAACAAAAAAATGGTTGGGGACTTATTTTTCAAAAGTTATTAACAATTTTCTATTTTAGAAACCTTTAGGCATTCCTGGAATTCTTCCTCATCTAGAATATCATGGTCTTCAATAACTAATTTCTTCAATGTGGCTTGACGAATTGCATCGTATAATTTAAGTCTGTCTACTTTACCTCTGAATGGGTCTCCTTCCGAGAATAAAATATCTACCGCCATTTCGGCCATTGTACTTGCATGAGTTAGCGTTTGCATACAACCTCCTTTCTCATTTGAGCTCTAGCAACTTTAAGAGAACGATTAACTTCCGCTGGAGTTTTACCGACTTGAGCAGCGATTTCTTTTGTAGATAAGCCATCGCCTACTAGACCATAGAATAATTCTACAATTTCTCTATCGGTTACCTTTAACTTGCAGAGTAATCGATTAATAAACTGTGTAGTTTCCTGTGATTCAAATGGATCAACTGCTTCTGTTCTTAAGATAAGATCACCTAGCGTATTGTCTCCATCCTCGCCGATTGGGCGATCTAGTGCAATATTAGTAAGGTTAATTGATTCACCTGCCATCTTGCGTTTGTATAGATCGTATTCCTGATTTACCGGAATCCTAACTGTTCTTCCATACTCGCAAAGAGAAAGATTTAATCTTTTGCGAATCCAGAATTGGGCATAGGTTATAAACTTTACATTCTTATCTGCTGTAAACTTACGAGCAGCTTCGATAAGACCAGCATTTCCTTCTTGAATTAAGTCTTCAATTGATAAGCCCATACCAATAAACTTATTGGCAAGAGTTACAACGAACTTAAGATTGGCTGTTACTAAAATATCTACCGCCGTCTCGTCTCCAGCCTGAATTCGTCTGGCCAGATTATGCTCTTCTTCTTTACTGATTGGTTTAGAATGCCTATCTAAACTTTTAAAATACTGTGGCAGACCGGCTGCTGTTTCAAATCTTTTATTGCTCATGATTGATTGGTTTTAGATTGTAAATATAACTAATTATTTTGACACTAAAAAATTTATTTTTATAATATTTCAGATAGTGGTACTAATTCTCTAAAATCGGTACCGTTTTCTACCATGTACCATTCTCCGTCAAGAGTAAATACGTATCCGTATTGTTCAACGTCTGACTCGTTGAATACCGCTAACCCGGCATCAAGTCTGGGACTAGGGAGATCTTCACCTCGGTCCCGGTGGTAGGCTACTGTTACTCCTTTTTCTCGTTCTCCATCAAACGAATGCGGAGTACCTGGGGTTGGGGCTGTTCGGGCTCCCAAGATACTAAGATCGCCAAGAGCGATTAGCTCTTCAACTTTTGTTCTGTCTTGATAGAAAGACATTAGGGTTTGACCGACTCCTTCAGGGTAGCCGTCACTGTGGCAGTAAATACTTGATACTGTCTTGTCTGAATTTTCAATTGCGATTCTGCTTCTTGTTGCCATGATTGATTTGTTTTTAAGGGTTGATTAATAATTGATAAAGCAAATATAAGTAATTAAGTTGACACTAAAAAATAAAGTTATTAACAATTTGGGACTAGGGAGAACCGGCCAAAGCCGGTTCCGGCTAGCCGAATATTACGTCTTCAAAGAATACTGTCTGTAAAACTACATCAGCAGTTTCAGCATCGTCTTCTTCATTTATCATATTCATCAAGTGTCTGATTGGAGTTTTAGAAACTCGCTCGTGGACATCCTTGATAGAAATAGAACGAGTATATTCTCCTTCGCATTCGTGATCGACCATTGTAAGTTCTTTACCGTCTTTCAAGAGTCTAAGTAAAACATCTTCGTAACAGATTTGGGTTCCAGGATTTTCCTGCTTTAAGGCACTAGAAGCTCGTTCATAGTCTTGCTTAAAGAAATCCAATTCGATTCCATATCCTTGCACGTAGCCTAGCCCGTTGCAAAGAGCGTTATGAAATATTTCTTCTGATTCGGTTGTGGTTAATTTGATTTCCATAATTGATAAGGTTTTTAGGGGTTGGTTAAATTGATTAAGAATTAAAATCCATGTACTCGTTAAATGCTTCAGCTGTTGCAGTGATTGCCTCTGCTGCTTCAGATCCGGATAATTGATTACCTAAAATATCTTCTAGGATTTGGGTGTCTGAAAAACCCGCTGCGCGAAGTTCTTCTAATATTGTAAAGGCGATTTTTCTGTCTGACATGATTTTAGTTTTTTTAGATTGGTTTAGAATACAAATATAACAAATAGGTTTGACACTAAAAAATTTATTTTCATTTATTTTAAAAATAGTTATTAACAATTAAATTGAGATTAGGGTCCGTACAATTGACTCCAATAAATTTAGGACTGAAATAATAATTTCTCCAACGAGTCTAAACTTAAGTATCAACAGTATTACGATTGCTGCGATTATAATTTTCTTTATCATGAGATTTGGGGTTTAGATTGATTTAAAATAATTGAGTAGAATCGCTTACGCCGATTGGGCGATTTGTATAATGAGGTCCATCCATATCGATTACCTCGCAACGACCCTGCATACCATCCTCTTTTTTATATGAGGTTAATAATCTTTTAGCTTCCGCTATTGAATGGGCAACCACCGTACCTTGCCAAGACCATTGGTCTTTTGGATTTATAATGCCGGCCGCGTAAACTTTTTTAATCTTAACTTCCTGTTTCATAATTGATTTTTTTAGATTGGTTTAGAGTACAAATATAACAAAAAATCCCCAAACAAAAAAATGTTTAGGGAATCTTTTTTCAAAAGTTATTAACAATTACCAGGTCGGTCTAATTCTTTTATACTGTGAATCTCTTCCAGTATAATTTGGGTCAAAGTAATTTAGTTTATCTTTATGGGTTCGGCGGATTCTAGTGAGAGCCATGTTAACTCGCTGTCTAATAGTTTCCGGACTACACTCAAATCGGTCAGCAACGCTTTTATAACTTTGAGGTTCCGAGCCGTTGAGCCCATACACCAAGTTAATCCATTCCCGTGTTTCGGACGTTAGGCCAGCCAACATTGCCTCTATTACTCTAGACCTTTCTTCCTTGTATAGTCCGGAATCTGTTTTATCTGCAGATTCCAATCGGTCTCCAAAGCTCTCTTCGGAATCCTGACCAATTGGATCGTCTATTCTTTTCTCAAAGCCAGTTACTCCTTTAAGGTCTGCAATAACTCGAGTAGAGAGCTTCATTTTATTTTCCATCTTTGGATGGACCTCCGCTGCTTCCAATAATTCGTCAACCGTAACCGGTCTGCCGTGCTTTGCTTCAAGCTCTCGTTCTATCTCATTAAGAGTATTCATAGTGTATCTTGCATTAGAAGGAATTCGGATTACCTTAACGTGATCGTTGATTGCTTCTATTATTGTCTGCTTGATCCACCATACTGCATATGATATAAATTTGTTACCGGTTGCAGGGTCAAAACGGCGGACCGCTTTGGCTAGCCCAACATTACCCTCGCTTATCAAGTCTTCTAGAGTCAAGCTACCTTGTTGCACAACGTTCTGGTATTTCTTTGCAACCGTTACAACAAACAGCAGGTTATGTTTTATAATCTTGGTTACCGCGGTCTCGTCGCCAGCCGCGATTCGTGCAAAGGTTTCAAGCTCTTCTTCCCGGCTTAAGGGTCTGTTTTTTCCAATCTCGTTTACGTACTTATCGTAACTCTCTTTGTTTTCGGCTAAGGTTCTTACGACGTCTTTTGAATTTATGTTTTTCATATTATCTTGTATTTAACTTTGGCTCCTAATACCTGGAAAGGGAACCTGTTAGGGTTCCCAGTCCTGGATCAACCAAACCAATCAAATTTAGTTTCTTATTTAAAGTTATATTACCCATTAGTTGAGATTCCTAGCCCACTAAGTAAATCTTTTAGCACCTTATCCGGCTCTTGTTCTACTCTTATCCGGTTGCTTGTTTCTCTAAGTACACCTTCTAGAATGTCTGCACCGCCCGGTGTTTCTACTGCTCCAATTGCTGCAAGCAAGGTCTTGCCTAACATTAAAATATCCGGCTGGTCTTTACGGATTCCGCCAATTACTAGACTTTGAGCCAAGTCAGTTAAGTCTGTAATAATCTTTTTCTTTTCTAAATCCCGTGCTTCCATATCCTTTATATCTAGTTGGTTATAATATTATCTTACCCAAATATCTTAATAATAATTACACTAATTAAGATTCCTATTACTGCTATACTTGCTAATTTAGCAGAGAGGTCTAGTTGATCGGGTCTCTTGCCCTGGTTATCGTGTCTCATCTCTTTGGTCTTTAATAATAATTATACTATACCAAAAAAGCGCAGCTGACTGGCCGCGCTTTTTATAATGTAGGATTACTTGTACCTTAGTCTTCCACTGGAATTAATGAGTCACACTCTCCAGAAATATAGAACAAGTTCTGCACTGCGCAACTTATATCTGAACCGCGATAGACCTCATAACCGTCTCGAGCTTTGATCTCTCTATTTCGTGTAGCAACAACTTCTTCTAATGTTGCATAGTGTTTCTTCTTTAAGAGTTTTTTCCAGAACGCCATGTTATCGGCTTGGACTGCTAGCCCTTGTTTTACTGTGAATTCTTTTTTTGCCATGATTGGTTTGGTTTTTAGGGGTTTAGATTGTAAATATAACAAAAGGGTTTGAGACCTGAAAATAAAGTTATTAACAATTATAAACTTTATTATCTAAGCTTACCAAATTATTAAATCGGGTTCCATCCGCAACCGAACCTTGAAAGATCCAATTGGGTGTTACTCTTGGATTATAAGAAACCCGATCTAGTTCGTTTATCTTTGAAATCGTTGGTACCCTAATTTCTATGCTCTCACATAGTATCCAAGAGCAGACAGTTTTATTTGCTCCTTGAAATATTTTAAGTGCAGTGGACCTTTGATTTTTTAACACGCAACCTGCCATTACGAGTTGAACCTCCTTTGGCGAGTGGTATGATACATTACCGTCCGGTCTTTCAATCTTCCATTTCATAAAGTTTTTACCGGCTCCTAAATTAAATCGAACTTTGATACTCTTCATAGGCTTAAGGATTAATTAATAATTTAACCACCTGACATTGTACAAAACCTGTGCTTACGGTTCTGACTGGTTTACTAACGATCTTATTCTCGACTAAGAACTTTAGGATTCCTTCGTTCTCTGAATAATCTTTTATTACAGTTTCTCCTTCTTCCAAACTTGCTTCCGGTATATTTACCGTAGCTACTAGAAGGTCTTCACCGAACGTTGCATCTACAACAGTAATTGCAGTTCTTCCGTTTCCATGGTATTTACCAAACTCAAGTGTTACTTGATATTCGTCTTCTCCAAGTTCTAATTTGTATTCTTGCATAGTTGATTTGTTTTATGGGTTGATTAATAATTAATTAGGTATAACACTGGGACTAGGGAGTCTTTTGACCGTTGAGCTTATATACCCTTTCCCAAAACTCGTTGAAGCCTAGGGTCTCATCCGGTAACACTGTGCTCTGTAGTCGTGGACCGCCGCCAAATTCCAAGTTTACTGGGGTTCCGGCTGTCTGGTCAAGACCGGCTAATCGTTCGATAAATGATTTGATTTTCTTCTTCATGGTTAAGTTTGGTTAAGGGTTAATTAATCTTGACTTGAGGCAAACATTTTCTGGCCAGTAGTAATAAATTTATCGTACGCGGCCGCGCCCATTGACTCTTTAAGTTTCTGCTTTAAGGCATTTAACTCTTTTACTTTCTCAAAAGACTCGAGCCATTTGTTGGCGTCCATTAGTTCTTTAACTTGCCAATTGGTGTCTAACACCTGGCTGAAAATTAGCGATTGTTCTTCTGTCATGTTTGGTTGGTTTAGATTGGTTAATACAAATATAAGTATAATTTTTGACACGGAAAAATAAAGTTATTAACAACTGGGACTAGGGAGACCGAGCCGGCCGAGTCTAAATAGACTCGATCGGTGTAAAGATTTCGGCAATGTTGAATTCTTCTCTTTGTGCGGCGGCTACCATTCTCTCCAAGCATACTGGGCCAAGAGCGGTGTGGATAGATTCCGGATGGGTAAGCGGTAGTCCGCATTTGCAACATCTACCTTCATGGAAGAGTCCAACTCGACCGCGTAAGATTTCAGGATTTTTGATTGCGGCTACGATCCAGCCCAGAGCACGGGCTAGGCGAGAGTCCGGCTGAACTCCGCGACCAAGTTTGGTTCCCATATCCTCCGCGAACAGGGTACCTGCAAAATCCATGCCGGTACGACCGTCGTTAAGTAAAGAAATGTACACGTAGAAAATTGGCAGCATTTTCTTGCGATCTTGCTTGTCGCGCAACTGCTTGATTTTAACTGTCATGTGGCTGCCTTCTGCAAGATTGCGAAAGGTAAGCACCGCTCTGCCCGCTAAGGCAAGTTTTGGAAGAGCGAGTGGGTTGAGGTTCGGACGGGGAGTTGATTGGTTTCTCATAGTTGATTTTTTAGATTGGTTGATAGAGTAAATATAACAAATCTATTTGAGACTAAAAAATTTTTAGTGAATTATTTTAGAAAAAAGTTATTAACAATTTGCGGAACTCGTTAAAGAAAAAAGGTCCCCAACTAAAAAATAGTTAGGGACCTTTTCAGAAAAGATTTGGTTAAGAGTTATCTACGTTTACATTTAACTAGAATAAAATCTTCTACCCATTGGCCGCTTGTCCAGGCCTGCTTGACCTCGGCTTCGGTGTAGGAAAAATTATGTCTTCCAGCCCAGTCTTCTACCATTTTTAGATAGGGCCAAAATCCTGGATCTGAATCCCGGTCTTGACCTCGGGTCCGGTCAATCTTTTCTTGTACCCTGTCTTCTGTTCCGCCTTTGCGTCCGCCTTTTCCCATACCAATTATTTCTTAGTTAAGTCTTTTCCGGATTTAGGTACCAACAATTGGATTAGGAATACTAGACCCCAAGCCTGCAGTGCAGAAATCTGCGCAACACCTGTAAAAATTTCTGGAATCAACCAGTTCCAGAGCCATTTAACTGGAAAAGCCATTATTACCGAGGCTGCAAATCCAATCGCGAGCGCTCCAAGTAACTGAACAATCTGTTCTTTTCTATTTTTCATATTGTATTATATTTTATATTTCTGTATAAGTATATCTTACCATAACCAAGGTTCTTCTCTTCTAGACTTTAGGAGGGCTTTAACCCTGCGGTAAAGAATCTTTTTTTCTACCCCAACCTTTTTCTCCAATAGATCTGCTAAGATCCAGTTCCAGTCAATTAGACCTGGTTTTTTTAGCGCGGTCTCAAGAGTCTGGTCGATTATATCCTTTGGTCTCTGTAACATTCTTCTTCCTCAAATTTTTCCCAACCTAACTCTGCCAGTCTGCGGGTTATTTCATGCGCCCATTCAAACTCTTCTCGGTCTATTGCCTCGGCTCTTGCGAGGATCAAGGCTTCAACAACTCTGCTCCCTAAATACTCTTCTAATTCCGGATACCAATCCGCCGCCGTGAGACTTGAATCCCGGACTTCAGATTCCAAACCGCGAATTGCCCATGCTATTTGGTGCCAGTCCCGGCCAGACTTCTCGAGAATTCTTAGAAATTCTGCAACCAAGGTTTGTAATAACATCTTCTTCCTAAATTATATTTTACAGAAATCTTATACTCTATCCAACCACAAAGTTTAGATCCAAAAAAATGCATAGGCTAAAGGAGTTAAATGCTTTTTTCTCTAGAGCAGGTTAGGTTAAGCTTAACTAACTTTCGGCGGGGTCTAACCGATTTCGGCGGGGTACAGTACAACCGATTCCGGCCCAGGTTAGGCTAAGCTCGGCTGGTCTCTAGCGCAGGCCAGGTCTGGACAGGCCTAAGCCCGGCCGGAGTTTGGCTAGCTAGGAGCAGGCTCCATGCTCGGTACCGAGCTAGCAACTGGCCAGCCGGCTCCTGGCCTGCCACCGGGCTAGCTGTCCCGGGAGCAGCAAAAAGTGAACTACTCCCGGCCCAGGAGATGCCCTGGAGGCTGCCCTGGAGGTCACTACCGGAGCTGCCCCAGGCTCACAATATAGCAGCCCGGGGTGACTCCGGGAGGTGCCCCAGGAGTGACCTTGCTGACATAAAAAAAGTACTCCTGGAGGCCGGCCGCAGCACTTTACTTTTTTCCGGTTTCTCCACGGACCAGGATTCACCGACAATACCAATGTGCCCAAGAGCTATTCTGAAATTCTCCCCGGGCCCGGGCCGGTTTGCTGGGCTCATTTGGGAGGTCACCCGCTACCTGGAGCAAATTCTCCCCCGGGTTGGGGTCTGCTTATACAGGCTAATAGATTAAATAAATCGTGGAGCGGGCTCCTATAAATAATACCATGAAACAGTATATTGATCAATTTCATAAGTTTGCACTAACCGAGGCTTTAAGTCTTTCACCAGAGGCTCAGCACCTGGTAAATCTAGCTAGGCTTAACCAATTGGGTATCGCAGAGAAAGGGCTCAGGGTTATTAAAGCAAGCTTACGTTGGGAAAATATTGGGCTTAAAAATCCACTATACGGTAATCCAGAACCTTTTGTTATTTGGCAGCGTTATGAAAATTGGCCGGCGGATCTGGCTCAATCCAAAGCTGAAGAAGACTCTTGGGTAGATTTTCCACAAAGTATTCCAGGCTTCATGGAGGCTTATGGTCGTGAAGGTGATACTGAAATCGTTGATGAATGGTTACTAGATGAAGCCTACCAACACGATGCGGATGTCTTATGGATAGCAACCGACAATATCTGGAGATTTGTGGCAACTGGCGAATTTCTACCCCCATTAAATAAACTATAACTATGAAAAACTACATAACCTCATTTAAGCTATTTGAAAATACTGAACTTAACTATGCCCGGCTTATCCAATTGGGTATTGCAGAGGTTCAACCCGACCGCCGAATTGATGGTCAACGCCCGCATATCAAGGATCTAGACCGTGCCAGGGACCTGGTTGCGGGGTCAAACCCATTGGGCCGAGCCGTGAGTATGAGTAAATTAATTACTGACCCGGAAAAATTGATACGCCGAGCAAAAGCAGTCGCCTCTGAAATTCATCGCCAGCGACCAGAAGAGTTAGGTACAATATTTGCACCGTTTGCAAAACGGTTACGCGAATTAGGCTTTAATGAAAATGGGGTACAGTTAATAATGCAGTATGGGTTGGGTAACCGCAGATAAAATTGGGCGTGCCTGCACCGCCAAGGTTACCCCCTTGGGCGGGCCGGAAAAAAGAAAAAGAGAAAATGTTGAAACCATTCCAGGCTTGGATAACTGAAGCCTACCAAGAAAAAGCAGAGCACAAGGTTCCTCTACACGAGGCACTGCAATACCACCTAGTGGCCGGCCTCTCGGTTTGCGAATCAGTATTTAGACCCGGCAGTCTTGCCCATCAGCGCTTAATCGTTGAGGCTCGAAGGGTTTGGCAAGCTGGAGAAATTAGCCTGTCTAGTATAGATCAGGACCTGTTTAGGGATACCGACCTGGGCCTAACTGCCCAATTTGAAGGCACAACTATCCTACTCGACTTTCCAATTTTTGAAGCCGAATACCACGGTAAAACCGTAGAAATCGGTAAACCTCAACGCGGTGGAGCCAAGAAATATCACGTCTACGTAAAGAACCCGGCCACGGGTAAAGTCAAGAAAATTGCATTTGGCGATGTTCACGGCGGACTTACTGCAAAGGTTAGTAATCCGGCTGCGCGTAAAAGCTTTGCAGCTCGCCACCAGTGCCATCTTAAAACGGACCGCATGAGCGCAGGTTACTGGGCTTGTCGTATTAATCGCTATGCCCATCTTTGGGGTGGCAAAACTTACCCAGGTTTCTGGTAGCATTAATCAACAAGTTGTGTTTAACCGTAAAAAGAATCCAGCTTATGCAAAAAAGATGGAAAGCGTTAGAGCTGAAGTAAAACGCCAACTTGGTAAAAAGTAATAAATGATGCAACTTCCATTTCAAGAAACCCAAATTACTGGTGAAATCTCAGTCCGAAAATTCAGTGCCGACCTTGATCGGGAAGAACTTACTTGGCACCGTGATGATGAAGATCGGGTAGTTGAATCACTAGGCCAAACTGACTGGCTCATTCAATTTGAGAACTGTTTACCAGTTGTCCTAACCAAACCGGTCATTATTCCAAAAGGTGAATGGCACCGACTGCTGCAAGGCACTGGTGATCTAACTGTTCAAATCACAAAAAAGGGAACCATTAACTGATTCCCTTTAGACTGTTGTAAGTTGCTAAACTTATGCAACTACCTTGCGACCGCGTACTTTATCGTACATACGATTCACAATTTTAGTATTTTGGTGACGACCGTTTACTACTCCACTTACGTAAGTAGGGGTCACATTCAATTCAGCAGCAATTACCTGGTTATCTCCACGACGCTTACGGCCTGTGATGATTTCCAATTTTTGTGGAATTGATAATTTTTTGTAGCTAGCACCTTTACGGCTATTAGTACTACGAGAAACAGTTGCAACTACTGGAGTTGATACTGCCTTTGCTGCTACCTTGGTAGTAGACTTTGTTTTTGATGTTGACTTTTTCATCTTTTTGATTTAAAATTATTACTTAGTTAAAGTACCTAATCCATTTTAAAATTGGTCGACCCTAGATAAATAATCAAAATATCTCTTTAAAAATGAAACAAATCAAACTATTTAAGCAATACTTGATCCAGGAATCAGACAATGAGGCTAACCTAGCAAGACTTAGGGAATTGGGAATTGTCGAGCCTGAGTCGTTTGACAAAAGATACCAAAAGGTATTAGATGAATGGGGTAGCGATCCTGAGATTAATGCCGCAATTCGCAAACTAAAAGAGAGAACTGGCCAAATTATTGATAAATTCATTGACCGTCGTACTGAAGATGAATGGTCTAGATTTATGGATGATCTATATAATGGTGAAACTGTATACGATATGGGCTGGCTTGAATATATTATAGTTAATGATCTTGCCGACTAAAACCAGTAAGTATCAAATAGTACAAAAGATAAATAATATCTAGAAAATAATTACTCTATAATATAATGAAGAATCAAATAATTAAAAGCTATACTAATTGGCTACTTGAATCACTATCGCTAAATGAAGCGGTTGACCAAGCAACTATTCAGCAAATGGCCAAGAATCAAGACCTTAATGGACTTTACGAACTATTAATTGCAAACGATGACGAAGCAACAAAAGCCTTACCTAATTACAAGTCAGTAACGGAATGGTGGAAACGCGGCGGTGCTGATCTTAGTCTATGGAAAAGTTTAGTAAAAACTGGAGGTGCTGCAGCCCAAGATAAAGCAAATTCTGCTAAAAGTATGTATTTTTGGATAGGCGGCTTTATTGCTGGTGGTAAAACAACAACAACTGGTGCATCAAAATATAACTATATTTCAAATATTGAATCATTAGTTAATGCAATTCCGGCAGCAGCTGCTACAATTTCAGCAATTAATCCAGCTGACCAAAAATTTGCAAACATAGGAACTACTGCAAAAACTGCATTATCTAATCTAATTACCAGTTGGAAAAATGCTGCCAGTATTGCTACTGAAATTTCAAATTTTATTAAATTAATTAAGGGTAAAGGCTTCAACCTTAATCAAAGTGCCGCAACTATGCTTATTCCAACCGCTTCGTTAGCCGGCTCTTACACAATGGACGGTAAACAAGTTTCATTTGCTGACTATTTTAAAGGATATGCTAATGCCTTATCAACCACTGGTAAAGTTACTGGCTTTTCAAATCATCGCTGGGGCACAGACATTTCAGAATTAACTCTTGATAGAGTAAAAGCAAATATTCAGACACTAACCTCTGCCCTTGGTTCACAAGCAACAATTTCTCAATATTTTAGTGCAAACCAGACAATGACGCCTGAAAATAAGAAAATAATTATGGATGCGCTTGATGCAAAAGTTAAAGAGCACATTGTAAAAGCTGCTAAATCCGCTAAGCCTGGAACACCTGAACTTACTGCTGATCAAGCAATTAAGCTTGCAACTAATTTATCAATTGTACCAAAGGGATCAGCAATTACAGTACAGCCATCAGCTACTCCAGCTGCCCCAGTATCAACAACACTAAACGGAACTTTTCCAGAAGCAAATGGAGACTGGAATTCTGACGGACTTAAGAAGTCAGTTAATTATTTTCCAGACGATTCAATCGATATTAAACCAGAAATGCAAACTGCATTAAATACTGCAGTTAAAAATGCAGTAGACGTAATTACACAGGATGGTGGTAAAATTACAGCAGTTAGAGTTTGGGGAACATCTTCTACCAGTATTGTACCAAGTTCGTATGATAAAGCAACTAAGAAACCTAGTTTAAAAGATTATACAACCCAAAAGAATATCGATCTTGCCCTTGACCGATTAACCTCTTTAAAAACTGCGCTTAACTCTGCATTTACAACAGCCGGAGTTGATGCTGCAATAATTAAACCAGCTGATGCAAATAGTCAAACTTTACCAAATAATGGTGATCCAGCCGTTAAATGGAATAAAGAACAATATGCGAATAGAGCAAATGATCCAAAATTACAGGCGGACTATGAAGATAAATTTGGTAAATACAGATTTGCATTTGGTCATTTTGCAATAGACTTTACTAAAACCTCAATACAACCTCAAATAACTGAGCCAATTGCAACCTCTTCTTCTAATTGGGACGTACGCATTGGATGGGCTGATGAATCTACCACTATTAAATTACCGGGAATACCAGGATTAGGCTCTAGTACTGGTACAAAAGCACCAGGCAAAACTAGCTCAGTTGGTTGTCCTAAATTTTAAAAAGTTTTAGCTACTAAACCGGTTCCATAAAAGGACCAAGTACTAAGTTCGCCAAAGATACTTTTACGGATTGGGCTCTGTTTTACAGTTAAGGCAAAGGCAATATGAGTAATGTCACGGGTCATTAATATGGCTCTATGCCCTTCTGAATTCATCCATTGACTAAAAATTAACTGAACCGCAGAGTCTTCGGTAATTTTAGTTGGTGAATCTGTTGCAAAACGACCAGCACAAATTTCACCAACTGCTCCAGTAAAAATATTAAGCCATTTTGAATTATATTTTTCAATACGTTGCATTGGCCCAACGTATTCTGTAGTTTCTCCAGGTTGGATTTCATATTCAATATGATCAATTTTATCTTTTGCAACCTGGTATCTATTATGAAATTGAGCAGCCGAATCTAACAGGGCTGAATAAACTACCGGACTAAGATTTTCTTTAGCTCTTTCAATATTTGTTAATCTAATTAATTCTAATTCCTGAGGAGTTTGTGAGAATGCATTGATTCCAAAACTTAAAAATAATATTGAGATTAAAGTTTTCATAATTAGAGTATTTGATTAAGATTAATATACTCCTGATATTAATAAAATTTCCTTAATAAATAAAAAATATGAAAACTTTTAAATTTTTATCAGTAGCAGTACTTGCTCTACTACTGTTCACCAGCTCAGTTAAAGAGCCCAGTCCAATAAAATTAGAACACACAGGTTATACTTCCTATTACAGTAAAACCTTGCACTATCCATTAAAGGTTGAATGGTGGGATACTAAAGCCAGACTTGAGTGTCCAGCCACTAAGGTTGCACGCAAAGATCAATTTGCACCAGACCCACTATTACCAGCAGAAACTGACTTAATGGATGATTATGTAGGTTCAGGTACTGATCGAGGTCATATGTGTCCAGCCGCAGATAATCAGTGTAGTGCTGAATTGCAAAAGGAGTGTTTCTATTTTTCAAATATGGCACCACAATATCATTCCTTAAACGCCGGAGACTGGAAAAATCTTGAGGGCCGAACTCGCGAGCTAGCTACTGAATTTGATTCAGTAATGGTTTGGTGTGGCTCGACTGGAGCAGCTAAAAAGATTGGTTCAACCTCGGTACCACTTAAATGTTGGAAAGTTTTATTTGTTAAAAAGACAAAAGTTTGGGAATATTATATTTTTAATAATACGCCAGATAAACCAGTTGGACTAGAGCATTGGAAAGTTACAAAAGCCCAGGTTGAGAAATTAACAGGCTATAAGTTTACAACCAAATAAAATATTTCACTTACTAGATGACACTGGCCACTATTTAACGGGTCAGTCAATAGTAACCTAACCCAAATACTAAATCATCTCAGATCACATTAAAAAAGCCGGGAATCCGGCTTTTGGTGTTTATAATAACGTATATAATGATTTTAATTGATCCATTATGCTCCAGGTTTGGTTTGAGGTTTCTTAGTTAAAGCCGCAATCTCTTTGTTAGTTTGACTTGTTGTATTTGTAATTGCTGCAATTGTAGTATTTGTTGCCTTTGATGCTACATAGTGTTTAGCAGCGGTTTTAAGTAAAAGTTCACCAGTTTCACCAGCTGCTCCGTGTGCTCCCAGTTTTAATGGATTAAGCTTTGCTAGAAATTGTAAAAATTTATTAATTGAGGCTGGAATACTTTTGGTTATTATTTCTCCTAATTTAGTAATTGCAATATCAATTGATCCAAATTTACCAATAACCCATTCGCCTAATTCTGAATTTTTAAATGATTTAATTTTTTGACCAACCCATTTTCCAATAGCTTCAACCATTCCAAGCAAAACTTTAATTTTAGCTGACACGTCTGGGGCAACAGACTTTGCTAATTTAAAAGCAGTTGGGTTAGAAAGGCCTTCAGTAAAAGCTGTCATTACTATTTTAATTTGAGCCTTTAGTGCAACCGCCAAAGCTTGAGCTCCGCTAATTGCAGCAACGGATGCTAGTGTTATTAAGCCTTGCATATTTAAAGAAACCTTTTCAGCTTCAGTATTTGCAACTTTTGCTTGCAGCGTATAGGAAATTGCATGAATTACGTCAATTATACTGCCTGAACCTGGAACCCATGAATCAGCAACTGCGCTAATCACATCAACTCCAAGATGAGCTAAATCATCCCATCCCCAATCTTCATTGAGTTCGTGTTCTCGTGCGTTTGTCCAATCGCTATATTCTAATAGGTACTGCATTAAAATCCTTCAACATTAGGTAAATCATTACCTGGTTCAAAGTCCTCTTCTTCAGCTTCACAATGCTCTTTACAGTCTGAGCAAATTCCGCCTTGCATGATTGGTGCACCACAACAATTTGATTCGCCAGTTTCGTATGCATCATATGGATGCCAGCTTTCGTTAAGAAAATCTTTAAAATTTTTTATAATTGACATTGTAAGTTAGTTATTTTATGGTTCAACTTGGTCTTCTTCATCTTCGATACCAAGAGCCATTGAATTAAATTTATTCCAGGCAGTAATTGCAGCTTTCATGGTTTTATTAAGCTCAATTAAAGAGGTCTTTAATTCTTCAACTTTTGTTTTATCAGCTTCTTCAACTGGGTTTTTACGAATGTCTGCTGGAATTTCCAAAAATTCGCCTTGTTTTTCTTTAAATGCTTTAATCGCGTCTCTACGAGCTTTGTCTAAAGTTTGGTATTCTTCAATTTCAGACTCGGCTGATACGATTTCTGGTTCAGATGGAAGTTCTGGAGTAGTTGCTGCTGGAGTTTCGGTGGTAGCTGGTAAAGCTGCTGCATCCATTGTTGCCGGTACTTCTGGAGTATCCGTTGGCACCTGTTCGTTTGCTTCAACTTTTTCAGATTCTTCAATCCATTGTTGATATTTATGAATCATTACTATTGATTTTCTTATTATTTATCTACGCTAGGGATAAATAAAACAGAATGGCAACGATTGTAAACTTTAATACATGGGTATCTGAAAATATTGAGCATCCAAGACCTCTTAAGCAATTAGGCGATCTTGGTATTAATCGTAAATTCGGCAGAAACCCTCATACCGGTGACAAATATGAAACTGAACTGTTTCCAATGTTCCGTCGGTTAAAGACTAGAATAGCCGCACTACCTAAGAAACCAACGCTAGAAGAATGGTTCGCAATGATGCAGAACTCAGATAATCAATTTTATTCAATGGTACAGGCGGATACTTTAGCTCAACCTGATGTACGCGAGTTATGGAGAGACTTAACTGGTCAACGTGCTTCAAAGATGAAGCGTTATAATTTATCAGAATCGGCAGAACCTACTGCTTGGAAAAGTAAACTTGATCCAGACTGGACAGTTATTGCCTTGTGGCCAGAGGATTCTCTATATAAAGATTTTGCAAAGATCTTTAACTATTTAGGAATTGCATTTGCAGATCTTTCTTCAAAAACAATCTATATTGACGGAGTAATAATTGAGAGTCAAAACTTAACAAGTGATCACATACTTGCAATTGAGGCTCATGAAATTGCACATTTTGAATTAGATCACTCAGCGTCTAAATACGATCGAGCAAATCAATATGATGAACGCCAAGAAATGGAAGCTGACTGGTTTGGTATTAGACTACTTAAACTAAAAAATGCAGTGGATGCAGCTGATCTTTTAGAAGATCGTTATGAATTATATTATGGCGAGCCTTCATCTACTCTTGAAAAGACTGACGATCTTGAAACAGTTCTTAATAACTACGTCAACTAAAAAAAATATAAAATACAATGAAAATTTCTAAAATCGGAGATGTTAAACGTTTTTCATTTGGTGAAATGACCTCAAACGATAATGGTAAAACTTCAGGTACTTCAGTTGCTGGTCTCTATATTATCTTTATTGGGGGCTTATGCTTCTTATTAGGATGTATTGACAAGTTATGGATTAGTAAATCAATTGATGTTATTACTCAAGCAATAACCTTTACCTTAATTGGAGCAACTCTACTTGGTGTTAAAAATGTTATGAATGGTAAAAAACCAGCAGCAACAGATTTAGTAGAGGCACCAGCTGAATCAACTTTGCCAGAACAACTTAATTCATAATTAAAAACGAATCTAATAAAAATAGCCCTAATATTAGGGCTATTTTTGTTTAGTCAGTATCGTCCTGTTTACCATTTGTTATTTCCTTATAATAGTCCCAAAGCTCTTGGCAACTTTCATAATTTTCTTTATATTCTAAATATCCAATTACTTCAAGAACCTCCTTCCAATAGGTTGAGGTAACTCCTTTACTGTCAATATCTTTATACTTTTTGATCCAGGCTTCTTCGTTTTCTACGTAGTCTCGTACCATCACCATATCCAATTTTTTGACGAGGCAGTACCTCTATAGTATATTTAACGTCGACCTCAAGTAATTCTTTAAAGCACTTAACAAAATCGTTGGTGTGTAAACTTAGTACTGAATTATAGTCATCATCTCGATATCCGCCAAACAGTGCACATGAAACTGGCAATGGCCGACCTAATATTTTATCCATGCCTTTTACCCATTTCCAAAAAAGAGTTGAGCATGCAGACCAATGATCAGTATCACATTGTCTGCCTAAATTATCATCTGCGTGAGAATCTGCTCCGTGACACCAAACCACATAATGAATTTTATTATTTAGAATAGCATATTTTAATCGCTCTAACCATTTTGCAAGATCGGCTAAATAGTCAGAGTCATATCCTTCTGGATTAATATTAAAATCTAATGGAACTGCTTTATTTAAGTTTTTACAAAATGCACGACTGTCTTCAATTGAATTTCCAAAATGGCCATCTAAATCTAAATAGGCCCCACTTAATCCAAATTCATTATAGATTTTAAGTGATGCAATTACTTGACCACTAAATGTACAGAAACCGCTACCTCCACTTGGTCTAGCATGGTGAAATCCGCTAGTTGGACTGAAACTAACCTGTTTTGGATTAACTATTGAATTTCGAATTGCTGCATATAGTGATGAATTTGTATATCTAATTGAGTCAGCAAACTGTTTTGACCACGCTAATGAATTTGAACAGCACAGACCGGTCCCATTAAAAAAATCGTCCACGTAACTTTTATGATGAGCCATTCTAAAATCAGTTTTAGTAAATGGTTTAAAGTCATCAGTTATTGAAAAATTGCCGAGAAGTTTTTTCTGTTTTAAATATGCCAACAGAAGTTTAGGTTTTAATGGAGACTTACTATAATTAGAAGTCTTGTCATTTTCTAAAACCTGTTTTGGCGTATAAAAAGTTTTTATTTTCTTTGATCTCATACTTAATATAATATACCACAAAAGCTTAGATACTTTCGATTGCATATTATATTACCACTAACCTAAATCAGTTGGTTCATCTTTAAAAAATTTATCTAATTTATCAAGATGTTCAAATAATTCAGCTGCTCCAATTGGGGCAGTATCTAATTCAGATTTTTTAATTATATCAGTTGTAAAACTATAAAGAACCAATTCGCTTAATATTGTTCGGATAAAATCAAAAAATTGCCAATCAGTTATTCCACTAAATAGTGCATCATCATGTTTATCATCATCATAATATTCTAGGAAATCATCGATCACAATTGACGTATCTAATAATTGATCAACTGTTATATCATAAATGCTATGGAGTTCGTCCTCTGATCCATCATCTTCTTCATCAATAATTTCTAGAGCTAGTAGGGCTGAAAATGTGTATATTTTTGGATCATCTATATCAGGTAAAGGTTTTACTTTACCCATCCACAATAGACAAATTGCATCTATTTTAAGATTATGCGGCTCAGCCGGTCGACTTAACAATTCTATAAATAGGTCTTCAACTTGCACGCCATTAAGATATGCAAGAAATACAAAATTTAATTGCTCAGAATATGGAGTTAACATATTAATAATGTCTCTTAAGGTAACATTTTTTTCTATATGAACTTCATATGGTAAATACCAAGTAATAGGTAAGCTCGTATCAGCAATATTTCGGTCGATCCATTTTTCAGAAGTTTCATCCCAAAATGAAACTAGGATAGAGTATTTAGTAAATGTGAGTTTTTGCATGATCCAAATCTTTTTAAGTATTCTACTATGGTTATCTAACCGGATTCAAGAATAAATAACTAAAAAGTATTTTTTATATAATTATGGCAAAGTCTTTTATAGAAACAATTAATGAATCAAATATTAATCAGGGTGGGCTAGTTGATGAAATGGGAGTTAAACGCCCTGAACGATTAGCGGGCAGTCATATTGGTAGAGCTAGACAGGAAACCGTTACTCGTAGACAGCAGCTTGCAAATCAGCCAGTTCGTAGAAGTTACGCAGAAGTTGCTGCTGAGTTAACTCGTGCACTAAAGCAGGTTACTAGACTTGAGATTACAATGGAAAAGCCTAGTAATACAAGAGACTACTATCCAAGATTTCCACAACCAATTGTTGATTTACTTAAAGAACTCAAGCAGATTGATGAAGGTAGAATGAAAGATGATTTTGGTAAATGGAGAGATGTTTATCCATCAGGTACTTCAATTTATCTTAGAACTGAAGAGCCAAGCTCATTTCAACGAAGCCATTTCCCAAATGATGGAATTAGACCTGCGCTTAGGGGTACAGGATTAGGTTATAAATTGTACAGAACACTATTAAAATATGCGGGTTATATTTCATCAAACTCAAGTGGAACTCCTGAAAAGGACAAAGCTTGGGGATCATTATTAGACTATAAAGCAAATCCAGATGGAACACCATCAGTCGATGATGCCTTAGCCATAATTGGTCCAGGTAGTTGGATGGCAATGGATAAAGGTATAAGCACTCAATCAAAAATTGATGTAGCTGAAAGATTTATTGAACGCCAAATTGGTTTTAATAACACAAAACCCGACAGATTTGATATTGATGATGAGCTTCTTTCAATTTTACCTGATACATTTTTAACAAAATTAGATGATGCTTATTTGGCTTCATTAGGCCGAGACGGCCGTGTACCAAATGAGAGATTAACCTCAATTAATGCAGCTAGATCAGAAGTACAGCGCCTTGACAGAGAAAGAGCAGAACGCCAAGCAATTGCAGATAGAGAGCGTAGAACTCGTGAAGAGGCTGAAACTCGACAACGTCTTGCTTCTCGTATTACACAATTTGGCGCAGAGCCAGATGCAGAATGGCAAGTTGGCGACTTTATTGTAGTTAAAAGCTATCTGTATGATGCAAGTTATGGTAGCTTACCAATTAGGTATGTGGTTGATGTACGTAACGGGACTTATATTGCTGTAAATATTAATGATGCTATCCGAATTGAGGCTGGAGAGATTACACCAGGAAATGCAAGTGATACTCGAACAACTGATGATAAATCAACCTGGGTTAAAGTAAATATTGAAAGTATTCCGGACTTAGATAGAGTTAACCTAACCCCAGCTGGTAAAACATTTATTAGTAATAGATTACGTCCTGAAGTAGTTCAACAACGTCGAGATGCTGAAGCTCAAGCAGAAAGAGAACGTATTGAAAGAGATCGTTCTCAAAACTTGGCCAGAACTGCAGATAAAGCCCTATTTGGTAAACTTGATTTTACTGGAGCTGAATTAAAACAGGCTGTTAATAATCGCCAAACTTTGGATAATCTTGACCTGCTTAAGAAAATCAGAACTGGTAATTTTGCAAAATTTGTAGTTCTAGCAGAACCTCAACAAGCAACCCTTAGAGGAGCCGCTGGCGTTCCAGTATTTGTAGCAGTTGAAAAAATAGGTAGAGCAACACGGTCAGTTGAAAGTCCACAGGAATTAATCAGTAATCCGCGTAATATTAGCTTGATTAATGTAGTTACCGGTAAAACAGTTGAAGGTCCATTTGTTGGAATGGGATTAGTTGCCCTAAGTCTTGAACCAGTTACAGAACAGGATAAATTAATGGCCAGAGCTGGAGATCATTATTATATTGCAAATCACCAAAACAATTGGGGTATTTTATCTAAATGCGATTATACAACCAGAAATACTGCAAATCAGCCGTTTATTTACTTACGAACATTTGGTGGAGCTGAAAGACCTACTCCAGTTAGATTGGATCTTTTAAGAAAGATAACTGACCGAACTGAGATTGCCTAAAGTACAATTGGCGGATTCTTCTTATAGAATTCTGCTAATCTTTCTCTGAATTTAAAATAGTATTCTCGCATTTCGCTAGAGTCCATTCTAAAATGTTGTGGCGCTAAGTTTACTTCATTTGAAATCCAAATTCTGCAAGTAACTGTTTTAACCTGCATGCGGTCCCAAACCGCAACTGAATATGCTGCAACTTGATTTTTATAGTCTTCAATCCATTTTTCTTCCTTGGGTTTACGAGCAGTTTTAAAATCTACAATTGCATGGTCACCGGTTATTAATTCAGAAACATTATCTACAGTACCAGCAAATCCACCGTCTCTTGCGGTCCATAGGAATCGCTCTTGAGCAATTACCCGTTTAATTTCGTCAAATGAATTTGATTTTATAAAATTATAGAAGAGCATGCCGCCTACAATTTTTGCCCGATTATCAAATTGATCAATCTCATCATCTATTCTGGCCAAGGCCAGGGTGTCCTCAAGTCTGTCCTTAGCAGACATTGACTGTGGCAAATTAAGATAAATTTCGCATAGTCTGTGCATTACCGTTCCACGGTTAGCTGCATCTTGACCTATTTGATCAGCTTTTTGATGACCTATCCGGTTTCTCCAAGCATCAAGCCCAGATTTATCAGAGGTATCTCCAAGCACAGAAGTTACACTTGGGAAAGTTCCCAATATTCCAGTTGAATCAGATACTTGATAGTATCGAAATCCATTCAGCACAACTCTTTTAATTGATTCAGGCATTAGATAAATAACTTTACAATATAGTACACAATAAATATTTAAAGTTTAACATGATTAAAACATTTACCGAATTTAATTCAACCATCAATGAAGATGGTTTTTGGGACTGGCTAACCGGTAAGAGTGAAAAAGGCGATACTAAAACTCAAGGAAATACTGAAAACCAAGGTGTACTTGATGCAAAAGTTGCCGACTTTTATAAAACCCTTGAAGACTTTGCAAATTCAAATAAATCAGTTAATACTCAACTTTCAGGCAAGTTTGAATATTCTAAAATGGTTGAAAATATTCAACTTGCATTAGAATTTTTAGGATATAAACTTGAAAAATACGGAGTAGATGGATATTTTGGCCCAGAAACGGCTGCTGCTATTGATAAATTTAATTTAGAAACTCTACCTAAAATAGAACATATTTAATATGCTTAAAACGTTTAACCAATTTACTAAAATAATTAATGAAGCAGCTGACGAAATTATTGATATTTCAGCTGAGTCACAATATGCTAGAAAAGGAGAACCTCTTGCATCAAATAATTTTTTCATAATTCACCATACCGCTGGTCGTGGAACTGCATCTGGCGTTGTTGGCGTTTTAAATTCTAGAGGTAAATTAGGCGTACAGTGGGTGGTTGATAGAGACGGTACAATTTATAAAACACTTCCTTCAAATTCAAGAGGCGCTCATGTTGGAGCATCTGACGGTTATCGTGGAGCACCTCCAGGAATTTCAAATTCAAATGCCCAAGGGGTTGAAGTTATTGCAAAGAATGATGCTGATATACAAATGCCTGAACAAGGAATTGCAGTATTAAAGATTATTAAACATCTTGGTTATACTAAGAATCAAATATTTGGCCATGGCGAAGTTAATCCAGGCCATAAGGCTGCAACTGAGGGTGCAACCATTAAACAATATGTAATGGATCATTTTGACGATCCAATTGACTTATCCGTATTTGATAAAGAAACAACAGTTGACAAAGCTAGCCCAATGGCTGGCGGTAATCAAAAAGTTGCTACAATTGATTCAGATCTAATTAAGCGACTTATTGCAAAATTAAAAGAAAAGAATTTTTCTCAAGCTGATTTAGACAAATATTCAACTTCATTAATTGCAGGTAAAGGCACTAATTTTAAAGCTGGAGGAGGTTTTCCAAAAGAAAATATGATTGCATTAGAACAGTCAATGGATAAAAATGGAATAACTAATGAATTTGCACGTAAAGCAATTTTAGGTGTAATTTCAAAAGAGTCTTCAAAGGGCGGTAGCGAAACTTCCTATTTTAGTACATCACTTGCAAGAATGAAAGAAGTATTTGGAGCCAGAATTACAAAATACTCAGATCAAGAAATTGAAGGTTGGAAACAATTAGGTAAAACTGAATTTGACCATAAATTTTGGGAAGCAGTATATGGTGGAATGTACGGTAATACTGCACCAGGAGATGGAGAAAAATACAGAGGCCGAGGTTTTAACGGAATAACTTTCAAAGGAAATTACGAAAATCTACAAAAGATTTATAATAAGACAAATCAGGCTTTAGGTAGTATTGACATTGTTAAAAATCCTGAACTTCTTGAAAAACCTGAGGTTGCGGCAGAATTTGCAATCCTATATTTTATTGATTCATTTAAAAGACACGGTAAAGATCCAAATAACTATTCAGATTTAGATTCAGCAGTTACTGACTATATTAGGTCAAATGCAGGTTGGGGAACTTCATTAGATGGAGCAGTTGTTTCGGTTGGTTTTCAAAAAGCAAAAGCTTTTGCTAGTTCATTAGACTCAACTGCAACTGCTTAATACTCAAGATCATAATAGATCCTGAATCCAAAATCCCAAATTAGTATATTAAAGCTTACTATTAATAGCCAAGAGCTAACTCCAGGTTCAACAAAGTGACCTTCTGGATTATATGTAATATACGGGGAAATTAAGCCAATTTGCTTAAAGGCTGGTGACCATGTTTTATAACAATACGGTTCAATTCTTAATACTTTCTTCATAATTTAACTACTTTAAATAGGGCCTTTTCAATTGCATATCCGTTGTTGATAAAATATTTTAAACTATCAACATTACAATGTGCATAAATAGATTTATCTGATTCTTTTATTTTAGAGTCTCTATAGTTCCACAATAATTTATAGATACCCTGACTTCTGTGTTCTTCTTTAACATATGCATGGCAAAGATAAATTACAGCAGCGTGTTCAACATATGAAACTACTCCAACCAAGTCATCCTTAATAAAGCACCCATAATAGGTTGCATATTCATCTAATAGATCAGGCTTAAGTTCGCTGAATTCATGATCAACTTCCTTATAGGTTATTTTTCTAATTTCCATATTTTAATTAGATAAAGGTGCTTTAATGGTTGGGTGAGATTGATAATTAGCTAACTGAATATCTTCTTCCAACAAACATTTACAAAAATAAATATCAGGGAAATTATTAAATACTGAGACTGCATTTATTGGACCGTCTTCAGTTTCCCTAGGCCAAAATTCAGTATTGATATTTAGAGAAGGTAACGGATAAGGTGCTCTTGTTCGATAAGGAATTTTGTGAGCATCATAATACTCAGACATACCTCCACCAAATGGCATCAATTCGTTAACCGCTTTGTTATACAAATGCCAGCTCATTGCATCTTTTAGCATGGTCTCCCTTTCTTCATGGTCATATTTTCTACCGATCTGTTCTTTTGCTTGTTCAATATGATTTGAATACAAGTGTACATCACCTAGATTACCAATCAATTCATCGGGAACCATATTAACTGCAGTAGCAATGATCTCTAACAATAAGCCATAAGATGCAATGTTGAATGGTAACCCTAAGAATGTATCTACTGAACGTTGATTCCACATTAAAGAGATTGCTCTTGTCGGTAAACGTAACTTGTCAGCCCATTCTTTTGTTAATATTCCATCTATATTTATCTTATAACCATAGTCTTCTCTTTCTTCCCAACTCAACTCTCTTGTATAAACTTGAAATCCATAATGACAAGGAGGAAGAACCATTTGGTCTAATTCACCTACATTCCAAGCATTAACCATTAATCGTCTTGAGTCTGGATTTGTTTTAAGGTCGTTGATTAGGTTTGCGATTTGGTCTATTTGTTTTGTATAAACACCAGGGTCAACTATTTTCTCATCACGAGTTGCGTTTCGGCTCCAACTTCTCCATTGCTTACCATAAATTAAGCCTAAATCACCCCACTCTTTAGCAAACTCATCATCTGTTTTAATACGTTCAATAAATCCTTCTTTACTTAGAATATTGTAATCAGTTGCCTCTTTAAGTATACCCTCGTCAGTAGCTTTATCAATTGATAGCTTAACGGTCTTTTCATAATTCTTATATGCATCACCATCCCAAATATGACATCCGTTATCAACTAAGAACTTGATATTAGTATCACCTTTTAAGAACCATAACAATTCAGTTACAATAGTTTTAAATGCCATCTTCTTAGTTGTGAGTAAAGGAAAGCCTTCTGACATTTTATGTCTGATTTGTCTTCCAAATACTGATAGAGTTCCTGTACCAGTTCGGTCAGACTTATAGACACCATTCTTTAAAATGTCAGTTAGGAGTTTTTGATATTGGTTATCGAGGTTGTTCATTTATTTATTTTGTACTACAATTTCTACCTTGTTTTTCTTATGTTTAAGGTGAACATATTTAATTAAAGGAATTGTGTTTTCCGGAGAGCGGTCAATCTGATCTATTGATATTTCAATAGTTGCTTTGCCATTATACAGTTCATATTCTAAATGATTGTATACAGCAACTGGTTTATTGTTACGTAATATTGTATCACCTTTAGTTGACCATTCAAGTTCTTCTTTGTTTGTCAATGTGTGTTTATCTGTTTTGCAGCTCAGCGTAGTTGCAGAGATTGCTATTGCTAATATTATTAGTCTTTTCATATTTCTGTTTGTTGTTTAATTTTTTCTTCGTGTATGCACTCACACACGCTTTTTAATTCACCACAGTATTCACATTCAATGTAAGCCATTGGCGAAAGCATATTACTATAGTTACACCATAAGTCTAACTCTTCTTTTGTATTTGGCTTATCAATAATATCTTGCAATCTTTTAATTTCAGCAATTACAGCATCACCTAATTCTATTTTGGACATCATGGTTAAATCTATTACTTGAGAGTATAATACTTTGATTAATTCATCTTTTGCTTTTTCTTTTGGTGTCATATCTTCGGTATGCTCATATGCTCCATCTGGACCAATTTGAAAGTCATCTGAAACATATGGTTCATCTTCTAAACCATCATTTAACGTTACATCCCAATCTTTAAGTTCTTCTTTTATCATATCTTCTTGGCATTGAGTGTAGCCTTTGATATAACCTTCTTGTTTATTAGATTTTTTAATATCATTAGTATTAGGCATCCACATTGAACCCCCTATTTTAATTGGATATTCAGTTTTAGCTAACTGTTCTATGTCTTCTTTGCTTTTCATATTAATTGGTTTTTATAATATACCAAACTAGCCCAACATTACCTAAAATTGACAACCATTTGTATATCTTTTGCTTTTTAATCCGTTTATTGTTTTTAATAATAGTCTCATTTAATAAACCTATTTCTAAATTTTTTGTTTTTAACGTATTACCCTGGGCAGTTATGCTAGATTGTAGTTTAGATTCTATTCTCTTATACATACTTATTGTTTGTCTACAAGAAACCGAATCTGTATAATTCTGCGAAAATGTGGTTAATGTTAATATTAACATTATAATTAATAATAGTTTTTTCATATTTTTATTTTTTTTTTAAATTGACCATACTAAAAATGGTATACTAAAAAATAATAAGATTCCCAATATTAGCAGTAAATGTGTGGCTATTTTTTCTATTTTATTCTTCATAATTATTTTGGTGTATGTGTATTTGATTATATATGTTTAAAATTGTTAGCTCTATTTGAAATGCCGGGGTATGATCACTAACATAACGATCCCAGTTTATATCAAATTTAAAAATGGTAATACCATCTGACCACTTTCTGACTCTAGCGAATAATTGAGTTTCCCAATAAATTCGATGATTATACGAAAGTGCTCCACTATTAATTAATCCAAGTCTTTTCATATTTTTAAAAATTTATTTCTCTCCAAGGACCTTCATTTTGCCAAAATTCATAGGTTTCCCCGTCCTTAAATTGTTTAGTATTTGATTTTATTTTTGAAAGCTCAGCGGCTGCTTTAACTCCTTGGCGATTTGTAATTATTTGTTTCCATTGACTGTTTACATCAGTAATTATCTGATCTTCAAAATTAATTGATACTCCAGTTTGGTCAATTATTACGACCTTTACTGAACCCAATACTTGCCAATCTGAACCAACTGTGATTCCATAAAGAAACAGGGTCCTAGACTCTTCAAGTTCCCCATGTGATTTTACTAGCTGATTAAATACTAGATTGCCCAAGTCAATAATATCTTTCATATTTTATTATACTATGATTGTAGACTTGGAACCCAATGTGTGGTTCGGCCGTCTGGTGTTTCTTCTCTAACTACTACTTCCGGCATTAGATAAATAAGTTTATAAAATTATACCAAAAACAAATGAAAAATTACATTGCACTATTTGAAAGCTTTGAAGAGAGTTACGATGAATTCCACCAAGCACCAAATACAAAATCGGATTCTTTTTACCATAATATTTCAAAAGATCTAATTGAATTAGCTAGTAACTATACAAATGAGCCAGTTGAAATTGATCAACACTCCAATAAGTATGAAACGGCAAGCCGAATTAAAGATTTACAAAATGATCTTATTACAAAAATTTATGACGAATTTGGAGAAGATATTGCTCAAAGTTTTGCAGACGAGTCTGATGCACTATTAGCAAGCCTAGAAATTTCCGAAAAGAAAAAAGGTTTATGGGATAATATTAATGCAAAAAGAAAGCGTGGAGAAAAACCTGCAAAGCCAGGAGAAAAAGGTTATCCAGCTCCAGGCGCTTTAAAATCTGCACAGAAAACTGAAGAGTCTATGAATAAGAAAAAGATATTTGCAAAGACCAATAATATTCCAGATAATGGAGTGTTAACGGTTTCCGCAAAAGATTCAAATCTTGAAACTGGTAAAAAGCCTCAATCTTTAAGACCTCGTAAAACTACTCGATAATTTACTAGTATAACATAACATAAATTTAAAAGCAATATGTATTATCTAGCAAAATTAAGATTTGAGTCGGAAGACGACAACGGCAAAACGAAAAAAATTCGTGAACAGTACTTGGTTGAAGCAACTTCAATCGGAGAAGCCGAAGAAAAATTATTAAAAAGATTTGGTGAAGGAATTTCGCCATGTCAATTAGAAGCAGTTCAAGAATCAAGGATTCTAGGCCTAATTGAATAACCCTAACTTACTTAAATAAAAAAGAGAGCAACTGCTCTCTTTTTTTATGTGTGTTTTACTGGAACTTTACAGACTGAAATTATCTTTCCAACTGGCGACCACCTGGCCTCTTCTTCATATGCAAACTTTTTGGTATCCCAAAGTTTAACTGCGCCTGTTTGATTCATTAGGGTCTGAGCTGCACGCTCTGTTAAATTTGGAAAAGAAATAGCTGCCTCAAATAGTGCAAGTTTATAGGCTCCCCTAAAGGTACCAATAACGCATAGATGAGTTTGGGCTTCTCCAGTGACAACCGTTAGTAAACAAACCTCTTTTGCTCTGGCTGGACTAGGCATTAAAATACACCGGAAATTTTTTGACTAGACTTTTTAGGATCTGATCATCAGTTTGGCCAGTTTGTGACCTTTCATAAATATGATCCATTATATCAATACTAGTTGAATTACCGATTATTGCATCAATTTTACGATTAATAAATTGAGTCGGCCCGTTTAATTTTACCTGTCTAGCAACTTCGGCTGGTTCAGGTACAAAAAATTTGTTAAATCCCATAATAATATTATTATACTCTGTAAACAAAAAAAAGGCTAGCTTTTTTACGGCTAGCCTTGGTATCGTCGGAAAAAACGTATGAGAGGGGTAGGGTTTACCTCCAATTTGATGCTGAGCTTGCGTTATAACGACAACCTTCGTACACTCCTGTCAGAGTCGACTCAAAGCAAGTTGGATCCGCTTGAATCACTATCGTGTTAACCACAACAGTACGAGTGCTTTATCCCACCTAGCAAAGGATTATTCAGCCATTTAACGGGACTATTTTATACCCGTATGCCGATTGCAAAATACCATATATGGATATCAAAACCTTAGACTCCAGCGGTTAACTGGTTCAAGTTGACCGTTCAGCCAATACTTGCGGAGCATCCTCCTAATCTAAACCATTACCTGTTTTACAATCAGGTTGTTCTGGCACATACTCCTGAAAGGCTCATGACTTCCTATCAGGTTTTTCCAACGTAAATTAAAGAACGATTATTGTAAAGTCTATTTATTATATCATGGTTAGCAAAAAAGGTTTTCAAAAAATCTAAAATTTGGCTAAATAAATAACTTAAAATAATTTTTATACATTATGGCAGTAAATTACATTAACCCAGTATGTTACAACGGGTTATCTAAACCAAACAGGGATTCCGTTAATTTCGGCCCAGTTTCATTAGGGACCGTTAAAAAAGACTACACTACTCTAACCAATAATAATTGGAGAGCGGGTATTAACCCATCAACCAACACTGTAATTTATACAGACACTTACAGCCGCGGAGTTGATACTCAAACAGCAGCAAAACCATCAATTCACTGGATTAGTGGTCAATCTCAACCAGATATTATTGAATTAATTAGTCGTTTACCTGAAAGATCAGCAAATAATTACGAATTATTTGCAGATTATGCAACCGCAATTGCCTGGCTAATTGGTACTGGTAAATACATGTTGGTTAACACACACTATCCTGAATATTTACTAGATACTGAATGCGCAGTAAATCTTGAATTAGGATTCTTAGCAAGTTACCCAGGAACAGACTCATATGTTTATGATTTAGTTGCTGGAGGTTCACAAAATATTTTTAGGGCAACCGATGGTGCATTTACAGCTCCAGCAGCTGGAAGTTTTGTAGGTTATTTTAGATCAGTTAGCAACGGTAGTTTAAGGCTAGGTGCTTTTAAAAATGCTGCAGGTGGTTCATTTAATGAATCGTTAGCGGTAGAAGGAGTATTTTATCAAGATGGAACCGAAAATTATTTAGTAGGTACTCATACTGATAGTATTTCAATTATCGCCAGTAGCGGAAACATTATTATGAAATCTGGAGGCTTTACTATTAGCTGGGCAGGTGCTCTAGTTACCACTGGTATATTTCATATTGCTGCACATATTCCAACTGGATTCGATGATCCAGGCCAAGCCACTCTTTATATAAACGGTCACAATGCTGGCGGCGGTGTGCTATCTGGTACAGGTTCTCTAGCGAGTTCAACAATTCCAGATCTTACGCTATGCGAATCTGTTGTTTCTCCAACCCATGCAACCACTACCAGAGTTTATGGATTTAAAGCTTATGGGTATTATGACCAAGCAACAGCAACCGGGGCAGTCAATGCAATTTCAAATTCAAACTATGCTGCAATTTCTGCAATATACGGAATCTAATCCTTAAATTGATATTCTTTAGCAATGGATTCTCTTAATGAGAATCCATTGTCGTTTAAGAAGGACTGAAAATCTGTGAACTTATAGTTGATTCTACAGCCGGTTTGACTGCACTGGACTGTAATATAGGTATGATTTAGGCAACTAACGCTAAGGTCTTTTATTTGATGCATAATTCCATCTTTGGTTAGGGTCGTATTGATTAGGGATAAACAGTCTCTCATACAGATAGTTTTTTATAACGCCAACGAAAGTAAATAGAGGATCCAAAGAAAACTGCCGCAATACAGTACATAACGAAATTGGCTCGCCACAAGCTGCCAGTCGCTTCGATTAGCCAAAATTGGACAATATCGAAGCCAAATGGGTTGAAAAATAGTGCGAGCATCATGCTCCAAGTGGATAGATTCCCGAGTAGGGTTCTTCTTTGAGTTTTGACTGTCACTGTCCATATGTGTCTCTTTTTTCAAGCTCACTAATTTAAGATCGCCAGGAAATTTCTAAAATTTCAAATTTATTTATTACCACTTAGGTTCCTCGCCAATTTGATCTAGTGCGCAATGAAATCCAACAAGTCTGGTTTTTGCCTCTAAGAAACAGCCGCATATGCCGCACTGGGTTAGGATCTCTCCAAAGTGTGGACACTCTTTGCAAATTGCCATTCGACGGTCTTTTTCTGCATCATTCACAAATACTTTATTCATGATTCTACTGAGTACGGTAGTTTGTGGAACTGGTTGTTTATTACCGCAACCGCAATCTTTAGTTGTTTCTTCAGCCATTATGCTTCAATTTTTTCAAATAGTCTCTTATCGTCAAACTCTAAATAGTTTTCAAGCAAAGAATTAAAACCTTCACGATACTTAAGTACAGCTAAGTCTTTGGCCTTTGCCTCAATTTCAATATCTATTGCCTGACTGTAATTATTTATTTGCTCATAAATGTAATCAGCATGAGATCTGGCAATTACGCCCGGATCCTCAAATGTTTTTTTGCTACTTGAATAATGAGTAAGCGGAGTATGGCCGTGCCAAGTGGTAGCGGCCAGCTTAAGTGCAGCCTCTTCGGTAAGATCACTAGTATTGAACCTGTGATGATGAAAATCAAAAGTAATAGGAGTACCTATTTCAAGGTATACGAGTTGATAAAGATCTACTACTGAATATTGAGTAGCCTTATCGTCATTTTCTACAACCAGCCTGGCTTTGGTATTTGGTTTAAGTAGTTGAAAATTCTCGCAAAAACGTTTAGCAGCTGCAATTTTATCGCCATAGGTACCGCCAATATGAATATTGATTGGAAACCCTACATTTGTTGGCAACTTCATAAGATCCATAATTTCGCAGTGCTGATCCAGATCTTTTACTGTTTTTGCAACAACATCGGCTCTTGGAGAAGGCAAGACATCAAACTGGCCTGGGTGCATTGATACCCTGATATTATTTGCAACTGCAAACTTGCCAATCTCCTGCATGTCTGATAAAATTTCTGGAAAATTTGGCAGCCTTTGAATTTCGTATTCTGACATCCATGGAAAAATATCACTTGACATTCGGTATACGTAAATGCCATTGGCCAAATTCCATTCCAGAATTTTTAGAACATCTTTTATATTTTGATGCGCAAGCTCGGCACAATATGAAACACCCTTTTCCTGAAAAGTTTTACGGATCATACCTCGGTTAGCTGTAATTTTTTGGTCGGCTAGAGACAAATTAATGCAACAATAACCCAAACGGACATTAGTATCTTTCATGTAGTTATTATACTACAAAATTGTATTGGCTAGTTGAACCGATAACCAAATTCCTAAATAGGACCCGGCTACTGAACCTGCAACATAACCAAACCATTGGTGTAGTGAATCTTCGCTCTTTGCAATTTTTCGGATTACGAAAAAATTTAGTGAAGCTATTGTAAAATCGCTAACTGCTGCTAAGTGATATTGAGTTTCAGCAACTGCTCTAAAATTTATACACAGAATTCCATAAAGTAAAAGCTGAATTGCAAATAGCAATAAAAACTCTTTTAGTTTTAAAATATTCATCCTAATTAATTAAAGTTGGCCTAAAAATAAGTACTCATTTGTTACAGTTCGGATGACTCTAACCACATCTAATGCATCTTGCAGAGCATCATGGGTTACTTCACCTGTTAATTTACATCGATTCATACATGTTTGTAAATTCGGTAAACTTTCATCATTGTGCCAGTCCATTAATAGAATAGCTGGGTCCAGGATACGCTGTCTCATTTGAATTGAGCTCATCCAATTTGGAAGTTTTTGTAGAAATACTTTATCAAAACTTGCAAAGTTTTTACCAGCAGCATTAATCTTTACACCACCGGTTGCTTCACATGGAAACCCATTTGTGATTAACCACATTTGAAAAGATTTTGCAACCAAGCCGGCAGGTAAAATATTATGGACCTTTCGGTATTCCAAACGTTCTTCCTTGGTTTTATTTTCAAGACCACCTAAGATTTTTAGGATCCATGAATTTAAGGAAAGCGCAAATGCACTTCCAACATAAGCTTCATGTTCAATGATACACTGAAATTTAGGCAGTTGATCGTATGGTAGCAAATTTTGAGTGTCTTCAATCACTGCACCAATTTGAAGAATTTGACAAGACTCTGGATTTAGACCAGTTGTTTCGATATCGATTGAGATATATTTCATATTTATAGATTAAAATGGTAAATCACTATCATCACTAAATGAACTAGCTGGTGCTGATGATTTTTTAGGACCAGTGTCAATTCCAAGACTGCGGAAGATTTCATCGTCTTCGTCCTCTTCTTCAACTTTTTTACTTTTAGTGGATGCACGCTGTTGACCACTAATTCGGTAAGCCTCAAGACTATTGAAGTATTTGGTTTGACCAGACTTATCTGTCCAATCTCGGCCTTTTACATCAAATGAAATAGACACTGTGTCTCCAACGCCATATGAGTCAATCATATCGCATTTATCTTGGACTAGTCCAAATATTATTTTTTGTGGGTACTTGTCCCCTGATTCAATTACAAACTCTCTTTTGCGAAAGCCTTTGTTAAATGTCTGTGCTGGGAATATTTCGATAATTACCCCTGTTAATTCAAATGCCATATTAGAAATCGTGATTAGTTATTTTTATATCGTAGTTAGTAAAATTTTCAAAATCTTTGCGATCTGCTTCAAGTCGACGATCAACTGAATCTCCAGGCATATTGCGACTAAGCATACGCTTACGTCTAATCTCTTCATCAATATCAAAAAAGATTACAAGTGATTCTTTACGCGCATCATCTGATAAGTGAGCTAGGCCAGATGGCGTCATAATAAAAAGATCGTCTTCTTCAAACTGGTCAACCGTTGTTCCGTATATCCAGTTGTTAAATGCAACCCATTCATAAAACTGACCTGTGTCAATCATATCTTGAGCATTTGCTCGTGTCATAAAGAAATAATCCTTTCCATCTATTTCGCCTTCTCTTGGCGGCCGTGTTGTGTAACTGATTGCGTATTTAAACCCGCGATCTTCAAATTTTTTGCGAAGGAAATCCTTGCCGCTTGCGGCTTTGCCGACTAAAATTATTCTTTTGCTCATATATTAAATTAAAATTCTCTCTTTTGGCCGTGAACTGCTTTGAATACTGGAAATCTTAGTGAGTGAGCACCATGTTGATCAGTAGTTTCTTCAAAGAATTGTACGGTAATTGTTTTACCTAAAATTTCATTTGGGTTTTCGTGATAGTGACGTCTTTGTTCAAGATTAAAGCCTGAACCTACTCTAACCTTATTGCCTTTATGTTCTACAATTACGGCCTTTAACATAAGTTCTTCAACTTCTTTACCCATATCAATAATACGATTTACGTCAGATTCAAGATCGATTACGACATATTCGGCATCATGCATCTTTTTAACCTTAAGCAGGTTCTTTGAACGTTTGCCTTCGTAACCAATATCCTTGCGCATCATTACTCCTTCATAACCCATTTCAGTTGCATCAGCTACAATTTTTTCAAATTCTTCAACTGATTTAATTTGGAATTGAGGTAACGGTTCAGCATAGGTTAAGTCAGTTACAATTGCATTTAGGATAATTAGTCGGGCTGACAGAGAAACGTCTCCAGCTTGATTCCAAAATTCAGCGGCTTCTAAAAAATCAAATACATAATATTTTGGAGTTTGAATAGTATGGTTCTTTCTGCCAATTTCTTTGATAATACCTTGGAAATCTTCAAGCCCGCCTTCTTTCATAACGCAAACTTCTCCATCCAATATTTTATTCTTTAAGCCAAGCCTCTTAATATCTTGGGCCAGGACTGAAAGAGTTAAGAATTCATTGCCTGCTCGTGAATAGAATTTAGGTTCTCCATCTGCATCAATTACAGTAATACATCGAACTCCATCAAGCTTACGACTTGCCCACCATTCTCCGGACTCAAAGTTTACCTTTTTCTCATTACCATCAAACTTCTCAGCTAGGGCAACATCAAATGTAGGTACTGTACCTGGCATTACTGAATTAATTAGGGTTGTAGTTGCTCGTGTTTTTAGGTTTCGGTCTATCACATCATAGATGACCTCCGCGAACTCCTGATTCTTGGCAATAAAACCATTAACTACTTGAATAGCATTGTGACCTGTGATTAGCCTTGCATTCAGATCATCAAGTAAAGCAAATAGATCATCATAGTTATCAAAACTAAGATCCTGACGTTTCTTTAGGTTATCCGAAGTAACATAATACTGTTTAAAAGGAGAATATACGTATTCAAACAGCTTACGCAATACCGGAGTATCGTACTTTTTAAGTATCTCTTTTTTATCATTTGTTGAAGAAGTTGCTTTCATTTCTTCAATGAATTGTGCAACTGCTTTAAAATCTAGATTTGTCATATGGCTATTATACTAAACAAAAAAAGCCGCTGACGCGGCTTTTAAATAAAAATTTAAAAATTAAGCTTGAGATTCCTGATTAGCAAGTTCGTCCTGCTTTGCACTTTCCAATTTAATTTGGTTAATGATTTGGTCAAGTTGCTTCATTTCCATTACTGGATTGTTAAGAGCAATTGCAATTCTAAAAATTCGTTGTGCTGATTCTAAACTTGAACCTTCGAATTTATTAATAAGGATTGCTGCAGCTTCAACAGCAGAAGCTTGAATTTGAACTCCAGCTGATTCAGCCGCTTTTTCTTCTTGCTCAAGACGTGCAATAGCAGAAGAGAATCCCATGAAACAATTCATAATCATAAAGGCTTCATTTGGGCCTGTGAATCCAAATTTACCATCATTACATGAATTTTTAATCCATTTTAGATCTTTAATGTCCAAATTAACTTGGAAAAATCCAGTTCGTTTGTTGATTAACATGTCTAACTCTGACATTTCAGCTTGAGGTTCTTGGGTTGGCTCTTCCATTTCCATGTCTGGTGCCATTTCAGTTTGAGGTTCTTCGATAGCTACTGTAGCTTCGTCAATTACTAGTTCGTCAGTAATTAGGTCTTGTTGATTTTCCATTTTATATAAAATTTGTTGTTTAGCTATTTTACTAAAAATGGTGAAGGAGTTTTAGGAAATTCTATCTAAAATTATTAATTGTGCTCTGGATACCTTTGAATAGGCATCTTTAATATTGATAAAGCCAGCCCAGTCAATTTCTTCTGGCTGTAATTGATTCTTTGGAATAGCCAATCCGTCTAGGCCAATTTCGGAAAGGTTTGAGATTCTACAAATAAAATAATGAAGTGAGCTTTTATAGTTGCCGTCCTTATCAAAAACTTGAACAGTTTCAACCCCTGGTTCTAATTTATCGGGTGAGAGCCTAATTCCAGTTTCTTCGCGAAGTTCCCTAAGCGCTGCCTCCATTAGGTCTTCTCCAACTTCAATTTTGCCTTTTGGAATTCCCATAATTGGTTTGGTCCAGCTACCATTAGTTGGATGAACTAGTAGAATCTTTTTTTGATAAAGAATAGCTACACCAGCTCCATCTGAATATTTCTTTGTTTCTGCCAAGAAATTAGAAAATGTTTTAATCATTGTTTAGAGATTGGCGGTACTGTGCATTACGAATCTCTTCTCGACGTTTTATACTTGGTTTTATAAATTCCTTTCGGGAACGTAACTGCTTTACTGTACCAGTTTTTTCAAATTTGCGTTTTAAAACTTTAAGAGCCCTGTCTAAAGTTCCATTGTCCTTTACGTTTATTATTAGCATATTAAGCTTCCTCTTTATAAGGTTTAAGTAGAGTTGCAAGCTGGCTTTTTAATTTTTCAGCCTCAGGAGCTAACGTGGAAGTACCAACGTCTGCAATATCTCCAGGTAGAGTATCGCCACTCTCATCTCTTTTATACAATGTTAAAATACGGCCAATTGCTGAAACTTTGGTAGTATCATCATCGCCAAGACCAAAATGGCCTATATATTTTGTTAACATAGTTTTAATGGTTTGCAAATTTTTAATATTAACAATACCATCTAACTCATCAACTAACGTGTCAACGTCAGCTTGTAATTGTACGTCAGTATAGTTGATAGGATTAGTAACTGTCCCAGTAGGTGCTAAGGTCTTAACCGCTGGAGTAAGTACTACGCTGCCTTTTATTGGCTTTTTATCTGTTCCAATTTGATAGTCAATTGATACCATCTGCGTTTTCCCATCATCGTGATTAATAATTACAGTGTGTAGACCAGGAGTCTGTACGTTTTTATTAAAATCAGCAACTAATTGCTCCCATTGATTTAGGTACTTTGCATCAGTTTTTCCGCTTAATACAGCTTTAAGGCCGGCGTCCGATTGTTGATCTGGACCTGATTCATTTAGTTTATTAAAATAGCCAAATTTTTTCTGTTCAGCAAGTAGTGCATAATTTCTTAAGTCAATCATATCTTTGTTTTTTATTTTTTATTAAAATCCAGGGTCAGCACTTGCCTGCTTTTTTTTCTTAGTTGTATCAGGCTTCACTACCGGTGCTTCAACCTTTACGTCCTTTAGTATAGTATTTAATTTATCTGCAATGTCTTGAGTAATATCAATAACTGGAACAGCCGGCTTACCGGTTAGAATTCCAATCGCCGTAGCTGTTGCATTTCCATATTTACCATCAGCTCCGCCTACTGCCTTAATTTTAGCAGCGGCATCTCCACCATTAGCCAGAATTTTGTTTTGTAAATCTTTAACATCTTGGCTAAATAAGTTATTTGATTTTAGACCAGTTTTAATAGTGGTAGCAGTAACACCAGTTGTACCAGGAGCAGCCGTTGTAGTTGTGGTAGTTACGCCTCCACCTGCAGCAGCATTTGGAGCAGCCTTATAAATTCCGTCTGGTGCTCCATTTTCTTCAACATATGCTGGCGAAACTAAATATTCTGGTATATTTGATCCATCCTTTTTATATATTGCCTCTATTCTGTTGTTAAAGATGCCTTTATCCTTATTATCAATAACTTTTAACTTAGGCAAATCCTGTTCATCCCAAGCAACCAATTTAACATTTGAACTATCAACAACCTCACCTCTGTGTGGAACTTTTGTAACATCATATGTAACCCACATACCTGTGGTCAAGCCTGTACGAAGTTGAGCTGTTGCATAAGGCAAAAATGCAACTTGTCCTTTAAAAACCTTTTGCCCAATTAAATTGGTTTTATTTTGAACGCCTAAATTAATAACCGCTAATAAATTACGATTTGAAATAGTTACATCAGTGCCTTGAACTGGATCTTTCACTGGACTAGACCCGTTAATCCAATTTTTAAAATCACTGTCTTGGGAAAGTTCTCGTAATATTGTAGTATATGGATTAGATAAATCAGCAGTATCTTCTTCTCCACTACGTATTACTACGTTCCATCTTTTTAATTCGCCTTTTTGTGCGTTAGCTGCTGAAATCTTTTCAACTCTTCGAGCTTCATCAATTACTGGCGGTTTTTTAAATTCGTCAAATGTTTTAATAAGGGTCATTTGTTTTTACTTATTTTTAGTTATTTATTATGCAAAATTAAAGGTTTTAGTCCTAAATAAACCTTCATTAGCTGAATTATCTGGAAGTTTTAATTCAGGTGGATTTGCATTTTTTATTCGTTCAATTGCCTTCTGTTCAGCAGCATCTGCCTCTTCTTGAGTACAGTAACCGTCCTTAACCCATTTTTGCAAAGTAATATGTACTCTTGATGTATCTTCTGTATTTAAACTAACTATACCATTTTCATAATCCCATACATCGGCCAAGGCTGCCTTATCTTCAAGAGATTGAGCATTTAGTGCATGCTGAGCATCAATTGAATCATCTAATCCCATTGACTTTAAAATTTGTTTAGTATATTCAGTACTCTTCCTTTGAAACTCAGCTGCTACTTTTGGATCAGACATATCGGATTGACCTCCAAGTAGAGCAGTTGATCCTGGGAAATTTGCACAATGAGCGCCAACCGCGGTTTTAACAACGTTACTCATTAAGTTACAATTGGTTTTGCCACCATTTGCTTTTGCTTTTTCAATGGTCTCGTCATTTTTATTAATAACTTCTTCTACCTCAGCTGACTTAACTGGCGGGTTGGTGTCAGGATTAGTAATATTAGCTTGAGCAGCATTGGCTGCATTTGCGGTTGCATTATTTGCATCAACAGTAGCATCTCCAGTCAAAACGTCTTCTTCATTTAATGCAGGGGTTAATGCTTTTCCAATTAAACCATTAGTCTTAGCGGTTGCCATTTGTTTAATACAATCCAAACTTCCATAGCGTTGCCAAACAAGTCTAGAAATAAAATTAAGTAGCCTCTTTAGAAATACTGCTCTAGTTGCAAGAGCTCCGCCGGCTTTGGTTAATTTAGCTAATACATAAACCGTATCATCAAAGTTTTTAACACCTTGAATAAAAATTTCAGGTTTGGTTGCCCATGGCGTAAATGCCCTAACTTCAGCCTTTGATAAATTTTTAGCAACCGCTGGGTCAGTTAACATTGTTTTAAAAACTTTGCCAATATCATCAACTTTGCCATCTTTTGCAAGTTGAGTAATATATTCTCCACTTGGCTTCCATCTATACTTAACTGCAAAATAGTCAGCTAACGTTGGATCCTTTTTAACAATTTGATCAATTGCATCAACTGATGCTCCAATTAATTCATTTTCAACCTTTGCAGCTATTGCAACCTTCTGTATAGCCTCAGGTTGACCTGCAATCGAGGCCATAAACTTAGTATCTGACTTAACTGCTTTTAGCAAGTCAGCTGCATACCCTCCTTCTTTTGCATAGGCTGTAATTACCGCTGCATCAAAATCTTTATATGCTTTTGAATTAAGTATTGCTCTTCCTTGTGGACTGGTTGCTGCATATTCTTTGCCTTTTACTGGCAGTCCATCTGCTCCAATTAAAGGTTTTCCATCTGCTCCAAGCTTTGGTGCAGAAACTACAGTATCTCCTAATTTATCAACGCCTTTTGCAATTTCCTTTTTAGTACCCTCTTCCCCTAATAAGGTAGCAGCAGTTGAGAAATTACGCCCAAATAGAGCAAGTTGAGCTTCAAGGCCAAGTCTTTCAAATGCTTGGACTGCCTTTACTCCGTATTTTCCAACAATTGGAACTAAATTAAAAACAGTTTTTATAAAATTAGTAACAAATTTAACTATGCCAACTGCAATTGTACTAAAAAAGCTAGCAACTCCTTTAAATAAAGAGACAATTATTCCCGAAATGCTTTTATCGCCTAGGGTTCTAATTCCATTCTTTAGTGCAAGAACAGCTGGCCCAATTTCAGTTGCTGAACTTCCAGCCCTACATAGAATCTTTGCTAGTTTTTCAAGTAGTTTTAGTGCAGGTTTAGGTAACCATTTAATAGTTTTTAAGAAATTTGAAGTTTTAGAAACATCAATTGCCGCAATTACACTAAGCATCATTGAAATATATTCGCCTTTATATAGAGAAATTATTGCCGATAGAACATTTGCAACTATATCAATTGGAAATCCAGCCCAAGTAAAAGGAACAATTCCAATTACGTCTAGTACTAATCTTAGGATATTTAGACCCATTTCAAATGGATCCGGATCGGCAACTAGGGCTTTTACAAAGTTCATAACTGAACTCATTACACCTTCGTTAATTAATTGAACTGTCGGTAGATAGGATTCATTAAGTCTAAGCTTAACGGTATCATATCCTTGTCTAACCAAAAAGTCCTCTTTTTGGATAATATTATTAATATCTTCAATATTGTCAAGTAAAAAAACTTGATGTTCAAAGATTTCTTTTTCTGAATGATTAGGAGTTCTAGGTTTACTTAATTTGCTAAAGTCAACTGCGTCTAATGCAGTCCAAAAAGCTTCAGGAATACTCTCAAAGTATTGAACAAGTTTTTCATTAACTGGGTTAGCGCCTTGACTAAAGTATTGATCTGCTGAAATTACATATTTCATTAGCTAATAATGGTAATTTCTTATTATTTATTCGAGTGATTTGGTATTAAAGTGAATCTGCAATCTGGCGTAATATTTTAAAATAGTCACCAGTTGAACACTCTGATAAAAATTTACAAATCTCAAAGAACTCATCAACTGTATCAAACGACATTGCTGGATGAAATCTTGGGTCTTTATAAGAAACTGGAATAGTTCCAAATATAACAGATTCATAAACCCTAGCTGGAATGAACTTTTCTTTTAGGTAGAGATCTTTGCTTACGTTTACTGATACTTGTGCAACTTGCATGTCCGCCCAAATCGCTTCACGATTTTCTCTTGGGCAAAGAGCAACCAGGTTCATTGTGTCAATCCAGCTTTCCAGAGTTGGATGTTGCTTTGCAGCAACTGTCATATTAAATGAACTTCCATCAAATTTACAGGTGGTATCAATTGCAGAAATAATATCATTAATTATTGGATTTTTAGAATGACCTTCTTTGTAATTATCAAATGATAGGTTTCCATAATATATTAAATGAGTTGACTCTTTATTTGCATGGGCTTGGTGTACGGCTAAACACGCATTCATAAAGCCTTTACTACAACCCAGAATAGTAATTGATGGAATTTCTCTACTTATTCCTAATTCTGTTAATTTAGTAAGAAACTCGGCAGATAATGAAAGATCTGTATCTAATATAATAATATCAGCAGGTTCATAACCTGACTCTAATGCAACATTAATTATTTTTTCAAAATAGGCAGCATCCTTTAATTTCTTTTCAAGTGTAGACAAATTTCTGAATCGAGCCTTTAAGAATAATTTTGAATATTCTTTATTTTTAATAGCCTCAAGCACTGCAAATTGATGTAATCTATAGTTATCAATTAATTTATCTGCAAATTGATTAAATACTTTGCCCAATTGATCGTCTGGGAAGCTAGGTCGACTAGCAAGATTAACCATTCCAGTATCTAAATAATTTACAAAATCAAATTTATTAATTTCATATTGATTAGCTAATTCATCTAATAAACCTAATTGGTAAAAGGTATGACCTGGGATATTATCATTAAATATTCCTAGTTCGCCAAAATATGCATAGAGTGCTCTTTTATTTTCCATAATATGTATTATACTCGATTTTAGATTAGGTATTTTTAAAACCGGCAAAATGCGTAATAAAATGCTTTCCGTTTATTGTACGTGGATTAACGAATAATTGCCCAAAGTTTGCTCTAAAAATATCAAGGATTTCAGTAAATTTAGCTGACCGATTTTCCAATAACCAACTATAATGAAAATGGTATTCAACAATAAAAAGGCGGATTTGATCTAGGCTCTCTTGATTTAAGGCCTTAATCATATCATACTCTAACCCCTCAATGTCCATCTTGATGGCCGTGATGCCTTTTTCTTTAATAATAGTGTTTATATTTTCAGCAGGTACAGTTGTAACCTGACGACCTCTAATGTGATGCACGCTGTGCTTGCCAGAGTCTTGAGATAGGTAAAATTCTACTTCAGACGAATCATCTGCAACAATTGCCTTTTCAATAATTTCGCAACGGTCTTGAACGCCATTCATTTGAACATTTTGTTCCAGGAACTCCACGTTATTATGGAAAGGTTCATATGAATAGACTTTCTTTACTTTTGGAAATTGAGTTAATAAACGGGTTGCAAAAATACCAATGTGACCTCCGGCATCTAACCAAGTATCTTCATGGTTTAAATCTTCAAGATTTAAAGGACCCCCATTTTGCGCATAATGCGGTATGAATAGAGGTTTAAAATATTCACCGCCGGTAGGCTTAGTTGAAATATTTTGAGAGACATTAAATTTAATCTCCTCCTCAGACCTAACTAAAAATTGATAATCGTGATATTTGGTTTTCTTTTGGAAAACCTGAAGGGTTCCATTCTGTCTAGCCTCTTCAATCGAGCATAATACGTCTGCCATTTATAAATGTTGTTTAGGCTAATTATACTACAGTTTATCGGCTTTGGTCTACGTTAACGTCCTTTTGTTTAATTAAAAGCTCATTTGGATTTTCAGGATTTGGTCCAGCTGTTTGATAATCATCATATCGGCTAGGCTCAGTCTTTTCAATCTCATCAGATTTAACTGATTGAACTTTATTATCAGAGCCCATAACCTTATAGGTTTTAGAAATTGGATCAACTCCAATAATTTTGGCAGTATGACCTGATTTTAACATGACCTCTTGGCCAGTTATGTATTTAGAAGAAGTAGGTGAAACTAAAGTAATATCTTCCGACTCACTTATGCTTTTTTTTTGGATTGATCAACTACAATATACTGACTCTTAAGAGCATTTACGTTTTTCTCGATAGATACTTTAAGTTCAGTTAATTTTTCTTGATACTCAGCAGTAAGACCTTTATCAGATAGAGCTTCTTCAATTTGAGAAATTGATGCTTCTAATTTAGCAAGATTTTCTTCAATTGTGGTTTTTTCAAGATCAAAGGCTTTAATATTAGCTTCTCTTTCTTCTAATTGAATTGAGTACATTTCGCTAATATCATATTTAAAGTTCTCCATAACATAATTATGGAAAGTTAAACCTTTCATTTTCTTAACAATTCTAGTTTCTCCAAGTTTTTCAAATACAAAAATATTTTCGTCTAAATTAAGAACAATTGAATCTCTTCCAAGTCTTTCATTAATAATGGTTTTTCCAAATTCAAGATTAACCACTAAATCTAAATTATTAAACAATTTAGAAAGAGCATTACGAGTCTCAATAGTTTCCATTAAGAAAATTTCAGACAATTTAATATTGTTAATATTTTCAATAATTGAATTATTGATTTTTAAATTTAGTGTACCATTTTCATTAATACCAAATGCGATAGTTAAATTTCTGCAAGTAGATACTAACTCAGTACTGTGCTCTTTAAAATTTAAAGTTGCAAAAGCTTCGCAAGTTTCAAAGAACTCAGGGAATTCCTTAACTTCTTCGGCTGTCATTTGAGATGGATCAGAATCTTCTGATACTTTAATGAATTTATTATCAACAAAAACAATTGCATCGCTTTCGCTAATTTTATAGAAAGGTGCAATAATTGGTTTTACCTGTGAATCGCTGTTACCAATTCCTAGATTAAAGGTACCAGTTGTTTTTGATTCTAACATGCTAATTTTATTAATTAACTGATTAACTACCGGTAATTGAGCATGAGAACGTAATTTCATTTTTAATGAATCAGAGGTTGCAATATTTTCAAGTAGGGCTTCTTCTAATAGAGCACATGCATCTTTGTAAAGAATTGCACCAGTAACTCGCATTTCATAAATTGAATTTAAGATTTCAAGTTTCACTGAGTTTTCATTTACATAAGTAATAAGAGATTCTAGAATTGTAGAAACTGTCTTATCGTAAGAGAATTTAGATAACGCATTAAAAAAGAAGTTTAAAGCTCTGTATTCTGGCATGGATGCAACTGCTTCTTCTAATCTAGCAACCGTATGTTTAACTACCGGATCTGCATAAATTTCACTTTCCTTTAAGACTTTAAGTTTTAAAGAAAGACCAGCTTCGCTAGCCATATTTTGAAGACGCTTAGTTGGCTTGTCTGCCATCTTTTTGAATTTAGCAACTACTTCTTTAAGATTTTCGTTTACTAGTTCATTAGCAAATTGCTCTAATGTGTTTAGAGAATTTTCTAAAATTTGATCAGGCGAAACTCCCAAAAGTAATGAGTTATTAATTGATTCTAATACCACCTTTGCAGCAATATTAGAGCTTATGCTCGAATTATTTTTGAGCTCGTTAGTTAGTTCTTGTATGAGACCGTTCATTGAAACGTTTGTCTTTTTTATTATTTATCAGCTTTTGTTGCTAAATTTATTTATCTTGTACTTGTACAGTTATTTATCTTAACCCAGTTTAATTTAATGAAACTTACTATCTGCCTGATATAGTATTCACATTTTGAATGTTGTCATCTCTCTGTGTGCTAGATATTGAAGTACCTGTATTAAGTCGTGCTTTTAAAGTATCATTTTCAGATATTAAAGTTTGAATAGTTTTATTTAAACCGGCAATTGTTATTGCTGGATCATTAACCAGTGCATTTTTTGCAGCAGCTGTAGCTTTTAAAATATTTGCATAGTCGCTAGATGATAACCATTTACCTGTATATAAAAGAGTTTCAGTACCGTCTTCTGCAATTAATGATATGTACATCATTTGATCACTTAGGTCCAAAATCTTTCTGGCTTGGTCCTTAGGTATTCTAAATGCAATTTGGCCTTGGCTAGGATTTTCAAAGGCTGAGTCAACTAATGAAGAATATGAATATTTTGCATCTGCTCCAAAATTAAGAACAAATTTTGAATTATTATTTAGATTAGCTGGAGTTTGACTTCCTGGATCCAAAACGCTTTCTTCATATACTGCAATCTTTATAAAGTTATCAGTTGGATCAATTGGTATAATTAATTCTCCCTGGCCATAAATTAATTCAGCAGAACCATCAGTTGCTTTTAATAGAGCATTCTTTTGACTTATTCGGATATTTGCCTGTTTATAAAAAGTTGGAACTGATACTTTTACTTCTCGATCAACAAAGGTAATTGTGCCGGCTGCTGCGCCGGCTGCTGCGGGTGCTAATTTTTTACCGGTAAATAAATTGGTAATATCAATATTTTTTTGAACAATTTTATTGTATACCTTTAATGATTGAGGAGCCTCAGCTAATTCAAGTTTGGCTAAGTGCTTACCGTATTTGTTAGGATTAAATAGGCTCATAGACCCAGTTCGGATAACTTGATCTCCGGTATTTTTATTTAAGAGCCTAAGAGTATAGTCAATTGACATAGATACTGCAAACCCAGCCTCTTTTAGGATTGGTCTATAACTTAATGGAACATCAAAATTCTCTTCTTGATATACTAAGAAATTACCAGACGGCAAAGTATTACCTCCAATTTGCTCATATACCTGAAGTTGATGTACAAAGATCCAATCATTGCCTGCACCTTGAGAATCTAAGTTTGAAATTAATTGATCTGGAAATGCTCCATTCCATGTTGCAAAAAACTCAATATAGTCTCCATCTGTTGCTTCTTGAATAACTGCACCTAAACTATCAAATTCGTTAGTTTGAGGAACTGATCCTTCAAAATAGGAAACAACTCGATATAAATTATAAGTTTCTCCATTATCTGCATAATACGGTTCATAACTTACTTCAGCTAAAGATACCGTAATTGGAGAACCTGCAATTAAACCGGTACCTTCAGTTACAACTGATTCAAATGAATCTATTCCAAATTGAGCAAAGTCTGCATCTAAGTATGCGGAGTTTGGAACTTTAATATCAACGTACTTATCGTAAATTGTATTTGCTAAAAATAGAGGTCTGGTATTAAAGGTTAATAACTCTTGATAAGAGGCTGCATTAATTAAAACATTTGCAGTTTGAAGTTGCTTTAAGTTATTTAGTTTTACTCTTGCTCCAACTACAATATTTTCAACCTCAGTAAAATTAAAACCAGAAGCAAAATGGAATCTCATAGTATCCATCACTAGTGCACTTGATAAACTAGGTAATACACTAGATTCTATAATATTTGGATCGTATGCTGTATATATTGGATTTGAAGTTAGGTCAACTTGAACTAATCTAGACTCTCCAATTGGTACAACACTTGAGGCTCTAGCATTTTTAGTAGCTGCTGCATCTGCGTCTTTATTATAAATTTGATATAAATCTACATTATTATTTTTAACAAAATAGTAATCAGAATTAACTATATTTGGAGCAGGATCCCCCAATGGAGTCATCATGTATTCTAATATACAATAGTCAGATAGGGTTACAAATCTAGAAGTCATTGTTTTTAATTGTTATTTCTTTAGCTTAATTTTCCAGTAAATACTTCCTTGAATTGAGATTGTTTTACTGGCAGAGTAGCCAACTCCTATACTGTATATTTTATCACTTTTTGTTTTTAATAATATTGATGGACCTATAAAATTAACAGCATTTACTTTATCGAAGCCTCCAACTAAACCAATATATACTTGATTTTTAGGAAGCTCTTTAACTATTACAGTTTCTCTAATTTGTATTTTATTTACTTGGGCGTTCCATAATCTTCCCAATACTGTATTTTGAGAAACAGTATCATTCACTATAATATAGCCTAATGAATCGGCTAATTGTAAAGTATCAATATAAACCTTTTTTGAATAATAGTCATTAAGGACCGCTATTGTATCGATTGATAGTGGAAGTTTAATGTATACAGGTTTTTCATGGTAAATATCTTTACCCCTTTTATAAACAATAGTATCCCTAGGTATGTATACCGTATCAATAGTATGTTTAAGTAATTCATATTTTTTACCATCAACTTTAATTATATCTACTGGTTTAACCCCAGTACCATCACAGGCTCTCATTAGGATAATAATTATAATTAATACAATTACTGCTAATGTTTTAAAGTCAAGCTTAAGTAAGTCTTTAATGTTCATTCAAGTTCAGCATAATTTTATAATAGTCAGGGGCTTTGCCAGTTTCCTCTACTATTTTATCTATTAGGGCTTTCTCCTTTAGTCGGTTAGAGTCTAGTGCATGCATTAACTCATTCTTTCTAATCTCTAATAGATTTGCCATTTTCTCTAATTCAGATAAGCCAGCATTTATTTTATCGTATTCAGTTACGATTTCTTTTATTTCAGTTAAATATTCCATTATTGATATTCAAGTTTTACTTTGATTTTGCCAGACATAAGAGCAGCATAGATTCCTTGTAGATAAAAATCGCTACTTTGTGGAGGTTGTCCCATTTCTTTAGGTCGAGAAGTTTGTTCTTGTGGGCCAGTTTGTCCAGAGTTTTGATTAATTACAGTTTTTGAACTTTGATCAACGTTATTACCTTCATTGGTAATTGAACTTGATGAGCTTGTTTGAGGATTCATTGAGGTAACTGATGAACTTAGGTTATTTACAGCAGCTGGTAAATCTTTTGATAATTTGCCTACACTCTTTTCTAATGTTTTATCTGGTTCCAACATTTTTTTTACACTAGAGGATTCAACCAATTTAGTAGATTTTACGTTAACTGATTCATTTGTATTTGTTTTATTAATATTCGTTTTATTGACTTCAGTAGATTCAGGAATATTTGGTATTCCCATTAAGGTATTTAACATTGCCTGATTTGCTTTAGTCTCTTCTTCTTCCTTAGTTGAAGTAGACAACTTATTATCAACTGTTGATTTAAGTACATTTGAAAGCTTGGAATTAATTGACTCTTTTGTTTTATTTACAGAACTTAAATTAGCTGATTTTTGATTAACGGTTGAGACTTCATTTTTAGTTGCGGATTGAGGTATTCCCATTAATGTCTCAAGCATTTTAACAGTAGGATCAGATTCAACGGTTATGCTTTTAGTTTTTTCAGATATAGAAGTTGAACTAGTATTCTTTTCAGAGTTAGCCTCATTATTTAATACGTTTTTTGAATTTACTGCACTATTTGAATTATTAGCTGATTCAGATTTAGAGTTTGTAATATTATTATTAATTGTGGTATTTGCAATTAAAGGAGCCGGAGTTTGAGCTTGAATCGCTGGCGTACTTGCAATGCTAGCAACATTTCCGCTAGTTGCAGCAATTGCACTAGTTTGGTCAGGCGAAGTTAATTTAACCTGCTCTTCAGGTTTAGGTGAAGGCTGTTCAATTTTAGCCGGTTTAATATTTGCAGTTACTGGTAGATTAGGAGAAGGTTTTGCTGTTTCTTTTGATAAAACCGTTTCGCTAGTTGGAATAGTACTAGCTGTTGTTGATTTATTAATTGCGCTATCTAAAACAGCAGCCGGAGTTAATTCAGTAACGCTTGATGAGATAAGGCTCCCAGGCAAAGGTTCAGACGGCGATAAACTAGTAACTCCTTGATTTATTTGATTTACGCTTGGTAAAATTACGCCCTCAATCTTTTCGTCAGCGAGTTGAGTTTTTATTTGGCCAATTGCTGATTTATAAGCGGATTTTAAAGAGCCAAGTTCTTCAGCATTGGCGACTATCGTTCCAGTTTCAATATTTACAACCCTAATTACAAAGACTGACTGCTTATCTACGCCAGTCGGAAGTAATTCAAAGACAGTTGAGTAGTTTAAATTGTATTTCACTTAATTAAGTTCTTTTAGTTATTTATTAAAAAAAGAAGGACTTGAGAGTGTTAGTCATCAAGTCCAGTCTGGATTTCAAAAGTTTGCTGGCTATTTTCGCCAGATTCATTTACTAAAAATTTAACGTAACTTAAATATTCATATAAAGGTAATGAATAAAGTTCGTTGATCGATTGGTTCAGCTTCACGGCCAAGAGACGATTAGTCTCAAATAAGTTCATTAAGTCTACCTGAAATAAGGAAAAGATCTTTGATCGTGAAGCTGTCTGACGAAAAAATTGAACTGGATAATGTTGATCCACATTTAGGGCAGACAGTAGTTAAGACACTTTCTCTTGAACCTTGCATTAGTTCAGCAAACTTAGTAACAAATGTAAATTTATTAAGGTGCCAATTAAAAGTTTCAGATTGACTTGCTGCATATTCAGGTTGACCGAATTTTGACCAATCTTGTACAAGATATGGAGCAACTTTAATAAATGACTTATCAATTGTTTTACTCTGTGATTTGGCTTCAGAAATTCGTTTACGAAGTCTTTCAATTACACCAAGAGTTGGCATATACAAATAAAAGGTCTCATTTAGTTTTGGAGAAACTACTTCAAAGCAACGATATTGTGCAGAATACCATTGATTAATTTCTTCAGGCATATCAAATAATTGTAACATGCTACTTCTAACTTTAACATCATCTGACCAACCTCCATCTTCTGCACAGGTTTGAGTACACTCAAGTTTTGTGGAAAGTTCATTTTGGCCTTCAGGGAAAGTAATTTCGTGAATTATGAAAATAATATAGAGACGATCTACTTCTGCAATATCTCTCCAAGTTAACCAAGACTGACCGCCTTTAATTTTGAATCGGGTACACTTTTCAATAATAAAATTTAACTTATCATCAATATCTAATACATCGGATTCATCAATGGTAGACCAGTGCCTAATTTCAGAAACAGTTGCTGCTCTAATTGTTAATTCTGAACCTTCTGCATAGAACATACCCCTTGATGGTAAATTTGCTAATGGAATATTTTTCCAATAATTATCATTAGCTCCAGAAACAGTTGAAGTAGGTTGAAGCGAAATTGCTTGGCCTAAACTACTTATTGGAGATCCAGGTTCAGCTGGGTTGGAATCAATTGGGCTATTCGTATTCTTACCATACTTTACATCTTCCTTTTCTAAAAAGGCCAATGCTGCATCCTCCACATTCGGAGTGTTATTGTCTTCTGCCATTAAATACTTTGTTTATTAAATTATATCAAAAACTCTAGAAAGGTTTTTGCTAGATGGGAATTGGACTCATTTAGTTTAGATAGAGTCTCTGGGTAAACTTCAACTAGTTTCATTGAATTTGTATCTCGAATGAATGCTCTAATTGTTTTATGCTTGGTATCGATTTTAAAACTATCAAATTTTCCAATAATGCTATCTGGATTGCCTTTGGAGTTTTTAAAGGTTGAGTTAACAACTACTCCACCAAGACGTGAACCTTTTTTAAATAGGTTATTAAGTTTCTTTATTTCTTGATCAAAATCGTCAACTTCAATTTGCTGAGGTAGCGAAAGATCGGATAACGGTAATAGCTGAACTGATATACCATTGGTAAAACCACTACGGTTTGACACAAAACTAAAGTCGCCTCTTCCATAAAAAGGCAGACCTTTCATTGCTTGTTGTCTTTGACCAAAGGTTAATACTGGTACCATTATCGGCTAAAAGTAGATGGAATTGCAAGTAATGCTACAGTAACTCCATTCGCAACTGTTATTTTTGAAATTACTGCATAGAATGTGTCGCCTGCATTAATTCTAACGTCTACTCCATCTCCAGAAATTCCCTGAGCAGCAGTTTTTACATTTACTGTAACTGCTGAACTGTTTGGATTGTGAATTCCAAAAAATGTATCAGTATAGTAGCCTACGCCAGTATCTAAATCAGTAATATTTCTAGAACTTTGATTAACAAAGACTGGAGTATAATTGGTTCCATTATCTGAATCAGTGTGGGTTTTTAAAATTTTAGCAATAGTAGTGTTCATTTGGTTTTAATATTTTTAGCAAGCACAATCATTTGGATCGTTATTACTTTTTACATAGACTATTAAACCTGATACCTTAATACTGAAATTAGGATTAGGGTTAGTTATCTCTATCTTATTTATTAGGTTATTTGCGTTAAGCGTCTCAGGGTTACTGAAGTTAGAAAAGAATTGAGCAACCGGCAATGTTATAGAACTAGTTGAACCATTACTAAATGAGCCTAATGTTATATTACTTGACATATTTGCTGGCATAATATCTTCTCCCATTTTATTAGTCTTAGGGTATTCAATATATAAAAGGCAGCCTCTACTGAAATTTCGGTCATTAGGCAAAATATAATATTCTGGAGATAGGTCACTACCTGCATGAGCCATATATTCTGAGCTTATATCAAATGGATAATTTATGTCAACTGAGATAAAATCACCAGGATGAGCTGGATCTGGATCTCCTGGGCTAACTGAGCTAATTTGATTCCCTAAATTATTATCAAATATTGATAAAGTATCACCTGCACAAACTTCAAAGTTAATTACTTGATAACTATCAACTGGATAAAGAAAGTCCTTTAGATTACAAAAACTTGCTTCAGATTGACCTTTATTATAGATATTAAAACATTTGTCTAATAATTTTAAGACCTTTTTAGTTGGGTCACCTGCACACAGATTTGCAAAAGAATTATTAAATCTTTTTGCAATTGGATCATCTTGAAAATTAATATATGCCATTCATAGTAGACTTTTTTAAGGGCGATCATTAAACATTATTTTACCAGAACCAGGATTACTGCCTCTAGCTAATTCTTTGTCTATTTTGCGTTCTCTTTGTATATTATTATCTACCTTAGGTTCGGCCGCAATTTCTTGAACATCAACTGCTGTTTTAGAAACCTCATTTAAGTTAGGTTCATTAATTTCAGCAGGTTTAACATCCGGCATTTCAATACTGATTTTAGAAAGATAAGAAGGTTCAATTGGCTGAGTTGTAGTTTCAACTATTGGCTCAGATATAATAACTGAAGTTTCTTTAGCTACTTGGGTAACTGCATCAGTTATTTGAGGATTAATAATTTCGCCTACTTTATTATCAGGTTTAATATAGTCAACCAGTGATTTAATAAATCCAAGTGCAACAATTGGTAAAATTGCACCACTTACAATAGAAAGAACCCGTTTTTGATAAATTAATTCTTCTTCGACTAAGCCAAATAATTCTATCCAGCCTTGGAAATTGGTTAAGTGAACATACGCATAATACATATTTCCCATTGCCTGCATTGCAGTTAATAAAAGAAATAGCATCCAAACAATACCCTTATTCATTTTATCAAGGGTAATAAGTGAGGCAAGTGACGCTGCTGCTCCAACCTCAAACGCAATTGCTAAACTTATTGCTAGCCACTGAGGATTAGACAGGCTAAAAAAGTCAATAACGTGAATTGTTGAAATTATTGAAACCAGCAAATATAGCGTAACAAACGTGCCTATTATAAAATAACTAACGGCTTTTTTACTCATTATTTAGAAGATTCTAATTTTTTAATTTGTAAATCAATTTCAGATTGACGATTAACATCAAAGATTTTACGATCAGTAGATTGGATCATGCGCTTTTCAGCTTTTAATCCTTCAATTTCAAGGTACTTATTAAGTTCTTTAGTAGTACACAGTGAATCTAATTGTGCATTTGTAATTTTGTCCTGTTTTTCAATTTTAGAAAGTCGACTAGAATTATTACACTGTTGAAGAAATACAATTAGCATAAATGCCAACACAAATTTTTCAAAATGAAGTTTAATAAAATTCATGGTTAAAATATCTTTTTGGTTATTTATTTACTTGGTAGTTAGTTTATTTGTTATCCATAGTTGCACATCAGCATTATTGTGATAAATCCACAACCCGGTGCTAATTGCATAATATAAAGCAGCACCAAATACAATAACTCTAAAAAAATCTGACCTTTCCGAGAAGAATTTACACTTTACCCAAACCAAATAGGCATAATAATCAGCAGATTTAATTCGTTTTGTTGAAATATCCACTATTTCAGTAAGATTTAGATCTGCGAATTTATTTTGAAACTTAGAAACCGAATCAAATACTCTACTTTTTTCAAGATCAATTAAATCGCCAGTTGCCAATAGCGTTTCAGGTTCAAGGTTAATAACATAGTATACTCGCTTTAGTAAATCGGCTCGCATCTTAAAGCCTTTGATAAAACCTGACTCTTCCAGTCCAGTTATTTTCTTTCGGTAAAAAAGATAATTGCTAATGTCCTTTACAATTAGTTTAGCTGAGCTAAATGCATCAATTGGGTTTAAATAGTTAAGTAGTTTCATAATTAAAAATATTCTCCAAGTTTATCAACCATGTGAGGATTTTTAGTCAACACGGCCTCTTTTAACATTTTACGAGCTTTTCTGATTTTAGTTTTAACCGTATTTAGATTCATTTCATATTTCTCAGCAATTTCATTACCTCGCATATGATGTAATTCTTTATCGATTAATATTGACTTTTCAATACATTCAGGTAAGGCATTAATTTCAAACTTAGTCATATTATATAAATCATCAAAATATACTTCCTTTTCAAAGGTCTCTGCTGAATTATCTGGTATATTTAATGGTTTAGTTAAATTATCTAAACTTATTGCATATTGCTGCTTTAATTTATGTTGATGAAGTAATGCCTCATTTTTTGCAATTGTATAAATCCAAGTAGTAAATCGATAACTATCACTATACGATGCAATTCCTTTAAATATTTTAAAAAGGGTATTGTGTAATACCTCATCAGTTTCATCTGCGTCATTAAAAAATTTCCAAATAAAATATTTTAATTTTGGGTACATGATTGAGGCTAGCCGATTTCGATCTTTTTCTTTATATTTGCCGGTTTTGATAAGTTCAGCAAGACTTTGCATTTCGTCATTTAATTGCTTATTCAGTAGATCGTATGCGCTCATGTAGTCGGGTTAGTTGGTGTATTTGTTTGGGTTAGCAGATTTCCATTTATCATATCTTTCAGTTATCTGGATTAGTATTTTATTTCTCACAATATCTTCGTCTTTAAAGGTATGAATACTTAATCCATTGATTCCGCTAAGCAATTCAATAAAATCAGGTAGAGCTACTTTACTCTTTGCTATATCATATTGGCTTACATCTCCACATATTAATACCTTAGAATCTTTACCCATCCTAGTAATGAATAGCATTAACTGTTTAAAATCAGCATTTTGTGCCTCATCTAAAATCATTAAACAATTATCAAAGGTAGCACCTCTCATATAGGCAAGAGGTCTAAATTCAATAACTCCAGCAGTTTCTAACCAACCAACATTATTGGGATCATTTAATAATTTTACCAAATTTGATCGATAACTTTCCATAAATGGATCAATTTTATCTTTTATTTCTCCAGGTAAAAATCCAAGTTTCTCTCCAGACTCCTGAATAGGTTTAGATAGGATAATCTTTTTAATTTTTCCACCTAGGTAAAGTTTTAGTGCCGCTAGACATGCAGTAAACGTTTTACTTGTACCAGCCGGCCCATAACATAAAGTTATTTCGCTGGACATAATCTTTTGTAAATAATCAGCCTGTGAAGGTTTTAAGCTAATTTGACGTAACTCCTTTTCAGTTAATTCAGGTTTAAAAGATTGAGTTTTTCTCTTTGATTGCGGTCTTTCAGCCATTAGATTTAGTGGTTCTTTTTTTAGTTTTAGGTTTGGTATTGATCTTATCCAATATTTTTTGGCATTTTGAACAAGATTCATAATCTTCAATTTGCTTGTAAAAGGCAAGTGCTTTAGTTAAGCAATCCGGCCAATCTTTACTTTCCGCAATAACATCTAATTCTTCATCAACAATTTTTAATTTTTTAATATAGATATGTGGCCTTTTTTCCGAAAGGGCTACATCTATTTGGGCAACTACTATATCAAAAATTTGCTTTTTGTTAGTGCCATAGTCGAATTTTAAAAAATCATCATGTTTCATAGCCTGACTTTGAATTATTTCCGTAAAAGGTGTCACGGGTTCTTTTTATTTGATCTATCGTCATTTCATCAAATACATTAACCAGTTTACCCGGTTTTTTAACCTCAGCGGTTGTATTTAATTCCCTTAGTGCAGAGTGATCAAATCCTGATGAATTTCCAAGATACGATTCGCCTAAATATAATGAATATACTTTTGACAAATACTCTTTTGGTAATCTGTCAAGTTCTTCATTTACTAATTCCCAAAAGTTTGGTGATTCAAAGAATGCCGCCGTTTCAACACATGTGATTGCTAAATCGTCATTACCGCTTTGGCTTCGGTAATTACCATTACTTGATCGGCCAAATGCACCAAGTTCATGAACTGTTTTATGTTCATTTGGTAAAATTTTATTTACTGCAGCTAAATACTTAAATCGCTCGCAGTATTTAGTTTTATTGGTCTCTGTCATTTTTAATCCAGGTTTCCAATTTATTGAAGTGGTTGTATGTTTTGAGTGAATTACTTGACCTGGCCAAAAATCCTCATTTTGTGTTAGCTTATCCATTACCCATTCGCCTTTGTGGTTAAGCTCAATTAAAAGTTTAACTTTTTCAGGATTAAAGATATTATACAACAAATGTTCTAAAGTATTACAGTATTCGTTAATATCTTTTTTGTTTGATCTAAAAGTTGCAACTTGCACTAGTGTAAAAATATCACCTTCATTTTTAATAAAGTCTTTTACTTGATCTAGCATTTTTAGAGGAAGAGCGGCTAATTTAAAAATATTAATTACTGAATAATCTCTACCTAATCCATCAGCTGTATCAATTGCAAAAATATAGTTATTACCATCGTTTTTAATATCATCTGGTGTTAATTTGGCAAGGTTTGGGTGAACCGTAAAGCCATCTAATAGTACTAAATGATCTGGGCTTTGAGCCCATTCTGGGGTGATATATGATGTGCGTAAATTAAATATTTTCTTAAGATCCTTTGATGGTAATAGCAACTTATCCGATGAAAAGAATTGTAGGCCATATTCCTGATTAAAATCTTCTTCTGAACCTAAGTTTGCAATGGTTGATTGCTTCCATTCGTCATCACGACCTGGGACTTGCCACCAATCTACCCTTAATGGAACGTATTCATTATTATGATTCATTGCATCCATGTAAATTTGATAAAAGCGATTCATGCCATTTGGAGTTGAAGTTATTATGATTTTTGAGTTCTTTGATGCTGAAATAGTAGGATAAATTGCTCGATAAAAAAAGTCTAAATAAGATGGATTAATATGCGCAAACTCGTCAATGTATAATACGTGAATTGTAAAACCAATACCGGTATTTTTAGTTGTAGTACGCCCAATTAATCGGCAGCCATTGTCAAATTTCATTGACATTACGTTATTTGAAATACAGCCAGGTTTTAGGAAGAACGGTAGATTTTCAAGTACTGATTTAATTTTATCTAATACCTCTTTAGTAGTTGTTGCAATATTCGCTACCGCCAGGACATTTTTATCAGTATGGAATATTAAGTACCAGGCAATAAATACGCCAGACATTACAGTCTTTCCAATTTGACGACTTGCCATTAAGCAATTAAATCGATTATTCTTAAATGATCGGATAATTTCTTCTTGATAGTCGCGTAAGATAATTTGCTCAATACCTTGCTCCTGCATTACTTGAGCATATTTACCGGCAAAATAAACTGGATCAGATTTACATTTTCGGATTTCTTCAAGCTCTTCTGGTGTATATTCAAATACAATATTTGCCTTTTTCCAAACTGGATCATTATCTTTAAATGGCGAATTTTTGATTGTTTTAATATCAATCACACCATTTTCAAAATCATCAAGTAATTGTTGTACCTTAACTGTCGTCCAAATCGCACTATTCTCCTGATCAAGGTCAGAAAGCTTCATCTGAGTTCGGCTTCCACTATTTGCTATAAAATCTTTCATATTAATGAATTAACGTCATCCATATAATCAATATCACTATCTTCTGTAATAATAACATTTGATACGCCTCTCTCTATCATAACTTCAGCCTTTCGACCTGGATGAGTTAGGTGTCTTGAATCAGAGGTATCTTCTTCTATTTCAAGAGCGTCAATTTCTTTTATTAAATTTTTTGTACCGGCTGTGATATAGTAATCGCTTGAACTTTGGGGTATTGCTCTTGCTTGTGGACCGGTTCCACTTCCACCTAATTCTTTTTGTGATATGTCTTGATTTACCTTTTTATAGGTATCTTCTAGAAATAACATATAATTTGCTTGAGTTTTTACAACCGCTGTTAATTTATCTTGAAGTTGTCCAAATACTTCAAATAGTCTAGGATGAGTATTGCCTTGATTAATTTCTTCAGCAATTTTTTCAATTGCCATTCGAATGGTTTTTAATTGAAAGAAAATATTTTGAATACTTGAGTTATCAAGAACCTGTTTCTGTTTAATATATTCATGCTTGTCTAGTACGCCAAGATCAACATAAAACGAAAGAAGAGAGTCGGTAATATTTTTAGCCTGCTTTTCAAAACCTGCATTCATTTCAATAAAATCCAATGGAGGTGCTGCTGCAATTTCAGCAAGCTGCTCATCAATATTATCGTCTTCCTGATTAGGTCCACCTGAGTAGCTACTCAATAGTGATTCAAGTTCGCCCTTAATTTGAGCCTTTTTTTCCTTTGAGAATACTGGTCCAGCCATACATTAGTTTAGTCGATTTTCGTTCTTATCTAGTGCCGGATTTGCAAATATTTTAATTTGTTTAACTGCCTCAATATGCTCGTATATGTAAGCTTCAATATATGCAATAAACGAATCTAATATTGGGTTTGCGCCGAACATTTGATTTGAAAGGACACGTTTCATTAAGTTATTTTTATACTTATAACCTAAATGAAGACGTCTGTCTTTTCTATTATACACTGTTTGGTAAAGAGAGTTTCTTATCATATAATTCCAGTATTTTTACGAGCAACCTGTGCTTTAATTGAAATATTTAGTGCACCTAGTGCAGATTCAGATAATCCTTCTGCATACTTATTACCTTGAGAATCAGTCCAACCTCCACGTACTACCGGAAATTCGTCTAGTCCAATAATAATATCGTTAAAATCATCAAGTCCTACTAGAGTTTCACTAGTTGGATTTGCGGTTTTATAAAGTTCATTAAACTCGCTTAGCATATTAATACTAACTGAGTCAACTCCATTAATTGCTTCAACTACTGCAATTAAATCACTTTTTGGAACCCGATCATGTCTCTTTAATTTAATGAAATATTTACCTAGCGCATCAGCAATATCTGATTTAACAATATCTTGAGAAACATCATCAAATGCAATGATACTTAAGTTAATAATGTATCTGGTAATTTTTGGATCAACTATTTTCAAGTCGGTTGAAATCATTTTTGTTCCAGATTTTTCAACGTACTTCATTAACTCATTCTTTTGAAAATTGGTTAGCTTAAAATTGCTGATTGGTAAATTAAAATAGTCAGTTCCATTTTTAAACATTTGAGTAACATCCGGTACCAGGAATAAGTTAATCATTCTAGAATCTAGGATATTTCCAGTTGTGTCTTGATCTAGGAATACTTTAATTGTTGAAAACATTTGCATTTTTTGCAATAAGACTTCATAATTATCTAAATTAACTAGCGCAAAGCTTTTTGATGCACGAGGTGCAATTAATCGGGTTAAAGTAGGATCCTCTGGGTCTACTCCGAAATTTGGAGCACTTACTGTTACAATTCCAAAATAGTCGCTCATTATAATCTCTTCGCCAATTGGAGAAAATCCAGTATCAACAAACGAAAATAATACTTGTGCATTATTATCAACTTTAACATTTCCAGCTGAGCCGTCTGTATTTAAGTATTCAACAACAATGGTTGAACCGGTGGTTGGAATTTTACCAAACGAGCCATTACCAAAATAGATGTCTAATCCATTTGTTATACCAGTTTTTGCAATAAATCCTTTTGCTCCTCTTGGAATATCTAAGAGTGATTCATATTTAGTCCATTTTTCGCCATTAACATAAATATTAACAATAAAATTATCAATATAGAAATTATTCGGAGCTCCCATTTGATAACTTTCAAATGCAATTCCCTTTGCAGTAAATGTTTGGGATTCAATTTGACCTTGACGAACACTAAAAATTGCAGTAGTTTCAGTACCGCTTAGCGCAAGCCTAACCTCTTCTTGCGTAAGTTCAATTGCATAGGTAAGTCCATTATTTTCACAACGAACTCTAAATAGGTTATTAAGCACAACTTTAGTGGCAGGTGGGGTAATATTAGGTTTTCTAACAATTCGGATTTGACCGGTTGCGCCAATTGCTCTACTTGGATTATGGCCAGCTAGAGTAGCTAATGAATAGATTGATGAAACTCGACTTGCTTCATTTATATTTAGTTCAGTAATTGAGTCTTCAATATAATAAAAAATAAGTTGACTTAAGTTTTCTACAACAATTAATAGCTGCCCAAATGGAGAAGCTGCAGTAAATACAGAACGACTCTGTTTAAACTTTGTTTGTAAGAACTGTATAGTTTCGCTAAGAATATCTCTAACTCGTATATTTAAACTAGTAAAGAGCCTTAGACTGGTATTTTGTTTAGTAAGGTTTGCCATTTAAGGAGTAGCTTCTTTTAGGTTATTTATCAGCAGAGTAAAACGTTTATGAAAGAGACCACCTGTATAAATAATTAGGTATAATAACTATTATATGGGGATAACCGGTTTTGACAAAGATTATCGGTTACGCTTGCACGCCGAGGATGATGCTAAGACTCGTTAAAATGTATTACAAACAATAAGTGGCAACACTACTTTCTGGAGCCTAGTTAACCAAGGCGTTAACACTCCTGTTACTGAAGAGCTTTTAGCTGCATAAGTGACCAAGCGGCAACTGCTTGACTAACCAAAGTTGCAAAACCAGCATGGCGTAGCGGCCAAGTCGAACCGTTACTGACTTTAGCTTTAAGTCGTTAAAGAATAAGATATTTCGTCCAATTAGAAAAATGGACTAAGCGTGTAAATGAAAGTTTAATTAGAGGTTTTTTGGACGGCGGTTCGATTCCGCCTATCTCCACACCACAACCTTTTGCAAACAAGTCTTAGATAAATAAAATCAAAGACTTGTTTGCAATATGGCTCAATCAAAACATAAATACCACTTTATCTACAAAACAACATGCTTAATAACCGGTCGTTATTATATTGGCATGCATTCTACTCCAAAAATAGAAGATTCATATTTAGGTAGTGGAAAAAAGTTGTGGCATTCTATAAATTACCACGGAAAAGAAAATCACGCTAGGGAAATACTTGAATTTTTACCAGATAGAAAATCTCTAGCTAATCGAGAAAGAGAGTTAGTAAATGAATCACTATTATCTGATCCTATGTGCATGAATTTAGTTAAGGGCGGAGAAGGCTGGCATGGGTTTATTTCAATTGAACATCAACTCAAGTGTTCAGCAGCCGGCGGTTTATCAAACAACCCTACTAAATCAAGATTAGCTAGCGAGCGCATGACTAAGTATCATACTGACGCTAAAGCTGCTGGAACTCATCTTAACTGGCAAAAAACTTACGATTGGACCGGTAAATCTCATAATGTTGAAACTAAATCAAAAATAGGACTAGCGAATTCAATTAGTCAATTAGGAGAAAACAATAGCCAATTTGGAACAAAATGGGTCTATCATCCAACTATTGGTGCAATAAAAGTTAGCAAGTCAGCAGTTGAGTCATATCTAACAATCGGATATGTCCTAGGTAGGAAGAGTCCAACTAATTAACCTTTTTTTTATTTTCTAAGAGTTGAGTCTGGGCATAAATAAATAAACCAGATGAAAACATTAAACACCGACGATATTTTTCTAAGAAATTTAACAATTGCCTTGCTTGATTTGTTAAATGGAGAAATGGAGATTACGATTGCACGAAATGATCATAATGAAACTTTTAAGGTTCCGTTTCTTTATAATTATGGAACAGATGAAGGCTTCTTAAAGGATTTTTATATTGGACTGCCGGATAACTGTCGCATTCCAGCCGCAGAAGGCACCTATGATATTATTCCAAGAGGAATTGTAACTCTGTCAAGCTTCCAAGTTAAACCGTCTGATATTACAAATAAGTTTGTTAGGGGTAGTTTTACTGAACCTGAAAGAGGAGAAAATGATGAAAATATCCTAACTGGCTATTCAGCTCAGCTATTTTCTTTTCCAATGTCAATTAAATTTGATATTAAAATTATTTGTGATAACTTAAATAAAGCATTTAAGATTGCTGAAAATATGCTACATATTTTTTATTCAAACCGGGTAATGTATTTTCAATATCACGGAGTCAGAATTCCTGCTCAATTTCAATTTCCAGCAAATGAAACAGTTGATAAGTCCTATAAGTTCTCAATGACTGACAATAATAAATTAAATATAAATTTGTCAATTGATGTAGAAACTTACTTTCCCAGTTTTGAAAAAACCTCTAAACGTAAGAGTTCAAATGTCATTGAAAGATTTGAAGTTAATCGTAAAGGGCCAAATGGTGATAAATTAACTAAGACTACTTGGGCTGATCAAAACCGTGCAAATACTTAAAATAATAAAATAAACAAATGTCAACATCAAAATCGTTTTCATATAATCCAGGTTCTCCAATTGCTGGAACAGATCAAGTTGGAGATTTAGCAATTAGTGTAGCCGACCTAGATTATACAACTTCTCCAGGTGGAGTTCAATGGTGGCAAGGTCCAGATCAGGATCTGGGCTATGTTATTGCGCATACTGTGCCAAATAATACTCAACCTACGCCAGCCTCAAGTTACCTGTATTTGGATAATACGCATAAAGGAACAGATATAAATTTAAGCGGATCACCGCTTCAAATAGCTCATCAACAATTTGGTTACCAACAATCAGTATTAGGGGTTAATGAAATTAAATCTACTGACAAAATTATGTTTAGTGTACTGGTTAGTTTGTCAAATCCAGGAGTTCTAGCAAATTCTCACTTTATTGGTATTGGTTATCAATTCATGAATTATCAAGGTAATCCATATGGTGGATATCCCGGTAATGATGGTTTTAGTATGGGTTATCGTAGTGATGGAACCATTTGGTACAACGGTATTGAAACCATCTCAGGTTTAGAACCTTGGACGCATAATAATATTATTGATGTGGTGATTGATAGTAACCTTAATGGTATGTGGGTTAGAGTAAATGGTGGTCTTTGGAATAATAACCCTAGTGCCGACCCAGCAACTAATGCTTATGGTATTGAGATTATTGGCGGGCCTTTTTATCCAGTATTATGTCCTGGATATGAAGGTACAATGACAATACAAAATACCGCAGCATATGGAACCCCAAGCAATTTTAAATTTTTAGGTGAAGAAGTTGCAGCAGTTGGATTTAATAGGTCAACTTCACTAACCGAAGCCAGTTTTATTGAAGTTGCAAATAGCATAAGTGGCCAAGTTTTTATAAGCGGCAATGCTGCAAGTACCTGGTTAACCGCAAATGGGTATTGGAATAATTGGTCAAATTTTGGAAGTTCAGGATTTCAATGGATGACAATTGGTTCGGTTACCGGAAGTTCAGCATCAGGAGTAGGTCAAAACTCAATAGGTATTACAATTAGTCAAAGCGGAGGCGGTATGGGACAACATAGCGGTATGTACGCCGCAAATACTTTTCCTGAACAATACGGAGTACCATTTAATGGTATTCAAATTTTAAATCAAGCAGCTGGAACATTTACAGCAATATTTAGCCAACCGGTTACCGATCCACTAGTTGCATTTGCTAGTGTTGGTAATGGAAGTTTATCTGTACCAGTTCAAGTATCTGCGCCATTTACACCAATTTTTTCACAGGCTACAACCTATCAAAATGCAGTTAATGGAACTCAATACACTCAGTTTACTGGAACAGAAGGATTTAATATTATTCGAATAGACGGTACCGTACAAATTGTAAGTTTCGTCTATACTGTTTCAGAATATTATTGTACAGTTTGTTTTGGATTCGTTGATCAAAATGCATAACCTTGCATAATTAATCAAAATCTAATTCCAAGTCAAAATTATAATATTGGAAAGTGGCAGTGAACGTTGTAAACTGCGGAGTTATTGATGAATACGATAGATTCATTTCGCTTAATGACTTTAGCATTGGTCTGTTAAACACAATAGACGATACTGCATAACCTTCATTATTTAAGAGAGTTAATCGGATTGGATGAAAGAACGGATGATTTACATTTGAAATTGGATTTACCGATAAGGCTTGACCTAATGAATTATTGCCAAGATTGTCTGGATTAACATTTGCTGGTTCTAAATAATTTAGGGCATTATCTAAAAATATAAAATAGTTTAGGTATGCATCAGTTAATTTAAAAGTCAATTTAAGTTCTCTAGTAAATTGATCAGCTATTGGTTTTGCACTCTGTAATTCTTGAATCTTTCCAAGTGTTCGGGTTTGAGTTGGCAAAGTTGAAGAAAATCCTGGAAAATTCACACTTTGTATAGTTGATGCCATAAAATCAGATAATGACTTATATGGCAATAATAGACTTCTATAATATTTGTTGTACTTTTGTTGCACAACACTATTAAAGAAGTCCATTGGTAGGTTTACTAAAAATGAATTTTGTCTAGCGTTTAATATCATATAGAATTATCTATATTAGAATTGTCTTTAACTTTTCAATTACCTGATCAGCTGTGATCAATTTTGAACATTCAAATTGACGAGGTGTACCTTTTTGATCTGGGCACCAATTCCAATCACCAGCATTGAGCCTTAATCGATTTGCACAACCTGAACACGCGCCAGTTGGTGCAGCTAATTTAATAATACCGCCATCTGGTTCATTATAAGGTTCAGTAAAACCGGAGATTTGAATACTTGGAGTATTTGTTACCCAAGCTAACCAAGTCAATCCACTACTAATTCCAATAAAAGCAGCGCATTCAGTTAATTCAGTAATTACTCGGTCAATTGTACCAGCTTCAAGTTTAGCGGCTCCAACTGGATTACGATTTCCCATATAGCCGTCTTCTTCTCTAGATAATACTACCGGTTCATAACCGTTTGCAATTAACCAATCTGTAACTTCTTGCCAACCAGTTAGATTATTCCAATATTTTGCTTGAGCAGTACTGTGAATTCCAAGGCCTACTTTTTTCTTAACTACTGGACCAGTTGGATAATTAATAATTGGTTTAATCTCTTTATATTCTAATCCTAAAATATCGGTCGCAGTTCTTTGTAATGGACCTAATTTAAAATCGCTAGGATTTTTTTCAAGATCAATATTATCGCCATTATGGAACCAGCCTATTCGGTACATTGCATGTAAATTAGTTACCATTTGACCCGGTTCAATTAATTCAATATTTGGATAAGTATCTTTAAATAATTGATTCCAGAAAGTTGAACAGATCATAATACAATCGTGCTTCTTTCTAAATTCTTCAACATATGGAAACCATGCTAAGGTATCACCTAGTGCTTTTGACTCTAATGGAATATAGACACGTTTACCTTTTAGGTCAGTATTAAATATTATTACCGGATTTCCGCTTTGGTCCTTAACTTTAATTTTCCAATCTTTAAAATATTTGATTGCACTTTTTGCCCAAGTTCCGCCACTTAATTTTGTTGAATAAACTAATTTGTCAGTTTCATTATCAATAAACTCTACTTGATATTTCATTGGACTTGTAGTTTTCAATTCAACAAACGGGCCGTCTACTAAATTATGATTTACAGTAGGCAGTGGCTGAACTCCGTCAATTGTTACATGATTCATTTTTGCAAAAGTTTGGAAATCATCACTTAAAAATTGAGTGAATGCGCATTTACCTAAATAATTAACAGTTACGGTATAGCCTTTACAGTATTCGCCTAATTTAATAAGTAAAAAGTCGCCCTTTTTAAGAGTCGTAAACTGTACGGTTCCATTATATTTGATTTCAAGTAGGTAATCTTTGGTTGCAGGTTCATCATGAAATCCTGAAACAAGTTGCACATATAAATTATTAAAATCGTCAGCTGCTGTATAAATTTGAAATTTAGCGTCATCTCTTAGAATACCATCTCTATTCCAAACTGCTTGAGTATTTAATTCATTTGAATTTGCAATATAATTAGTTAACCAAATATCCTTTGCGTGTTTTTCTAAATAGTGCAGGAATACTCTTTCTAACTGCCAACCGTTTGGGCGACCCATGAAGTATTCCTTTTTTGTCTTTACTTCATTTATGATATTTAGAGCAACCTCAGTTTTAATTGAGAAAATAAAGGTTGCCATAAATTTAGCTAGGTGAGTATCCTTTGCTGAACCAGAATGGTATTCATAAATTACTGCATCATGCTGGTGAGCTCTTTCCAAGAAGGCTTGGCGATATTGAAAAGTATCAAGCAGATTATCGTATTCCATAAAGTGAATCATCTTCTTTCCTAGATACTTACAGAAATTAAAGGCATGGGTCATTGATCTCCAAATTGCATAATCATGATGATATTCCATTTGATTGTCTACTCTGGTTTTTCCAAATGTACACCATCTTCCACTACCAACTGCATATTCTTCAAATTCAGAATTTAATAGCAGTGGATTTTCTTTATCATATATGTAATAATCAACTAATTTTTGAATTTCAGGTTTGATTGCATAATGCGAAACTAACAAGATTGGAATTCCTGAAAATTCTCTAAGCTTTTTAATACATTCAATTAGGTCTGATTCTTTTTCTGGAGTATTTGGCCAAGTGTCAACAACAAAAATATCATCAGGATATTCATTCGGTCTGATTATCGAAGGCCTGTTATCCGCTGAATATTTTAGGTCATTTGCAATTCCACCTTTAACCCCAAAGAAGTAAATATCTGAATGTATATTTTGCATGTCTGGATTTTGCCATTCATGATTATAGCTACCATGTGAACCGTATTCAAATACTCCATCTGGAAAAGCGGTTTCAAATCCATTAATTTTTAAAAAATCGTCAGCTTCAAGATTTTTATAATAGTCAGCCCATTCGCTTGATTGTTGAATTAATAATGGAGCATCCCTTTCTCCACGTCTTCTAGTTCCATGTTCAGGTCTTTGACCTGATGCACAAGTAAAAATAAACATTCCACCTGGCTTTAACATACGAATAATATTTTGAATAGTAGTTTCATAATATAGATCGTGTTCAAATACTTCAGTTGAAATAATTACATCAAACTGCTCAGATGGTGCATCATATAGATTCCCTGGGACTACTACATCAACATTAGCGCCATCACCAACATCTAATCCAATATAGTTACAATTATCAAATAGAAAACGATTATTTCCATTAACATCAAGTGATCCAATATCTAATACTTTTTTATTTTGGAAGTATTTTGGAAAATTTAATTTGATCTTTTTACAAAAATCTTGCTGTTCTTTATGTGCCATTTATTATAGTTTATTTTTTAAAAACTCGTCTACGCTAATTAAGTTTAAGTAGAGGCCACGTTCATTGTTAAATTTATTGTACTCATAGTATGGATTGTCAAAATCGCAACATTCTTGAAAACCGTGTTTAATAATACCAACGCCCCAATCTGTATCAATTGTAAAAATTTCAAGATCCGGTCTGGTTGCTCGATACTTATATATTGCTTTCCAAACAGTTCCATTCCAATTACCTTCGGCTGGAGTAGAGTGATCGTAAAAATCTTCCCGAGCATGATGGATTGTTGGTGGATTACAGTCATGTAAAACAATATAGCCAGTTGGACTAAGATGCGCTAGCGAATTTTCAATATCTCGGTCAACTTGGTCAGACTCATGAAGGCCGTCAATAAAAATAATATCCCATTTATAATTAGGGTCTAAATTTAATTCGGAATCTCTTAATGACCTAAAGAATTGGTCAGATGTCTGTTTATAGTCGATTTGAGCATCAACTTCAAAACATGGATCAACTGAATGTTTTGTATTAATATTAATTAAGTTAAAGCAGTCATTAGGCTCCCTAACTCCAATTTCTAAATATTTGGTAAAACCATTTTTTAGAATTAATTCGTTTATTATATCGTATCTTTGCATAGTTAATTTATATTTTTCCAGTAACAGTATGAAATATTTGTGGCTTTTTTCGTTTTTCAATTACTATCATACTATCGTAATAATGAATACCGTGGATATTATCTCCTGAATAGGTTTTAGGTATGGCTGATGAATATGATGCATGTAAATAGTCTATGAAATTTTTAGAATATTCAATGAAGGTATTTCCTTTATAACTTCCACCATATTCTCCAGGCCAATATGAGGTATGCACATCTTCGCATAAATAGACACCATTGTCATTTAAAAATGGAAACATTTCTTCGTAAGTAATTACTTGTTGATTCATAGTATGACCTCCATCATCTATTATAATATCAAATTTTGGACAAGTATCCTTTACGGTTTTCCAAAAATTACGATCTTCTTGAGATCCGATAATTATGTTAATTTGATCATCTTCATACTCTTTACATTTTTCAAGAATATCAATTCCATAGATCTTGCAGTTTTTACCAAAATAGTCTTTCCACATTTGTAACGAGCCTCCATTGTCAATTCCAATCTCAAGGATATTTACTGGAGTATCTCTAAATTTACTAAAGTGAGCCTCATAGATTTCTAAATAGTGAAACCATTTATGAATTTTTCGTTTTTCATTGTTTATAAAATAACTCTCTAAATAGTTTTTTGGACTAATTGAGTTAAGTATTTCAGGGTCTTGCTTAAAGGTCGTTATCATATTGTTTAGTTATTTCCAAAAATAAATTAATTGTAGTGCATTGTTTGGGCCGCAAAATAATAGGTAGGAATTAAAACCTAATCTGTTAAATCTGCCAATAAATTCATTGCGTAGCTCATCATTAAAATTAAGGTGCTCATGATGATATTCAACTGCAACATTTCGGATCTTAGCTAAGTTAGCATCACTGATACCTTTTAGTGCAATAATTTCAGAACCTTCAATATCTACCTTTAAGAAGTCAATTCTGTCAATTAGCCCGTTATCTAAAATATAGTCTAATGTGTATAGATTAACATCGTATTGAGTAAGAGTTGGATCCTTTTGATGCCATAGGTTAGAGCCGCCCAAGTGAGAACTTTCAGTTAAGGTTAGGGTTCCTAACTGATCTCCAATTGCTGCATTAAATAGGATGGCATTTGCTGGAGCATTTTGTTTTAGGATCTCAAAATATCTACGATCAGGTTCAAATGTTACAATTTTACTTGCTCCCATATGGTATGCATACCGAGTAAAAATTCCAATATTTCCACCAAGATCAACAACTACATCTCCTGGTTGGATTTTAACAACTGGATTTTCTGAGCGATGAGGATGTTCGTAATCAGTTAGGTTATAAATTTCATGATAAATTGCATAATCCCATCCGTATTTATAGGCAATATCCATTGTACCACCTTCTACTTTTTTGATTGAACCTAAATTTTTAATTTCATCTTTAGCAACAAAGAAATATTCAGTATCATGGAAATTCTGGTCTCTTTGAGCTTTAATATGGTCAATCATAATTTGAGCAAAGCCTAGATTTTTATTTCCATGAAAGTATAGGATTTGATCTTTATTCTTTGGGATAAACTGCCAACCGTATACTTTTCCAAAATTCTTAGGGCCTTGATCTCTCCAAAAAGAAATAAAGTGTTCCATTGCTTTGCCGGTTGTTCCAAGTAAATCACCATCCCATTCAGAAACATCAAAATTTGAAATTGGTAAAAACTTATTATAACCGTATTTGCATCTTAGGTAATTATCAATACCTTCATCATTCCATTGCAGTAAACTTGGATAGTCAGTAAGAGCAGTTTCTTTATATACATTTAAGATTTCATTAAACCACCATTCGCAATTTCGATTGTATAAGTACATGCAAATATGGGCTTTAGTCGCAAGACGATTAACGCCTTTGGCTTTGCATAGATTTTCATTAAATAGCTGCTGACCTCTTGACCCGTCTGGTTTTGTATAATATCCAATAAAATCTTCCTGTACATGAATATCAGCTAATGGATAATTCTCAATATTTGCAAAATGATCTGCTAATTTATCAATTGTATGGTTTGCAATAATATCACCGTCTAGCCAAACAAAATTTTCAAAACTTTCGTTAAATGCTGCAAGACAGGCATATTGCTTCCAATACCATTTATCATAGTTTGAATAGTATGGAATTGTTAATTTTCGGGCAATTACATTTGGCAAATAGTCAAATGGAACATCACAGTCAATTCCATAAACAATAAGTTTACGATTTGAGAATTCCAATAGCGATTCAGCTAATTTCTGAATGATCGGCATATATGCCAGGTTACCACAGGTCACCCATGCAAAGTCAGTTGAGTATTCATTTACCTCAGGTTGAATAAGTTCCTGGATGTGATCTTGTGCGATTTTTGCTGCATTTTCCCAAGTGAATTGAGTTCGGATTTGTTTTGATTCCATTAGCGCGGATTTTTTATAAATTTCATAATTATCATAAACTTCTCTAAGTCTAAGTTTAAGGTCTTCAAAGTTTGGCTCAACAAAATTACCTGGAGCATTTGGATTCCAGGATTCATCATTTGCAACACCAGCTGGAACTTCTCCATGGGTTGCTACCGGCAAACCTTTACCTGCGGCAAATTCTAATTGAGCTCCCCAATTAGAATAGATTGATGGGGTACCGCAGGCCATTGCCTCAATTAATGGAAGATTCCAACCTTCACTACGAGCACAAGAAACAAAGACATCAGCCGTTTGTAATAATGCTACATAGTCGGCTTTGCTTAAATGAGTAAGTATCTTAATACCTCTATGTGCTAAGCCAAATTTGGCAAGGCGTTCTTGAGTATTTGAACAGTCATCATTTGCAAATGGATTTTCAACATTTAAGATAAGCTCAACATTTTCATCTTCTGAAAAGGTATCAATGAATGCCTTTATAATCTCTTTAGTCGATTTGCGATATTCCCAACGCCCAACTAAAACAAATTTGAATGGGCGACCTTTTGGAAATGAGGTCTCTTGCGAAAGCGGTTTAAACATTTGGGTATCAACTCCCTCAGGTACAACCTTTACTTTATCTGCTCTGATACCTTGAGCAACCGTGCACTCTTTTTGCCAGCTGCTTGGAACCCAAACCTGATCAAATGTTTTTAGTTTATTAAAAAAATCATCAGGATATTTGGTAGTTTCCCAAACATTATAGGCAATTTTTGGGCCATCATACTTATCACCAAAATATTTATGATTAACATCATTTAAGACAATGTGAACATCAGGTTTTCCAGGATTTTGATAGTTTTGATATAGTGGAAACTCTTGTGAACCGTTTGGGGTCTGTAGAGTTTGTTGAGTTAGGATTGTTTTTAACTCAGTATCAATATAGTACTCATCATTATGAGGTTCATCATTATTGTAACCTGTCCAGGTTGAACCTACTGTCCAATTTCTGGCATCAACCTGTAAATCTTCTAGAGAATTTAGGGCTTTAAAGAAATTTCTAGAATGACAGTTGTAACCAGTTTCCCCAATAATTGAGGTGTGCGCTTTAATTTTAATTGACATGCCTTTTGCTAAACTTTTTATTTTATACTAAAGTTTGGCAATAAGGTTATGTAGTCTTAAAAAAAATTATGCGGTGGTTAAGCCTAGTGCAGTTAAGACTTTAGTAACAATGACTGAGTCATTTGTACCCCAATCTGATATATCAGTTAATTTAATTGAGCCTGTGCATATGATTGCATTGCCGCTATCCATTAATTGATAAATTACCGAAACTGCAGTTGAACCCAATTCATAGGTTACGGGTATAAATTTAATACTTGTTGCAGTTTTACCAAGTACTGAATAGTTTTGAATATCTGTGGTCATATCTTTATTTATTTTTAGTTTAGGCAATATTAATTGTAATATAATATCTACCATTAAATGGTAATTTATGGTTAAAATCCTTCGGTGCACCTGGAGCTAATATAGTTCCACCGCCGAACGAGGCAATTGTAGCTCCAGTATCAAGGTCAGTTACATCAAGCGTATTTACACTTATCATTGGACCAGGAGGTGCAAGACTGGTTAGCCTAATTTGATGCACGTTAAATGGGGTATTTGGATAGGTGTGTTGATAATTATATAAAGTAAGTCCACCAGTTAGTGATTGCCCTGGCCCAGTACTATACGTATTAGACATATAGGTAGAAGGGCCTTGGAATGAATCGTCTAACGATAGGTCCACCTGTACTGCAAAAGGCGAGGTTACTGAAATCTGCCCATCATAGTAATGTTTATCAGACCAATGATCATAATTATAAAATTGGTCAAATCCGATGGGGTAGCCGGTATAGGCTTGGGTCCAATAGGCTAAACCTTGAGGGTCATTACGATTAATATAAAAATTTCCAGCACCAGAACCACCGACATTGGTAAATGACCAATAAAACTCTGGCAGGCCGGTTTTATTTGGACGAACACCGGTGTTGCTACCGCTTCCAGTCGTCTGGGTTAAGATTGCTGCAATTGATCTCGTGTCATTGCCTGCATCCTGAATAGACATTTGACCGCTAGATGCTCCTACTATTGTGGTTGGCATTAATTATAATAATTTTTCAATTTGATCCCTTAAGTCATCAATTTGGTGTTGCTGTTGCTTGATTGCCTCAATTAGAACCGACACAAGGGCTGGATAGGCAACTGCCTTGGTACCATCCGCATTTTCAAATACAACTTCTGGGAATACCATTTCCATTTCCTGAGCAATAACACCCGCATGAATCCGTGTCGTATCTTTTTGATCATTTCTGGTGAATGTAACGCCTCTCATTGATGTTACCTTATCTAGAGCATCAGTGATGGTCTTCACATTATCTTTAACTGATCGATCTGAATATGCAATAATATTAGAACTAGCATAAATATCACCAGCTACTTCAAATACATAAGTGGTTGGGCTAATTCCAACTCCGATCTTTCCGCTAGCCTCTGTAATAATACTGTCAGTTAAGGTTGCTCCGCCTGTATTTGTTTTAGGAATTTTTCCAGCCGTAAGTGATATTACTACTGAACTTCCGCTTGTTCCTGAAGTACCAGAGGTACCTCGTGTTCCTGACGTTCCAGAAGAACCGCTTCCACCAGTTGCACCGGAAGTACCGCTTGTGCCTGATGTACCATTAGCACCATTTGCTCCAGAAGTACCGCTTGTACCATTAGCACCATTTGCTCCAGAAGTTCCTGAGCTTCCGTCAGTACCATTTCCTCCAGCTCTTCCAGAAGTTCCACTAGATCCAGAAGTACCGCTTGAACCATTAGCTCCATTTGCACCTGAAGTACCGCTTGAACCATTAGCTCCGTTTGCGCCTGACGTACCGCTTGAACCATTAGCACCATTTGCTCCTGAAGTTCCAGAAGAACCGTTAGCTCCAGTTGCACCTGAAGTACCACTTGAACCGTTTGCACCTGAAGTTCCAGAAGTTCCGCTTGTTCCATTAGCTCCATTTGCACCTGAAGTTCCACTTGTTCCATTAGCACCATTTGCACCTGAAGTTCCGCTTGTTCCAGACGAACCGTTAGCTCCATTTGCTCCAGAGGTACCACTTGTTCCAGAAGAACCATTAGCTCCATTAGCTCCTGATGTTCCTGAAGTTCCGCTTGAACCATTAGAACCTGATGTTCCAGCAGTTCCACTTGAACCGTTTGAGCCACTTGAGCCTGAAGTTCCTGAAGAACCAGTATTACCTGAGCTTCCAGATGTACCCGAAGTTCCGCTTGAACCGTTTGACCCGGACGTACCTGAAGTACCACTTGTTCCAGAGGTGCCGGACGTACCTGATGCACCAGAAACTCCACTTGTACCTGAAGAGCCGGTTGAGCCTGAAGAACCTGAAGTTCCAGAACTACCATTCGATCCGCTTGAACCTGATGTTCCCGACGAACCGTTTGAGCCACTAGAACCAGAAGTTCCACTTGAACCGTTTGAGCCATTCGATCCGCTCGAACCTGAAGTTCCAGAAGAACCGGTATTACCTGAGGTACCAGAACTTCCGTTTGATCCCGAGCTTCCGTTTGATCCACTAGAACCTGAAGTTCCGCTTGAACCAGAAGAACCGTTTGACCCTGAAGAACCTGATGTACCACTTGTGCCTGATGTACCATTAGCTCCATTTACTCCAGAAGTACCAGATGTTCCTGAACTACCATTTGAGCCAGAGCTTCCATTAGAACCTGATGTTCCACTAGAACCGTTAGAACCTGAACTACCGGACGTTCCTGATGTTCCAGCGGTTCCGCTTGAACCGGAGGTTCCTGATGTTCCTGAACTACCGCTTGAACCTGAGGTTCCGCTAGTTCCGGAAGAACCATTAGAACCATTTGAGCCTGAACTTCCTGAAGTACCACTTGAGCCATTTGAACCGTTAGAACCTGAAGAACCTGATGTTCCACTTGTTCCTGAAGAACCGTTAGCACCGTTTGCGCCAGATGTACCGCTTGTTCCTGAAGAACCGTTTGAACCTGATGTACCGGAAGTACCTGAAGTACCACGTGTTCCTGAAGTACCAGATGAACCTGACGTACCAGCAGTACCGGAAGTTCCGCTAACTACATATGACACAGTCATATTTTTAGCTTGAACAGTGCCAGTAGTAGATATAACTGAAACACCAATTGTATACATACCTAATGAAAGTGAAGCAGTTGAAGTTACATTGTAAATACCGTAGCCGGTGCCGTCAACATAATAAAGTTGGATCTTATCACCAATTGCAAGACCGGTAAAGAAGCTAGCAGCATTTCCAGTAGATCCAGCAGTACCTATATAATCAATAAGACTTGTTTCATAGAATGCTATAAATGCGAATGCTGATAAAGGTTGACCGACTGATCCAGTAGATGACCATCCACCTGCTGAATAACTACCCCAATTATTATAAATCAAAGAGTTTGCTGGAGGAGAAGCAGATAATCCACTTGTTCCAGAAGTTCCGGAAGAACCGCTAGTTCCAGAAGTACCAGAAGTTCCGCGTGTACCAGAAGTTCCAGAAGAACCAGAAGTACCAGAGGTTCCACTAGAACCATTTGAGCCTGAGCTACCATTAGAACCTGAGGTTCCACTTGTTCCAGAAGAACCATTTGAACCAGAAGTTCCTGAGCTTCCGTTAGATCCATTTGAGCCAGAAGTACCAGAAGAACCATTAGAACCTGAGCTACCATTAGAACCTGAGGTTCCACTTGTTCCACTAGAACCATTAGAACCTGAGCTACCGTTTGATCCACTAGAACCAGAAGTTCCACTAGAACCGTTTGAACCGGAAGAACCTGAAGTTCCCGAAGAACCGTTTGAGCCAGAGCTTCCACTAGAACCAGAAGTACCACTTGAGCCGTTAGAACCACTTGAACCTGATGTTCCTGAAGAACCATTAGATCCGCTTGAACCTGAAGTTCCAGAAGTACCAGAGCTACCGTTAGAGCCATTTGAACCTGAGGTTCCGCTTGTTCCTGATGAGCCGTTAGATCCATTAGAACCTGATGTTCCAGAACTACCAGTTGAACCAGAAGAACCTGAAGTACCAGCAGTTCCAGAAGAGCCGTTTGAACCAGATGTTCCTGAAGTTCCACTAGAACCGTTTGAGCCATTAGAACCTGAAGTTCCTGAGCTTCCATTAGATCCATTTGAACCTGAAGTACCAGAAGATCCACTAGAACCATTTGAGCCAGAAGTACCTGAAGTTCCTGAGCTACCATTTGAACCTGAAGTTCCAGAAGAGCCGTTTGAACCTGAAGTTCCTGATGTTCCACTTGTTCCGGAAGAACCGTTTGACCCAGATGTTCCTGAGCTTCCATTAGAACCTGACGTACCGCTTGATCCATTTGATCCGTTAGAACCTGAAGTTCCACTTGAGCCGTTTGATCCATTAGAACCTGAAGTTCCAGAAGAACCATTTGAACCGGAAGTTCCTGATGAACCGTTTGCTCCATTTGCTCCTGAAGTTCCCGATGTACCAGAAGTACCGCTTGAACCATTTGATCCATTAGAACCTGAAGTACCTGACGTACCAGAAGAACCGTTTGAACCTGAAGTTCCTGAGCTTCCGTTTGATCCATTAGAACCTGATGTACCTGACGTACCACTTGAACCATTTGAGCCTGAACTTCCTGAAGTACCAGCAGTTCCGCTTGAGCCATTAGAACCTGATGTTCCTGAGCTTCCGTTAGAACCGCTTGAGCCTGAAGTACCACTAGTTCCACTTGAACCGTTTGAACCTGAAGAGCCTGAAGTTCCAGAAGAACCTGTTAATCCGCTTGAACCAGAAGTTCCTGATGTTCCAGAGCTACCGTTTGAACCTGAAGAACCACTTGTACCAGATGAACCATTCGATCCACTAGAACCTGACGTTCCACTAGTTCCTGAGCTTCCATTTGATCCAGAAGTTCCACTTGAACCTGATGTTCCTGAAGAACCATTAGATCCGCTTGAACCTGAAGTTCCTGAGCTACCGGTTAAACCAGAAGAACCTGAAGAGCCTGAGGTTCCGCTTGTTCCTGATGAGCCGTTAGATCCATTAGAACCTGATGTTCCAGAACTACCAGTTGAACCAGAAGAACCTGAAGTACCAGCAGTTCCAGAAGA